GGTCCAACCGGGCCAGTATCGCCCTTTGGACCCTGAGAACCCGCAGCTCCTGCGGCTCCAGTTTCTCCTTTATCTCCTTTCGGTCCAGTTGGTCCAACCGGGCCAGTATCGCCCTTTGGACCCTGAGAACCCGCAGCTCCTGCGGCTCCAGTTTCTCCTTTATCTCCTTTCGGTCCAGTTGGTCCTGTTGGTCCTGTGTTTCCCATATGATCAATCTGTTCCTGAAGGTTTGCATCTAAGTCTCCGTAGCCAATCAAGTCTGTGATCGCATATTCAACACCTTGTTCCGGAGCTGTAGGAATTGCGGATTCTGCCGTATATTGAATTTTAGAAAGACTTTCAGAAGAATCTGCCGTTCCAACTGTCGCTCCCAAGAAAGGAAGCGTATTAATGTTTTTTATGCCATCGCCTACTTTTTGGCGTGAATAAGTGTGTGTGCCATCCGGATCATAGATAATCACCTCGCCTTTTTTTGGAATAAACGGATTTGCCGCATTTCCAGCCGTTTTCCAATTTGCCTCCGTGTCGTGTTTCAGCACAACCCGTGTTTTTAATGTTTTTTCAGTTGCCATTTTAAAATTTTCTCCTTTCGAAAATTATCAATTCCAAATTTTTGGAGAACTGGACGAATCATCATTCCAGATCCGCCCACAAAAGGAGGGCTTTTTGTGCCCCTCCAAATTATGAAATACCGGTTTTATTTACTTAATCAGATGGGATTAGTAGAGTCTCCGCAATCGAATACGAGGGTGACTGTATCGTCCCAATCGATGTTCGGCGTTGTTGTTGCTGTTCCGGTAATCTTCAAACCAGAACCAGCTGTTGCGGATACGCTCGTAACTGTACCGGTCTTATTGACACCAGGATGAGCCGTGGTATATGCATTAAGTTTCGTATCGATCAGACCGTTAATAGCAGCATCGGACTTCTGCGTTGCCGCAATTGTAATCTTCTTGTTCGTCTTGTCAGGAGTAATTGTAACATTAGAACCAGCGACAAATTCGACAACATCGTTATCTCCGAATGTAACATCTGTCGCACCAGATTTAGCTTTAATCTTTTGGTTTGTATCAGTATAAGACTTAATATATCCCCAGCCAGAAACAGTAGTGTCGGTTACGTTCGTAGCGCCTTCTGCAATACCGTTAAGTTTCACCTTGTCTGCCGCAGACATAAGACCGTGCGCCGTTGTAGTAACGTCGGAAACCGTCTTCTTCGTAGCAGTAATTTTTCCGTTCGAGGCCTGCGAAACACTGTCGATAAACGAAAGCGTTGTTCCGCTTGCCGCAGGAGCAGCCGTTTCAAGGCTTGCTGAAGTTACGGTAAGAGTGTTTCCAGATTTCAAAATATTTGTCACAACTCCACTATTCGCAGTCCCGGAAAGCGTATTAATATATTCAGAAAGGTTTACATCAGTATTGCCAATCTTTTCATATGCCGGCGTTGTAAGAGCCGTGTTCCAGATATACTCGTCACAACTATCGTTTTCATCACTGTGAGCGTGTTCGACAACATAGATAACGCCCTTTTTTCCGGTTGCGGGCAGCTTATCAAAACTATCATATTTAACAATATCAAACTGTATAACACCACTAATGGCGCTATCAATGGCTGTCTTAACAGCGCCAGAAGTGATATAGTTTCCGGAATCCTTCGTAACAGTTGTATCAAGCGCTTTGTTTTCAACGTTTCCGAGACCAACATCCGACTTTGTAACCGTAATATTTTCAGACAGTTCGTGTCCATTAACGGTAGTCGTTTTGTCTACTTTTCCGGCAAGAACAGTATCGTTTCCGGTTTTAAATGTGGTAAATTCCGACTTCGGGAGAGCGGCATTTGCCGTTGTTTTCGCTGCATCGGCAGTAGATTGCGCAGCGGTAGCGGCTGCCTTCGCGCCATAAACGGTGTTTTCTGTTGCGGCGTCGGTTGATTCACCGAGAACCGCTGCGGCCGCACCAGCCGCATCAAAAGCATCTGCATTTTTTGTTGCCGCAGTTCCAAGTCCTGTAATATACTCGTGAGAAATCTTATGGCTGGCATCGATTTTGTCTTGTTTTCCAGTCGCATAAGCATCATAAGCCGCTACTTTAGTAGCGGTAATACCAGAAGCAAGGGCTGCTTTTTCTTCGTCAGTAAACGTTAGCGAAAGAGTGATTTTCTGTCCATCCTTACCAACAGAAAGACGGGTTTCATCGGCTGTTGTCTCAAGCGTAACATCACCCTTAAGATTATTGAGTGTTTTAACAACGCTATCTGAACTAATAAGTCCGTCGCGAGCAGCTGCAATTACCGCACTGAAATCAGCCGCTTCGGGCGCAGCTTTCTTTGCCCAAGCATAAACATTTGCGGCAAGAGCGCTTGCCCACGGAAGCGCACTAAAATTCTTTGTTCCGTCACCAACCTTAAACATAATCGCAGGCGGCGTAGTTTGTTCAACAGATGCGCCGGTCGGAATAACCGTGACTGCCATTTCACCCTTTTTAAGAACAGGGTCATTTTTAGTCCAGTTAGCATATTCGTCATATTTCAATTTGATTCTTGTTTTTAAAACTTTTTCTGCCATATTTCCTCCATTGTTTCCAACAGTTATTGAATTTTATATTTATGATCCCACGGAAGGTTTTCCCGTGGAATCATTATTAACAATAATTATGCATTTCCTCCATCCAGAATGAATTCGTCGCCTTCAGCAACAAACAGTTTCTGAACATTAACGGCCTTAATACCAATTACTCCATTATTAGATTCGATAGAGGTGTTATCGACTTTTACGAGACCGAGCGCTTCTGCGGTGGCAGCAGGAATATCTCCAGCGTGAAGAGCAGAATCCCAGCTCGTAACCTTTTCAGCAGTAATACCATCAAGAACCGCCTTATTAGTATGCTCGTGAGCCTTACCTTCAAGGGCGGTAATCTTACTGTTCATTTCAGTTACTTCTGCCGGGTGAGCCTGAATCCAATCAGCAATTTCTTTCAGGGTGTCAAGAGACTCTTGCGCATTCGCAGGAATAAGCTGTTTTGCAAGTTCTTCATTCGCAATTGTTCTAACAGATTTATCGGCATCGTCGCCAATCAGTGTATCGACTTTAGCACCAACAGTAGCAGCGTTTCCAGTAGCCGCATCGGCAACTTCTTTCGCGTATTCAACAACAGTCGTCGCTTTTGCGCCTTCAGGAAGCGTACCAACCAATGTCACGAGATCAGTAGTTTTCTGCTCAACAGCAGTTACTTCGGACTTCAGCGCATAATCGCCCTTCTTCTGGTACTTCGCAAACTCATCCGCAAGACCCGTAACCTGTTCCATCGCATGTGTGTGGCTCTTTGCCGCGTAGGTGTTCGCAAGATCCAGCCCGGTAATCGCGGTTTGAATCTTTTCAGCAACAGAACCTTCAACGCTTGCCGCGCCATTCAGCTTAGTAATCGCATCGGTGTTCGCCTTGATCGCAGTATTCATTGCGGGCAGCTTGTCGTCAACCGCCTTCGCAGCACCAGCCGCGTCATATTTACCTTCCAGAGCAGTTTCGAGATCTGCGGTCTTCGTGTAATCAGCCGCTTTCTCCTTCGACATCGTTCCAAGAGCAAGCGCGGTAATCTTTTCATCGACCATTCCCTCTGCGCCAGTCTTCGTATAAGCATCTTCGATACCATAACCAGCCAGCGTAGTAGCTTTATTTGCCTTACCGTCAATCTTCGTCTTCAGTGCCGCAGCGAGATCCGTTTCAGCGACTTCATCCTTCGCGGCCAGCGCTCCGAGATTGTCAACTTTCGTAGAAAGAGCGGCGACCTTTGCGTCTACCTTCGCATCGCCAGCATCGACATATGCCTTAACGGTCATATCTGCACCTTCTGCGTCAGTCAGACCAGCGGTCTTCGTTTCGAGAGCAGTGATTTTACCGTTAGCGGTCGTCAGATCGGTCGCAAGGGCATACTTGTCCTTACCGTCTACTTTCAGAGCGCCATCAATCGCAGCGTTAACAGTATTCGCGACAGAACCAACAGTTTCCGCAGTTCCATTCAGCTTTTCGATCGCAGCCTTATTGGCGTTGATCTGCGTATTCATTGTGGCGGCGTCAGTGCCATGCGTAGAAATCCAGTCAGAAACCTCTTTCAGGGTATCATATGCTTCCGGGGCCCCGTTAACAATCTTCGCGACTTCTTCAGAAGCGATTTCTCTAACGGTCTTATTTGCTCTACCGTCTTCACCTTTATCAGTTCCAACCAGCTTCGTGACATCGGCTTTAACGCCAGCATATCCTTCAGGAGTAGCCGCCGCAACCTTATCATCAACGTATTTGTAAATACCGGTAGCAGCGGTTTCGCCAGCCGCCTTAGCGCCGATTTCGGTTTTAATGCCCCCGACGGTGGTTTCAAGAGTACCAACTCTGGTAGTCAACGCAGCAAGATCTGCGACAACGTCCCCGGTAGCAGTTTGTGCAGCGAGTTTCTGCATCGTTGCGCCAGCACCGCCAGCAACAGTAATAATATAACCAGTTACGGAGCCATCTTCTGCAACAACAGCGATAAACTGACCGGGGTAAGACAGGACGCCCTTTGCATAGGCCAGAGCAGCATCGTAGCTTTCAAACACTGCATTTTTATCAAGAGGCAGCGGGTTAGTTCTGTTAATCGAAACGCCAACGTCCCAAAGAGCGCCGGCAGCTTTCATCTCAAAAAATTCTTGTCTTGTCATATATTTTTACCTCCATCACCAATTTAAATTACGATACAACGATCTTGTAGGTGTTTGCGCCACTGTCTGCAGAAGCAGAGTTGACATACCAAACATCATAAGCAATGGCGGTAAATCCATTAGCACCCTCAACCTGAACTTCGGTCTTGCCCATCGTGCAAGGAGCACCGTTAACATTGTTAGAGCACTTCACAGAAGTCTTCTTGCCCTTCGGGATCGCGAAGAACATCTGCTGCATTCCGTTCGTGTCAATCGTTGCAGGGAAAGAACCATTGCGGGCGGTCAGAGCACGAATCTGTGCAGAGGTAAGAGCAGCAACATCAAGCACGCCAGCAGCATTCTTGTAGCCATAAAACCAGTTACGATAACCGGTAACAGTACCAGAAGTAGCGACAGCAGTTGTTCCAGCTTTAATCTGCGCAGCCGGGTAATTATTACCAAGGTTGGTCTTCGGAATATTACCATCACTATAAGAAGCCTTTGCTGTAAGCTTATAGTTTGTAGTCTCTTCAACAGTAAACGCATCGAAAGATCCGGTCGCCGAAGTCTTCGTCACATCATTTGTATCCTTGATTTCCCAAGCGGTAACGGTAACGCCAGTGTCTGTCGGAGGATAAGCATAGGCCTTCTTATCAAATGTAGCGGTATAAGCAGGAGTAAACGTTGTGCCAACTTCTTTTGCACCAGCGCCAGTCAGAGTAATTGCACAGGTAGGAGTCGGTTTCGTAGGATTCAGTTCTTCCGTGGTAAAGTTCTCCAGGAAAGAGTTCAGGTTCTTACCTTTGCCGGGAATCGTAATAGTACCAGTCTGAGACTTCTTGACATTACCGATCTGCGTCCAGTTACCAGCGCCAATGAAGTCCTTCGAGAGAATAATGTTTTCAGAGCTGACGTTCCCGTCCATTGCACCCCAGTTTGCACCGTCATAAACATATCCCATAAAGGAATAGGTTTCGGGAGTAGTTCCCAGAGCGGTCTTAATCACGCAGATATCACCCTTCGCAGCGGTCTTATCGCCGAGCGCACGAGCAATTGCGGCGTTGTCAGTTTCATCCGCATTGCGAACAACAGTATAATGGTTATCTTCCGCAGCATCGATCATTGCCTGAATCTGCGCTGCATCGGTTCCTGCATAAGGAAGGTTGTTCCACGCGGTTGTGCCATCACCGAATTTAAATTTGTTTGTATCGTTTTCAAAACCAATTTCGCCGATCAACAAAACCGGATTGACACTCGCCCAATTTGCAGCAGTGTCGTTTCTCATTTGAAACTTGGTTTTAATTGTTTTAGTTGCCATAAGCGTCTCCTCCACTATAGATTAAATTATTATAACCAGATCCAACCAAAATATACGAAGAAGATGTTTCGTCCCAAAGATATAATGATTGGTCGTTGGTATCAATATAAATTTTCCCCTTTTCTCCGACTTTCGGGAAATTGTCAAACGTTTCGTCTGGAACAACTCCTCCAGAACCTCCGGAATCTCCTGAACTGGAATGCTGCATAATAATGTCTTTTTCACTATTAACAATTCCGAGTTCCCATTCTCCTTTTGAATTTTTAACAGAAATGACGTCGCCTTCCATACCCCAAGCTGGAGCCCATTCTTTTGCTTCATCAATTGTTAAAAACTTGTTCTTTCTTTCAACTTTTTTTAACAGTTTGTTTTTGTCGTAGAAAAATAATTCTGCTACATTTGCACTGTCTGAAGTTATAATTAGCGTTTCGGCAGAAATTGTTCCAGCTTCAATCGCTTCGTTAATTTTTTTTATGCTTCCATAAGCAAATTTCATCGCTGAATCCTCCTGTCTTTAAAAATAAATTAATTTAGATTCTGATTGATTTTCCTGCATCTTTTTTACCATTTCTGTAACTTGATCCAGTTTTTTATCCATAGAGTCTAAATTTGTACTAATTTTTTCAAGTCTTTCATCTACATATTTTTTAATAACTTTGTTTTGAACCGGTCTTGGCGAATCATCTAACATTTCAGTGTCGCATTGCCAGTTTCTGACATAAATCTCGTCGAATGTTCCGTTCAAAACGCAACAGTTTTTACCTGTTTTTATCACGTTAAAACACCTCCGTCTAAAGATTGCTCTACTATCATTTTAGACGGTGGAGTTGCCATAACCAAATCCCCCATCTCTACTCTTAATTGTACCAAGAGCGGTACCTTCGCGTCGAACATCAATGTTTCAATTTGAGAAAGCGTAACAGAAACTCCGCCGTCCACAATAACGAACGACGGGTCCCCGGTGCATAACTCTTTTGTTAAAATCACTCGACCACATTGAGAGAAGGTAAATTCGGCATCGGTAACTTCTTCTTTTTTGATCTGTTTTGAGCAAAACAGAACGGTTGGGGTCGTTCCTCTAACCATATTTTACCCTCCTTTGTTTATTTTGTTTTTTATTTCGGTTGAACTGGAACCAGAACCGCGCTCGTAACATTATTGTTAATCACGCTAAATTGAATTCCGTAAGTTACTCCATTTTTTACTCCACCTTGCGGAGGATCGACGGCAATTGTAATCGGAACGTTATATGTTACTGTTTCCGTTTTGCTTCCATCTTCTGACAAAACATTTAATGTAACAGTATTCACTTTTCCCGTTCCACAATAAAGAGCTCCGGCATTTCCAAGAAGTCCTTTATTTTCCATCGCAATGCGCATAACCTTTAACGGAAGACTGTCCGCGATGCAACCGAGTTCATTGGTTGACGAACTATTAGTATTAAGATTTGCCATATTTATTCCCCTTTCCGTTAATATACAAACGGAAGATTATTTATATTCGAAACGCTCAACGACATTAGTCCATCATATCCCAAATTAAATGAAATACTCTGAATTAAAAATCTCTCTCGTTTCATATCAAAATCTTCCTCGTCTGTATATGTTACTATATTATTAACACTTAAAAGCGGATTAAACATAACAGAACTGCTTAATGTGCTTTCCGCTATAATCCTTTTCCGCAACTCATATTCTGCCCGCTCTTCCGCCAATTGATCTGTCGTAATATTGGAGTCGTTAATCACATCGGCAACACGAAGTCCGATTCTTCCGACAGAAATCGGAGAGGTCGGGTCTTCATTCTTTTTAATCGCCGTGCAAGTATGTCCGTTAACATTCACCCCCACAACATAAACGCAATTGACAAAAGAGTTCAAGTCAATTGAAAAGTTTTCATTTTGCAGATTTTCAATTGAATAATCATAAAGGTTCGGTTTATCTCCGTCGGAAATCACATCGACAGTTGGGACGAAGTTCAACTGCCCGTAGGAATCATAAAAAACCTCCGCAGACAGAACATCTGCAATTTGAGTAATTAGACTCCCATAATTCGACCCAGCAGACAGTGTCATCGTAATCGGCGTTACCTTTCCCTCAAACGCAGGATGATAAAAAAACGGAATTGGGTCAAGAACATCTCCTGTCCCGCTGTCATACCATAAAATGTCTTGAATAACATCTTTAATTAGCATACCGGGAGGAATCTCAACTGTCGTTCCAACTGTACCGCGCTTTCCATTTAAAATTTCGAACTTGTCGGCACAACTTATCGATACCGTCTTGGTTTCTGTCGATTTTGATGGATTTGCAGAAGTAATCACAAAAACACCCTTATGAAACCAAATAATTAGATTTTCGTCCGGGACTTCCAACCCAACATCGAGCAGAACCTTTGTATCTACCCACAAATTGTTGATTGACGGAGTATATTTTCCTTCTTGATTGTTTAATGAAAAAGACAGCGTCCGGCGAGAACCGTTTTGATAATTTTCATTATACGAACCGCCGGACAAAATGTCTTCGTTTGGAAGTTGATAATTTACCGTTTCATCCGGGTTCAAAACAAAAATACGGAATCGAGGGTAAATTGTCTTTCTTCCAATAACTTTTTTAATTTCTGAAATTTTTAAATACTTTTCAATATCGCCGACGGCGGCATTCTTCCCGTCAATGATATACTTATAATTTTCGCCAGAACCCATTCTGATTTGGTTAGAAATCTGTGGCATGATGCCGCCCCCTCTCTTTTATTCTGCCTGAATGATACGGTAGTCTTTTGCGTCGGCAATCTCAATCCAGCTGAACGAAATTTCTTCTGGCATCTTCTCCCAAGACTCGTTCGTGGTATTGCTCGGATCGGTAATTTGAATAATAAAAGTTTGACCCTTTTGGTCTTTTAACAGCTTCGGATTTCCGGAATAACAAACATCGCGCCACTTGTCAAGCATATCGACCGCCTCGTTTGATGTCAAATTACGAAAACCAAGAACTGAAGCGGAAAGATAATCTGGATTTGTACCACAGAAGTTTTGAACCCTTCCAAGACGCTCGCGATAACCGCCAAGATTTTTGAACGGCCCGTTATTTTCTCTCCAGATAAAATTCGGTTCTGTTGTGCTCGGGTCTTGTTCGTAAACCCATTCTTTATTGGTATAATCTGCATTAATCATTTCACGACCAAGCAGACAGGTAACACTTCCTCCAACTGCATTTTTCACACCGTGGCTGAAAATCGGGTAGCGAGATAGCGTTTCCTGCTGTGTTTTAGCGATATTTTGTGTTTGTGCTCCATTGGAAATGTTATATTTAAATTTCCAAACATCCTTCGGAGCAGCCGTAAACACCTTTGGATCGTCCGTTTCGTGAAGCTCTGTAATCGACCATCCCTGCCAGTTTGTTTTAATCGGAACAATAATTCCAGACTGATATTCAACATTCCCACCAATTTTGTTTTTAACAAGTCTGAAAACATATTTATAATAACGATTGTTCCCAATGTTAAAATCTCTAATTGTTCCAGAAGCATTCTCCAACACAACCGGAGTCCAAACGTCTTGTTCCATCGGTTTTCCAGTTTCTCGATTATACCAAATTTCTTTTTTATAAATAGAAATCGAATATAGGGATTGGTCATCATTTGAAATTCCTTGTGCCGCAGCTGTCGTTATAATCTTTCCGTTGTTTTCAACATTTTCAAAATTAAAAAGACCAATAATAGAACGGAGATTATTGTCGATAACCGACATAACGTTTGCATTTTCAATTTTTTCAGGAGCTCCATTTGTCGCCTGCGGAGCAATTCCATTTCCAGACGTAGAAACATAAAAAAATTTAGATTTGATATATTGTGAGTCAGGAGCCTGCGAAACTCCGGGAACAAGAGTTTTGCAGGGACCAATTGAAAATTTAATTTTCAAGTTTCGGAACTGCTACTCAAAATACGGACAAATATCCATATTGAGAAAATTCCTGCTTCAACCTATATGCTTTCGTCCTAAGACTACTCACAGGTTCTTGTATAGTCCACAGGCGTAAATTCCCGTATAGCCTACGGTACATACTTACAACGGCTTGTTTATGCTATATTGTAAGTTTGACAATCTCTTAGATTAAGACTTGCGTTATAATCTCTATCTTCCGTATAACCGCATTCATCACAATGATATGTTCTGTCTGATAATTTTAAATCAGACTTAACGCAACCACAACAATGACAAGTTTTACTCGATGGATAGAAACGATTAACAATTCTTAACTCAATTCCATACTCTTTACACTTAGCAAGTAGCTTTGTTCTGAATTCAAAAAACTTTTGCTGTGCAATTGCTTTGGAGAGATGCTTGTTCTTCATCATACCTGATACATTCAAATCTTCAATGGTAATCCACATTGGCTTGGTTTTCACCAATTCAGATATTACATTATTGATATAATTAGTTCTAATATTATCAAGTCTTTGATGAAGTTTCTGTACCTTTAGCTTCTGCTTTTGGATATTTTGTCGAGTAGTTTCTCCTTTCAAATTTTTATTAAGTTTCTTACAGCTTTCGTATTTCCTCGATAAGCTGCGCTGTTCTCGTCTAAGCTTCTTTTCGAGTTTTATTATTCGAGAACCTTTATTTATGTTTTTATAAACCTTACCGTTTGAGCATGTTGCAAAGTCCTTTACACCCAAATCAATTCCTATACCAAAATTATTTAGAACAGGTCTTTCTTGTTCTTGTTCCTCAACTAAAATCGACACATAATATCTTCCTGCTTTATAAGAAACAGTCCCGCTTTTGATTATATGAGTGTTTGGATTTGTAGGAATATAACCCTTTTCTTTTAATCTTACCCAGCCAAGAGTAGGGATTTTAATTCTGTGTCTTTCACATTGGATAATTACCTTGGCATCAGTTTTCACAAAGTACATTTTGACATCAGATTTATTTTTCTTCTTGAATTTAGGAAATTTTGATTTCCCTTTGAAGAAATTTTTAAAAGCTCTTTCAGCATTCATAATACTTTGTTTGACCGATTTACTACTAACTTCTTTTATCCATTGAAACTCAGGATTATTAGGTACAAATTCATTATTTAACCACTTAGAAAAATTTATCCCAGATACAAAACATCCCTCGATTTTGTATATCTCTTGGTTGTGGGCAAGATAAAAGTTATAAACATATCGACAAACGCCGATGGTGCGATTTATAATTTGTTTTTGTTCAGGCGTTGGATTTATTTCGGTTTTATAACTCTTTAGCAATTTCTTCATCTCCTTCGATATGAGTATAATAGCGTCTATCTGTTGGAGTGCGATATGCTTTAAGTTTGCCTTCTTTGTCCCAACGTTGTAATGTTTTTACAGACACACCTATCATTTTAACAAATTCTTGTGGTTGATAATTACCCATATAAAAACTCCTTTGTTATTCTTTATGAGTATATTATATCACATTTCTCTACTTTTGTCAATGCTTTGTTGAATTATTATTTCCTTCTTATGAAAAAAATTATTTTTCGAAATTTTTCTTAACAAGCACAAGGGCTTCTTCAATCAAGCCCTTTAGATTTTCTTTCCCAAAAACCCTCAAAATCATTTTATAGAAAAGTCCAGCATGGGCCTTAAAGTAGTTTTCAACCTCTGCCAATTTTTCTGCGCCGTGCCCCGCGCCAATTTTGTCTTCTGCCATTGTTACAAGCCCCGCAAGGTATGTTAATAAAAGCTTCCTTTTATCATCCTTAGACATCTTACAGAACTTAATAATCTGCGGCACAAGATACGAAAGAAAGGCGAGAACGACAGCACCAATACCTAAATATAATCCAATATTTTCCATATTCAAACCTCAAGCCTTTCCAATCGCTGAATTTCTTCAGTGATCTGATTTTTCTTTTTATCTGTTTTATAATTTTTTTGTTCTTTTTTGAGTTCTTTAATTTTATCTTTTATATCTTCGTTCCACTTATATTCAACCAATGTTTGAACACAAGCAATTGCGTCAGTAATATCCAACGGACTGTCTCCAATGTCAAAACAATAATTTTCACAAACTAATTTCGCAATGTCTTCCTTTTGCGGTTTTTCAACCTCGTATCTTCTCGTAAAGAAAGCCTTAACGCTAACAGAATGAACGCCGTCGAAATCATAAACTTCCACCTCCGACTTTTCACAAGCGAGCTCCCAAATTGCGTGGACTTGCGCCAATCCTTGGAGAGACGCAATTGTCGTAAATCTTCCGGCCTGATTTGGGAGTTTCTCCTTCAATACGAAAAACTTCTTTTCCAAATTTTGACAATGTCTTTTAACACCTTCCAAAACAACTACGATTTTATCGTATATATCAAGCCAAACAGAATCTACTTTTTCGTTCAAGATTATTACCCCGGACATTTCGACCCTGTTTGACTTAATGTTAACAAGTGCCCATCCGGTCTTTTGTTTTGCGAGGTCGAAGCTTAAAACATAATCATAATTTGACAAATCATAATTATATTTTACCAAAACCGCTTCACCTCTTCGTTAAAATACTTTCTCATAAAATCGCTTCCTTTTTTAGTCGCGTCTCCTTCAAACCACGCGTCATCATACGACGGATAGTTCCCATCTTTATAACGCGGAACTTCGAACCTGTTTAACCAGATCTGAATAATGATTCCATAAATTGTCAAAAGCAATCCGATAAACGCAAGTGCGACAATTTTCGTAAAATATCCGATCCAGCTTAAAGCTGCGCTCACAATATAAATTGCGATTACAAGCAGACAAGCATATAAAAGTTTCCCATCGTATGTTTTCTGTTCTCTCAACCAAAAACGAATAACGCTCGGAATCGCGACAACAAAAACAGTGAAGGGTCCATACCGGAAACACGCTTGAAGATGATGTCCAAGCTCGTGCGCGTTCAAGTAAAAGTCAGTGTTTTTATGGACAAGAATAAAAGGACCGAGATTCAGTCCATAATCTTCTGTGATCGGGAAGTAAAAAATTGGTCCAAACCTTTTCGGTTTATTTCCACGAAGTCGGAGATATAACGCAACAACGCACCCGACAAGAGTTGTCGGAAGCGCCCAAGTGAACGAAAGAACCCAAATTAGAATTGTTAATTTTTTGTTAAATTTCATAAATCCTCCAACATATGGAGGGTCATGACAATTTCTCATCACAACCCTCTTTTTGTTTTTAGTGATTATTCGCAGTCAAGATAATCTGATTACGAAGATCTGTCAAGAAGCGATGTCCATCGAAATCGCTCTGCGTATTAAACGTAGCGTCAAGATTCTGAATATTGATCGAATTGTCAGTAGAAGAATTAGAATTGTTTGTCTGGAGACTATTTCCGCCAAGACGAGCAATAAGATTAGGAGCAACCTCGCCGAGAGCCCACAAGTTACGAGTAAGATCGGCAGGAATAATGCCAGATTTAGCAGGAAGAGAAGTGATTGTGCCAGAAGGAGTAATGATGGATTCAAGGCCGTTTTCGTTGATCAGAGATCGACCACCGGGAGCTGAAAGTGTACCGGAAGCATAGGCACCAGCTTCTCCTCCGATATATCCTTTTATGAAACGATTTATCATATCTTGATTATATGTAGAATCTTTATTCCATAGACTCGAATACCCAGCAGCATATCCGCTCGTTTCCCATTTCTCTTCTTGGAAATTATACGCTCTCATTATGTATGTCTTCCCATCCCTCTTTTTATACATAATATAATTTTTTCCATCTAAATTCATAATTGCAGCAGGACCATCCAAAGAATCTATTGCTTCTTTAATTGTCATGTTTTCTGCATTATCAAACGATCTCATCTGCTCAAACGTTCCATCGGAATTTTGTTTTGCATATCTTAAAACTTTTGCTCCACCCTTTTGATTGCTCGTATTAAATTGATTATTGTTTTCCCAATCAAAATATTCCCCGATTTCAAATCCGGCAATTTTTCCATTCCAATCTGTTATTTTTACTCTATTACTACCATTTGATTTAAATATATTATCGTCATTTTCCTTTTGGAACGGATCTTTAGCAGAAACCTCACCACCAAGATTTGTAAACTTTTGCCTTGCATCAATTACTTTTTTAATATAATCTTCTTCTCTTTTTTTTGCCGCAGCATAATACGGAGAGTTTGGATGTTTCGCAATTTCTGCAGGGGTTTGTCCACCGAATTCTTTCTTTTCTTCATCTGTCATATCTCTAAATTGAGGATTTCCGTTTTTATCATATCCAGCAAATACTTGTCCTTGTTGGAAAGCCTTTGCTTCATTTATTGCTGTTCGATAATCCCTTCCGGCGTTTTCCTTTGCTTCTTCGTTTGTTTTTTGTGTTGATTCAGTAATCCCGGTTTTAATCTGCTCTTTGATTTTATTCACAAATTCATTACTGGTTATCGAATTAACAGCCGAAATAATTCCAGTAATACCACCGTCAGATCCTTCGCTACCAAGAATTTTTTCTGCCGTCTCAATTAGAGACTCTAACTGCTTATTGTTTTCAATATTTTCAAGAATTTCTTTCTGTTGTTGCAACGAATCGATTTGATATTGAATATTGTCTTTATCGCGCTGTCTTTCCAGCTCATCGACTTTATCTTGTGCAGATTTAACAGCTTCTTGATCTGTCGTATAGACAAATCCAACCCCCGCACGATATACACGCTTCTTTTCTTTTGATGCATTTTCAAGAGCTTCTTTCGCTTTGATTAACTCGAGTTCTTTTTCGCGCTGTTTATTAATATTGTCGAGAGAATCTCGAATTGACTCAAGATTGGAAATCTCTGTTTCAAGAGTGTGTTTTCCGTATTCTTCCAAAATCTTTGCTTGTGTACCAAGTAAATCAGTTATTGGATACATACTTGTAACATACTCTTTAAACGCATCATTATATTCTTTCATCTCGTCCGTTGCAAAAATATCAACGATATCAGAATAAGAGCCCGCTTTTTTTACACGCTCTTTAATCTCGTCAGAAAGATTGGAGTTAGCAATTTCACTTCCTTTTCCAAGGGTCATAAAATTATTCCAAATTTCAGAGTCTTTTGCTACGCTTCCAGAAAATAGTCCAGAATAAATTTCTCGCAAGGAATCCTCATCTGTCATCATTCTAATGATATTATCAAGAATATTATCAGAACTCAAATCTGTTGTATATTTCCCAGCCTCGTCGACTCTACGAAGTAATGTTGGGAATTGGTTTGCAATCTTGTTTAGATTTTCAGAAGTTAATAGAGAACCTTCAGACGCTGCGGATAACAAATCATTAAATGTCTGCATTTTTTCATTCAACTTGTCTATTCCACCAATCGCAACATCAGTTGTTAGCCAGTTAAATGCCCCGTCTGCATTTGCTCTTTCAAATTCTTCAACGGTCATATTCATTGCGTGAGCAATTGTTGTAATTCCGTCTTCATCAACAAGATTAATTTTATCGATCAATTTATAAACAGCAGATTTGTCTGCTTCTGACAATTGATTAATATCAATAATGTCATCTTTAATTAAGCCGAAAGACTTTCCAATTTTAAGAAGATCTTTACTATTAGCAAATTCTTTCAGTTGTTTTTGAGATATATTAAGAGATTTTCTTAAATCATCAACCGCATCTCTTGCCGTTAACATATCTCGAACATTCTTCGTGTCGTTTTTGAACAGAGAAGAATAACCGGACTGTTCGCGCAGATACGAAATGATTTCGGAACGAGCATCGCTCGTCAGCTGATTTCCAGCAAAAATATCAGGACTGTCTTTTGCCCATTCACGAGCAATTTGCATAATTACTCTATCAAGCGTTGCATTTCCGATGTCATAAGACTCCATTGTGCCAACGCCAGAAGAATAGAATGATGCTTGCATATAACCCTTTTTCAGGGCTTCGGAGTAATCTTCAATTTCTGCCTTCGCGGCTTTGATTGCTGCGGTAAGTTCTTTCTTTTTCGATATCTCGTCATCGTCAAGATTTGCGAGCTTCTTTTGATTCTCGTTAATCTCTTTTTGGAGAGTATAGCGGTCTTGTTCTCCTGCCGCGTATGTCTTTTCAGCCTCAAAACGAATTTTTTCCGCCTCAACGCGAGCAAGCATATCTTTGTTTCCGGTTCTTGCCGCCTCTTCGAAATATTCAGAAAGGGTTTGTGTGCTATTGCCGAGCTTAATTATTCCGAGCTCTGATTTTTCAAGAGCCTCATTGATTGCTTCAACCTGTTCGTTGAACTGTTTCCAGTCGTCAGAATCCCACAATGCTTGATCTTTTTTATTAAGATCAATCAAACCAGTAACAGAATTTCCGATTCCTTTAATCGCTTCGAGTTGTTTTTTAGCGTCTTCGACACGTTGTTTACGAGCAACTTCATCGGCTTTAAGAAGTTTGTTAATCTCTTTGCCGAAGAAACTACCCAAAATAGGACCCAGAATTGGACCAAGAATCGCTCCAACTCCAGGAATTGCGCTGAGCAAGCCGGTTGTAATAGCGGTTGAAGCGCCAGTTACTATTTTATCTTGAATATCACCATCAGCGGACACGCCGGAAATAATTCCAGCCGTCAGACCCGTTCCGATCCCTCGAATTGCGCCCTGTTTCCAGTTAGCCTTAAGTTCTTGAACTCTAATATCTCGAGATTTTAGAGTTTCCTGATCTTTTTCTAATTGATCTTTTAATTCTTGTAATTCCCAAGCGTTCGCAAGTCCACCTTGTGTTGATTCATCAAAGTTTCCGGTAGCTTCAAGATTTTTTATTTGTTGCTCTAATATCGAAATGTTTTTCCGCGCCTTTTTCGCAGCAAAATAGCCAGCTCCACTCACCGTCGATCCTGTTAACCCAAGGAGCCAATGACGAGAAACATCCATCTCTTTAGATTGGAATTCATTCTCTAATGTTTCTTGAGGAGTAGTAGCTGTTGTTTTTATATTTTCAGCCCCGGAAGTTACCGGCCTATTGTTGTAATACTTCCACTGTCCATTTGCCGATTTATAAACACGCCTTCCGTTTAATGTTCCTTGTTCAACTCCACGGGCACCCATCGAATAGTTAGATCCAATATCTGGTTTCGTAGATTGCGTTGCTTGTTTAGCATTTTGAGCATTGCTGTTTCTATCGAGGGCGTCAGCATTTCTATTTAGCGCATCAACGACCTTGTTATTAGAATTGACAACCTCGTTGCGAGACCGCTTTTCGCTCGTATCTGCTCTTTGCTGCTCATATTTTTCCTTTTCTTGTTCCGCTTGTTGAGCCATACGATTTGGACTAAACCAAGCTTTTATTTTATCCCCTTTAGTCCTCAAACGACCTTTTCCTTCAGAAAATTCAAACCCAAAGAAGTCGGTAATACGCTTCAGGTCAGTTGTCAACTTGAAAGAATGAAGAGAAACAACAGTAGACAAAACCATAGAAAGCGCGGTTCCAATGTTCTTAATTAAAATAGTTAAACCATTAAAGAATGTTTTTACAGCTCCGCTTGCTTCGAGTTTTTGCGTAAATCCCTCCCAAGCCGCAGAGAGCTGATTGATACTATAAGCAACGCTCTCGTTATACGCCTGCATTTTACGAGCAGCGGTTCCTTCAGCTTTTTCAGCTTCAGAAATTGCCTGCTTGTATGTGTCGTAATTAGACACAAGTACGTTGAAAAGGTTACGCTGTCTAGTTTTTTATATTCGGTCGGTTCATAACTCCGACCCGAAATTTAATATAATTATTTTTTTTTAATTAGTTATTTTTATTGTTTCTTTTATATACTTTAATAATATTTCTAACTTTTCTGGGAAAAAATTAGAAACAAATTCTATAAATTGTTCTTCTGTGTTCCACCCATATCCATAAGCCGAATGAAATTTGATATGAACCTCTTTTGAAACATAAACACCCAAAGAATGTTGGTCTTCTATTTCTCGAAATACTCTTAAAAAATCGTTTCTAAAATCGATCGAGGCAGAATTAATATCGAAATCATCTGTCAGATTAAACAAACTCATTGTTTCTGAAATCATTGCATTGCGAGAATATAAATGGTGAATGTCTTCGCCTTTTTCGCCTATTACTAATCCATATTTCGCAGCAGCAGCCTGTGACTCTGTTCTCCATCCGCCATCATTAGAAGAAATAAATAGCCCAATTCTTGGATAATTTATTTCATCGGGGTCTTTTCGATGATATCCTAATTCATTTCGTCTCTGTTTTATGCTTTTAGCCGCCCGATGTAATACTTTGCCGATTTCTTCGTCGGTCATTGTTTCATAATTATTGATTATGAATTCGTCGTCTTCTTTTCGATAAGCATATCCTTGTCCTCCGGTAAGACCGAGGGCAACAATGCGATTAAAAACAGACGTTTTGGGTCTATTTGGAAACAATTTACATAACTGCCAACGAAACATTTTATCATAATTTTCAATTAAAGTTTGATCTTCTTCCGTCGTCCAGTCTTCTCTTTTTAAAAGCCTTAATTTTTTGGCTTTTGCATTTATCCCAAGAACTGTTCTATTTGGCAAATATTTTTCCTGAAATTCTTTTACTGTTTTGCAAGACTTATAATATTTTTGCATTATTTCTATTTCTTCTTCAGAATAACCATTAGATCGTCTTTTAAAATCCGTTTTAGAAATTACAGAAACAATTTGAGAATATGTCGCTCTGTTCTCAAAATGTTTTAAAATATCTTCTATGGGTAAAATGGAATAATTTTCTTTTAACCACTGTAAATCTTCTTTATAAAATATCTTGCCTTCGCGGGCAATTCTTTTTAATCCAATAGAATTGGCAAATACTTGAATTTGGTGATAACTTTTGTCCGAAAGTCTATTTTCAATTTCAGATTTGGTTGAATAAGCATAATTCTCTTTTAGCCATTCAATTTCTTCTTCCGTCCATTTTTTCATATGAAAAACCTCCAAAATTTTAATTATTTACTTTGTTTTTATCTCTCATTTTTTTATAAAAATCCATAGCAACCATCAAATCGTCTGTTTTTTCAAATCGCCAATGTTCTTTTCCATTTTTGTCGAACCAACTTTCTTTCTCAAACCCCAGTGAGTAAAGATATCGACAAACTCTTAATTGAGAAACATTATAATACTCTTTCATCTTTTGATCCCCTTTTAAATCAATAACTAATTATATCAAATTTCAGCTTACGATTTCGCGCAAGAATAGACCATTTCTTAACCCTGTATTTTCATACCGAGTCACACCATTTCCATTTAAGGGATTTTCACCCACGCCTTTATTTGCGCCGTACTCCTGTAGCATAATTAATATGCCCCTCATCGGGGGATGGTCGTTGAACGTTCTCCTTGTGAAATATTCATTTAGGAGCTTCGCTGCAGATCTACCAATCCTTTTGTTTTTAAACCATCATAATCTAATTTCTTGATTATTGTGGTAAAAGGCTCTAAGGTTTTACCTGCAATTAAATGTGTTCTTTGTGTGTATTTTTAACCCACACACAGGCGCTAGTTCACCTGCAAGTGCCGTTGCAACGGCATTCTTTTCGACGTCGGTAAGAGTTACCCACTTATCAGCGAGTTCGTCCATAACGTCATCAAAATCACGCATATCGCTCGAAGACGAACGAATTTTAGTTCCAATCGCTCCAAGCACCTTTTCGGTATCGTTTATAGAACTATTAGCATCATCAATATCTTCAGAGTCGCCAACCAAAGAAGTAAACGCAGTTGCTTTTACATTTCCGTATCTCGCAAGAATCGTTCTAAAAGCGTTACCAACACTGCTTGCATCCTGCTGTGACACATCAATCATCGTAGTCAACGCTGCCGCTGTTTGGTCAAGATTGAGACCCGCCTCACGAGCAACCGCAGAAGTTCTCGAAAGTGCCGTAGCAATATCGCCAGCTGTGGTTGCATACTTCGCGTCAAGCTGCGTCAGCTTATCAACGATGTCCATCGAGTTGGTTGCTTCAATACGGAATCCCTTCATGACAGAAGTCAGCGCCGTAACAGACTGGCCCATATCCATAAAGCCAAGACGAGACAAATAAGTCGAAGACTTAATCAATTCGTTGGCTTCAGAAACAGAATAACCCTGTCTCAACCACTCTGCCGCAGATTGTGCAACTGCTTGTGTAGTCGTTCCGAGCTGCATAGCAAGGTCGTTGTAGGTGTTCATCATACTCTTCGCTTGTTCGGTGTTAGAACCGGTAACAATACGAAGATTTGTCATCGCTTCGTCGAGTTTCAGAATGTTTTGATAAACCTGTTGAATCTCTTTGCGGGCCGTATTAAGAACCCTTGCCGCAAGACCAAAATCGGTGATGCGCATCGTGGCGCGTTGGATATCGGATTTAATAACATCGAATATTGTACGGTTGCCGCGATCTTTCGCCGCTACCTTTACTTTTCTTGTAGATTCAGCAAGAGAATTAAGATATTCAATATCCTTTTTCCTTTCTGGATCCATATCTTTGCCAGAAGCAACTCCGATTCTTTGTTCGATATCGTCTAATCTCTTTTTCTCCTCTTCAACAATGTCTAATTGACTTTGTTTTTCTCTTCCCTGTGTAATTCCAGCTTTCTTTTGAGCACTTAATAGACTATCTAAAATAGATAACCGCTTATTTAAAAGAGCCTGATATTCTCTCTCGTTCTTTAATCTTTGTTTTTCTGTATCATCTGTTTTTTTTACGCGATACGCTCTTCCCGGTCCTGGAGACATCATTCGCGGGGATTGAATATTTTGTGCAGTCACTCCAGACGCCATCATTTGAACGATATTACCAGTGTCTTCTTTAATTTGTTTAATTACATCAAGTTGTGGGGTTCCTCTTGGAGAACCAGATCTTTTACTGATATCTTTTGTTGAAAAACTAATTAAGTTACCGTCTGCGTCCCATGTCTCCATGACGGTCTTTTTATTCTTAAAATCTCCTTGAACTGTGCCGTCAATAATAACATGAATTGGACCAGATTGCGCAGTTTGAACTGGAGAAGTAGTAACATTTGCAGGAGCTGGAGCCAAAAGATTACCTTGCTTCTTTCTCCTTGTCTCCCAACCCCTTTTTGCTGAAGCACTGCGCTTTATTTTTTCTTCATCTTCTACGAAGTCTGGTTTTAAAAAATCTTCTGTTTCGGTTATTTCAACAGAAACTGCTTCGTATGCTTTTTTAGAATTAACTGCACGTTCTTTTATCTTATTTACTTTTTCTTCGTTTTCTTTTTGTAATCTTTCCGCATCTTCTTGTGCTTTCTTTATTTCTTCGAGTTGTTTCTGTTGATATTCATATCCAACTTTTGCAACTTCCATCATATTACGAATCATTTCAACCTGTTCCGCAGAATAACCAGAAACAGTGCCGACTTTGCCCTGTGATTCACTATACTTTTTTAAAAGATTGGAAAGTTCTTTATTTAAAACAATTTCACCGTCAGATGTTAAACGGTTTAATAACTCGTCGTCAGATGTTTGACTTGTTAAACCACCGGTTCTCTTAAGGAGATTTTCTTTTGCAGTTTTTAAGAAATAATCTCTTTTCTCTTCTGGCGTATCAAAATCTTCAGGATGCGATTCTGTTCCGGAAACGTTTCCAACTTCTTTATAGTTATCTTCAATTGTTTGGATCGTTTGGTTGTATATATTATTTTGTTCGTCTAAATAGGTTTTGATTTGAGAAAGAAGATTTTCCCTAGAAGATTCAGCAGAAGTCAATGTTTTGAGTTCATCATTCAACTTTTCAGTTTCATTTGCTATTTTTTCATATTCGTCTGCTATTTTTTCAAATTCTTCCGAGTTATATTCTGCTCCGTGTTCTCCCACTAAATTATCGAGTCTTTCTTTTTCCTCTTCTAATTCTTTTTTTCTTTTTTCAATCTCGTTCTTTCTGTCGTCTGAAATTTTTGGAAAAATAGCGCCATAAAACTGAGGGAAAGATTCCATTTTTTTGTCAACGTCTTCAACCCGATAAACGCCCATTCCACGAAGGATTCTATTTGCCCATTCTGGTTCGTTTTCTAATGTTTTAAACTCGCCAGCCAAATTAAACTCGCCAGACTTATCAGACAATTGTTTTCCTAAAATATCAGAAACAACATTTAATCCAGAAACAACATTTCCTGCTTCATTTATATAAACTCTGGTGTCTTCAAACATTCTTGTTGTTGGATTTATAAATTCTTCCGCTACTTGTTTTTTCAAAGAGGCAAATTCAGCAGATTCGTCATAAGAAGAATCGCTAACAAAATCTCTTAAAAATTGTGGTAAATTTTTCTTGTTTTGATAATTTTCTTTAAATTTTTTAGACAAAGAGTATTGAGAAAATGCTTCTGGAGATAAAACAAATGCAGCATATTGTTCTGGCGATAATTCTACCATTCCTTTTTCTTGCGCGGCAGTGTTTGCTTTTTTTAATCCGCCAGCAAGAATTGAATTGATGTAATCATATACACCGACCCCTCTAGCAACTCTATATCCAATTTGATGAGATATTGATCCGTTTCTTTCAGTTGATCTTGCATAAGAAAGACGACTAATTAAATTCTGCTGCACTTCTGGCGTTAATTGAGAATTTTTAATTATATTTTCTGCGTTTGAATAGAAATCATTAATATAATCAAGTATTTGTTCAGATTTATTTTCTTCTAGATAATTACCAAATTCATCAATTTCCGAAACTCTACCGAGATTTTTAATTGACTTTGAAATTAAATCCTTAAAATCAGAAAATCCAGAAAATATACTATATAAAATATCCGAATATTTATTTAAAAGTTCTTTTGGATCTTCTATGTTTTTAGAATCAACCTCCATCTTCTTTATGGTATCAAAAAGACCACCAGCCCCTTCTCCAATTTCTCTTAAAGAAGCTAAAGTTTTAAAAATCTGATCGGTTTCTTTAATTCCTCTATAATCGGAAGAACTTCTTGCCATTAAAGCCTGTTCTTCTTTTGAAATTCCCTGAAGTTGTCCTCCTAAATCCCCAAATCTTTCTCTTTCTAAAAATTCAGAAATGTTTCTATAACCAGAAGCTAACTCGTCTATTCTTTTAACAAAATCTTGATTGAGCGGAGTTTTATCTTCAACAAGCCCAAGAGATCTAAAAAAGCTTTCTGCGGATTTTGCAGTTTCATATGAAGTTTTGTCATCTGTTTTAGATCCAATTGCCGAGTCTATATCTCTTAGCATTTGATCTAAAAATTTATTAGCTATAGCTTCTCCATATTTTGCCTTTAAAATTCTATATTTTTGTGCGTTTTGAGAAGCAAATAATCCTCCATAAACAGACCCGCCAACTTTTTCCCCTTCTTTTGTTTCAAATTCTTTATATCCGAAATCAGAACTTGCGGTACCAAAATACGGATTTGGAATTTCTTTTCTTAATCTATCGTAAAAAGGTCCTTTACGATAAAAGTCATTACTTGGTTCGACGGCGCCTTCCTTCCCGTATTTGTTTGTATTAAACAAAGAAGAAACAAAAAGATCTTTATCTCTTGCTGACATTCCAGAAAATAAATTCTTAACAAGATCTATTTTTTGGTCTTCTGTTAAATATGAATATTTTTGAATATCTCCAAGAGTCATATCATTATATGTTGTTTGTCTTCCTCTTTTGCCAACTCTTGTTTGAATAGCTCCACCACCAAGAATATTTCTTGCCTGAACCTGGAGTGCCTCTCTATTGTTTGGATTTTTTTCTTTCTGAATATCTAGAACCATAGATATTAATTTTGTAATATCTTGATCACTTATTTTTCCAATTTTATAATCAAAAGCCTCTCCCTTTTTGACTCTAGTTATTCCTTTTTCAGAAACAGAAATCCCAACTGAATTTAATAATTTTTCAAGAAGATTAAGTTGCAATCCATATGCTGGAGATGGTTGTTTTGAGGAAGACGTCTTTAAATCTCGTAAAATATAATTTGTTTTTAAAAACAATTGGTCAAATGTTCCTGCTATTTTGACAATTTCGTTCCCGATCTTTACAACAGCACCAAGCTGCTGTTCTGCTCCAGCTATATTTCCAAGTCCTAATTCAGTCTTTTTTTTAAAATATGCATCTATATCTTTGAGAAGCGCATTTCTGCTTCTGTCTCCATCTGAAACATCAGACAAGACATTTCCGTAAGTTTTATCTGCCTTCTTTTCGCGAGCCATTCTTTTTAATACTTTTTCAATGTTTCTTGGATCGTTACTTCCTTCTTTTTCTAACAATTCAATAGCTCTATGAAAAGCATTTCCATATGTGTCTGCGGCTCTAAAATTCTTAATTCTTCTGAAAACATTTTCAATTTCTTTACCGTATTCCGGAGATAGCCTTTTTACTTCTTTTTCAACAGAATCCATCATATCTTCTGTTACGGCTTTTAGTTCTCCGGTTATTATTTTTTCAATTCCAACAGATTTTAAAATTTTATTAATTTTATTTATTGCAGAAGTATCATCTATTCCTTCAATTATACTTCCAAATTGAGTAACCGAAATAAAATTTTCTCCGAATTCTTTTAATAGTTTTTTTTGATTTGGACCGGCAAATTTATATGCATGATCTTTATTTGGATCATATTCGACCGGCACTGCGATAAACGTACCTTCCTTGCTTTGCATAACATCCGCTCTTGTGGGAACCGCTTTATTTCTAACTTCAACGACAATTTTATGAACGGGGTTTTCGTTCATATTTGCCATAAACGGATTTCCAAAATTTGTATCAGGCATAATATTTTCCTCCATTTCATCACTATTATTTTATATTTCCCTCGAAAAATCGAGGAAAACCACCAAATAATGACTTTATTTTTTATATTTTTTTAAAACAATATTTAAAGGAGACGCCATTATTTGGTGAGAATTCCCACTAAAATTAACTTTGTGAATAAAAGCGGCATTTTATTTGTCGCTTATCACTCTTTTGCGTCTTTTTCTTCCGGAATTTCTTCCTTTGCCGCCTTATACGCGGTGTCTTCAATAGCGTCTGCCATCTTGTGCAGAATCGGATCGCCCGCTCTCGCGAGTGTCGCATAATCGTGAAGAATTTGCGGGTCGGACTCAAGTCTAATCCGTTTAACCTCTTTTGTCAGTTCATCCACGCTATCAGGAGTCATCTTGTTGATTGTTTCAACAAGGTTATAAAGATTCTCAAATGAGAACATATTTTCCACCATTCGAACCACTCTTTCGTAATCCGAACGACAATATTCCAAAATCATATCGCACACGCCTGACGCCCATAAAATATCATAAAATGCGGCGTCTTTAACTTCGAGTCCATCTTCCCATTTAATGTTCGTATATTCGAGAAGAACATTGAATAAAAGTGAAATTTCCAACGCTTGCGGAAATTCATCAATTGAATCATCCGAAGTTCGTAAATCAAAAATCGCCTTTTTCACGAGTGCGTTTTTCATCGTTAGAGGCAAAAAAGATTTCACGATAATCTGATTTTTAATCTCGTTGAACTTCTTTTCCGCCTCTTTATCTTCTGGAGAAACAAGCCACGATGAAGCTGTTTCAAGCAGGTCTAATATATCGACCGAATCTTTATCGATAACAGGAGCTTCGTCCTGTTCTGCTGTTTCCTGTTGTAATTCTTGATTTATTTGTTTATTTTTTCCCATATCTCCCGTTAAAACTCCTTTCATAAAAAAATAAATTAATTAAGTTGGATTAATTTGAACCGTGTTTGAAGCCGGGATAATCGGAGCAGACCCAATTAAAACAACCTTACACACAGCTTGTATGTTCGAATATAACCAAATATTTGTTGTTTGGCCCCCAAGCGTTGTATCATAGCGTGCATATGGAATTACTTTTACTCCGTCTATAATCAAAAAAGCGTCTGGCGTATGCCCAATAAAACTTGTTCCAGTACAAGTAATATGTAAATAATATTGTCCTTTGTCTTTGTCTGAGACATCAGTTTCTATCCATTTTGTTTTATCCGCTATATCAACAACAACGGTTGATCTCGTGTCTCTATTCAAATATGCCGAAATAGCTTGTTCTATTTGAGCGCCAGTATACTGACTGACAAAATCTCCTTCTGCCATTGGTTATTCCTCACTTTCTTTTTTATTTTCCGCTTCGCTCATTCCGGCGAAGAAGTTCTCAAGCGACTGCGTGTCGCTAATATTTGAATAATATTTAACCATCTTCGGATCTGCCCAGCGGAAAATGGTTTGAACAACATCAATCGGGTATCCGGCAAGCTCCAACGCTGTTGATGTCGTGTGTCGAACATTATGAACGAAAAAGTCTTCACCAAGATATTTCGCAATTGTTCTCGCAAACGAATTAATTGTTGCCTGCGTCGCCTGCTCATACGAACCATCGTGGTAAACTACAAACATATATTCGTCTTTAATGCCAAGTTCCTCACGCTTCTTTCGCCATAAATCAATATAGTGGTCGACATCAACGAGATTCCGGAACACAATTCTTGTTACGACTTTTCCGGCTTTTCCACGACCCTTTGTGCGGATTTTATCCGTCTCATAAGCAAGCCCATTATAAATCAACCTGTCCTTTTCGAAATATTCCATTTTCATCTGAATGATTTCACTTTTGCGCATTCCACTCGCCGCAAGAACAGCAAGACAACAAGCAACCTGATACTTTTTGTCTGCTTCAAGTTTTACGAGACAGTCTTTAATCTGGTCCATTGTCAGAGCAGGACGCTCACGAACGAACGCCTTATCCACAGGTTCCAGGACTTTTACGAGATTGCGGAATTGCGGATAATCTTCGTCCAAAATTCTTTCAATAAAATTAGACAAACTTGAAAGGACGGCTCTCATCGAACAAATCCTGTTCGGAGAAACCTCCAATTCGTTTGTCAAATATCCAAAATATTTAACAAATTCTCTCTTTTTCAAATCAACAAAAAACTTATTCTCACATCTTTCCAGCACGAACACAAAAAATGTGCGCAGTTGTGCTTCATACTGTTTAATTGTTGCAGGGGATTTGTTTGCAGAACGCAAATAATCCGTAAATTCGTTGATCAAACTTTTATTTTTTTCATTAACTTTGTCCCACTTTTCTGGAGTGACCAGTTCATGGTATACTGTCGAGCGTTTCCCCATTTTCGAGGGCCTCCTTTCTATTATTGTAATTTTGAGATTTTACTATTTGTTTGAAGTTTGAGAGCCCGTGAAAACCACGAGCTCTCTTTTTTTGTGTGAAATAACATTTTATCCCCTTAAGGATTTTTGAGACGTGGACGCACCGAGACGTGCCATCCGCAATACAACTTCGCTACACATTTAGCGATACTGTCTCTTACAACAAGGTCATTGTAAAGATTAATATTGATATTGCACAACTTAATTCCAGACCAGCAGCAGATATTGTCAAACGGATTGGAATAATTCGCATTAACGTCCGCAATGTGTAAGGTTAACGCTTAAATACTTCCCCACTGACTCTTTCTAGAAATCTTGAACAGCGGTTGTGTTTCGCCGGGGTTATACGGATAAAGCTTATGATCGAAATAGGACCAAAATTCTTCGGGAGTTGCAGGCTCGTTACCTGCGCCGAACATTTGAGTGAGATCCATAACCATCACGGCTATTTTTACGTTATTAAAGACGGTTCCGGCTGTGAACCCGGATATTCCGGTATTTTTAGATAGCGTAATATAGTTACTGGGTTGAGTAAGAATAACACAAGCTTCTCCATCCGCTATGGTGGTTGTGAGCATATAACCGCGATTTAACCATCCATAATAAAGCGACAAATTATCTGGGTTGTTCAAAATTTTTAGATAAAATAAATAGCTATGAGTTTGATTCATTGCATCAGATAAATCATCAAAATTAATGTAATATGTGCCGGAAGTTCCGTTTATAGTTATAATTCCATTTTGATTTTGGAGAGTTATCGTGCCAGCGCTTGTTCTTGAATTTATAAACAGCTGGTTCCATTCAATATTCCGTCCCATATAGAGCTTTCTCTTATAGCTCGTTAACCAACCGCTCTCCGGGCTTACTCCACCTTCAGCATAATATGTAACTGACAGCGGGCCATTCTGCGTCAGCGAGTTCGGAGCCGAGAAAGAAGTGAAACCTTTAAAAGTAGAAAGTGCCTGAAGTGGAGGGGTAATTTCTGTTTCGACAGGAGTTGCGAGTTCATAATAAAGCATAACACCGGCCATTGCGGCTTTGAAAGCCTCTGAAGAATCATATTTTTCGTCGCTATCAGTAATAGCAATTATCATTCCTCCATTATTGGCATATATGTTATTAAATTTACCATTTGAAATAATGTTCCTCGTGTCTCCCTTCGCGTCATGAAAATCAATACTATAAAATGAATTTGTCGGATACGTTCCGGGGTTGCTACCCCAGTCCAAAGTCCCCATATCCACGACGCCAATCCTCTTAATCGCCTTTTGTGATAAAAAGTTAATTTCATCATATGCCGAGCCAGCACTTCTCATTCCATCGGGGAAATATTTCGATGAGGGGATGTTTACAAATTTATAGGCACTTGGATTGTATCCATAAAGTTTTTCGGGAACTCTTTGCCAAAATTCCTCGGGAGTCGCAGGCTCGTTTCCGGCGCCAAACATTTGGGTAAGGTCAAAGAGCTGTAATCCATTCATTTTGAATTCATAATTTCCTGCGGAATACGAAATATAGGATTTAATATAACAAGTTTCATTCGTGGCCGTAAAGGTTTTTGCTAAATCACTTGGAGTCAACGTCGCATATGACGCCGTGTCAGGATTGCCACTATCTCCGATAAACAAATTACTGTGATTTGGAGAGTTCCACTCCAACGATCTCGCACAAATCATATATTTATGACCAGATACCGTAGAACATAAAAAATTAAAATGCGACGTTGCAATAACGTTGGTAGTGGTTAATATATTTATATTACCATCTACACTGTATGTGATTGCTGTACTATTGCGATTTGGGATTGAATTTTTATCAAACAACTGATTCCAGACAATTGTTTTGCCTTTAACAGTATAATCTTTAGCCGGGACTCCGGCATTGTCCGTGGCAGAAACAACATCTCCAGACAATACAGTCGGAGTACCAAGGGTTGTATAAATTTTATGTTTGTAAGAAATTGGCATTTATGCTCCTCCCTTTCTTTTCGTTTTTTACAAGATTTTGGCAAAATTTGCCAAAATTTCTTTGTATATATTGCACAAAATATAATGTGTTTGCTGGCTAAATTTTATCCAATATATACGAAAAAATTAGCCATTTTTGATAATAAAATTTTACTTTTATTCACTTTTTTCAAATGTTAAAAAGAGATGGGACTTTGTGGGTCCCATCTCATAATTAACCACCCAATTTTAATTGGGCAACCTGAATCGTCGCTGTTTTAGCAATTTTAAGATAAATAATTGGTCTGACCCCGCACACCGAAGAACAGGGGGCACTAGAAAGTGTTCCATCCGGATTTACAACCACAACCCTATTTGTATTGCCGCATCCGACAGGAGTACATAACCAATATGGTGCGCTTGTTTCAGCTCCTTTATATCTCAAAACACTATTAGTGTCATAATATGTTTGAAATTCTTTCTCGCACAAAAATGAAACATATAAAGAAGCCGGATTCCAAGAATCAGAATCATTATATGTAGTGTCTCCATTTTGGGCTTTAATATTATTTTGATTCCAAATATTTTTCAAATCAGAAATCTTAATATTGTTTAAACCTGGATATGATAATCTCCAATCATCATTTGGATCGGAAGATCTTACAGCGTTTAAATATTTGCAAATACTAGATAATGCAAAATTATTTGTTTCACCAAAAACACTTTTTCCAATAATATCTTTTGAAATCAAACGTAAAAAACAATTTCCAGAATCTCCGCTCATATGTTCCGGAGTATCTAATACAATCCAGTCAACTCCACCAAAACTGACAACTGCTCCGGCTCTCATATTATCTGCTTGAACAGAACTTACATTTGTTGCAAGTAACGCATCAATAACCGATTGCCCATCAATAAAAGATGATCCTCCAACCGTCACTGTTTTAACACCGTAAAGAGCTTTGATTTTTGAATCGGCATTATCGGCCGTTGCGTTGCCGACAATATCATTGATATATAAATTTGTTAATGCCATTTAATCATCCTCCCCGAGCCAAACAATTTATAAAAATTATACGGAATTCGAAGAAAAATAATTGATAAAAAGAGGAGAAGACGGTTTGTCTTCTCCTCAAAATAAATAAAAATTAACCGCCGATAGTAACGGAATCCTTCAGCGTAGGAATTTCCTTCAGGCTCACATTATAGGTGTTAGTCGCAAACTTGCCCTCTGAAAGTCCAGGTTCGAATGTCAGATCTGCGTTCGGAATCAGGCCAGTAGAACCATTACCGTACAGACCGTAAACAACGGGCGTCTGACCAACAGCGGCAGACTCGGGATCGATAGCAATCATACGAATGCCCTTAGAAGTATAAGTAGCATTCTTAAGAACGCGAACGACCTCGGCGTAGATACCGTCGTCATCACATCCGCCGGCATCAACTGCGAGAGCAGTACCGTTCAGAGCGATAGACGCAGAAGAGGTCATAGCCATACTCAGGTCGAACTGACCATCGAGCTGGAAGCGAGGAATCTTGATAGTGATTTCTCCAGCGGGTTTACCGGTCTCGGGAGCGTTTGCATCACCCTCGAAGAGCTGCGCAGTCAGAACGAGAACGAGCTCCGCAGGAATGAAGTTTGCAGAGATCTTCAGCAGATCTGCAAGGCTGTCCATTGCGAAGTAAGAAATGCAATAAGTAGTACCGGTCTCAAACTTAACCGCATCAGTTTCACCAACGGTCAGGTTGCCACCCTCGTACTTATTCTTCTCGCCATCAATAACGATGGAGATGTCGTCCTGCGTCGGGTTGCACCCAGAAGCGCGGAACCAAACGACCTTCTTATCAAGACCGCAAGCAGTTCCAATAGCAACAGGCTCCTTCGACAGAGCAATGGTCTTCGTGGCGCCAGCCATAGCGGTATAAGAATCCTTCGAATAAATAGCAGATGCGCCGGTTTCGATATCAGAACCAGTCTGCAGAGCGATATAGTTCAGGTCAAACATTGCATCAGTCAGAGACACGGTCATACCAGCGGAGTGGTTGAAACGACCGTACAGCTTAGCACCCTGACCGGCACGAACTTCCTCCATAGAAGAAGTAAATCCAAGAGTTGACTCCGTAAGAGTACGAGAGGAAAGAACGTGAGCAAACTCACCATTGCGAGTAGCATACGCCTCAGCGTTACCAACGGAAGCCAAGAAAAACTTTCTTGCCATAGTTAATAATCTCCTTTAAATATTGAATTTGTTTTATATACAAAAACAACCCCATTAACGGAGTCAATTTTTCATAATAATTACAAGCTGTTAATTTTCTGCGTAAGCGCATCGGCATCAACAGCAGAGCCGTACATACCCTTTTCTTTCTTATAAATCCAGTGGTCAATCGTCTGTCCTTTTTTCAGAGAAACCATTCCGGACATCAATCCGGCTTTCGTAATCTTATATTCGATAAGATCATTGATTACGCCAAGCAAAGAAACAAATTGACGAATTGACATTTCGTAAACGTCTTTCAATTTATACGATGTTGCCGCACAAATACAAAGAATTTTTCTTTCAATCGTTGCACTTCCGCTGTCGCGAGACATAATCTCGTTTTTTGCGGCTTGGTCGTCTCGAATCGCTTTATCTACCCACGAATCATCCTTAAAATCCGGAAGATTTTGATAAAGAATAAATTTACGGAGCTTGTTGAAGTTATTCGAGTCTATTTCATGACCATCAATTAAAAGAACCGTTTTATTACTTTTTTCGTCTTTCTTTTGATCCAAAGAGGCAACCATTTTGCCTTCTCCGCAGTCACAATCAAAGAACTTTTTTCTGTCTTCGTCGGTTCCCTCTTGATAGAGTTTAACCCTGTCTTCGGTAAAGAATTGGTCATACGGAATATACTTTCCGCACTTTGAACACTTCATTCCGGGCAAAATATGAAAACAAAGCTCGATAATTTTAGATAACCGCATTGACCACAAAGCACCCTCTTTTTCATCTGAAATTTTTGACAAAAGATAGTCCAAATGGGTAAACTTAATACCCATTGGATCATCATTTTTATTCAAAAGCAAACAGGTGTTAGAAGTCATAAATTCGTTATAATTTCGGACACTTACTGGATATAAATAAAGCCCGCAGAAAGGAACGGGCTCGTCGTATGTGAAATACTTGTCTCTTAAATACTCAACTTCTTCGAGAATTTTCTTCTCGGATTCGGGCATCTGTGCCATTAGAAACCACACTCCGGCGTTTCGGAAACACCGCTAATAAACGTTGACATAACAATCGAATAACCAAAGAATTTCTTTCCATTCCACAGCGACAGTTTTGCGTTATCGTATTGACTCATTTCAGAGTTAAACTGAAGAGTCCCCACGCCCGCAACGAACGACCCGTTAAGAGCCGCGAGAACGCATTTCAGCATAACCGACGCACGATTTTTAAGAATGATTTCCGGTTGCCCGTTATTCCCCATCTCGGACGGGTTCGTGTTAATGTTATACATAGCGGCGTCGCCTTGAATGTTAGAAATTTTATTATGAACGATTGTTTCAATCCCAATGTTCACGGTAGAGACAAGATGATTTTTAGGTACGACAGAATGAATATATATGTGCAGATGCGACGACTGCTCCTCGAAGGAGTCGTCAATAAACGGCGACAAAAAGATTCTGTCTCCTGCCGCATCGCCATTGTTTGAATAGAGCAGTTTCATCCGCTCTTCGTAAGTCAACGACGGACGCATAAGCGCATCCATCGTGTCGTATTTTAGAATTTTAAATAAATAATCCGCATATTTATTATCGCTTTTAGCCAAAAAATCAGCAATACGATATTCGATATTGTCCAAGTTGACAAACCGATTATATGCGTTTCCGTCCACAGAAAATTGATTGAACACCCTTTTAAATCCCCCGTTTCATCAAAATGGCCGCAACGAAACTTTAAACTCCAACATCATTTCGGGTTGCCCCTCAACAGTAGCAATGCAACTAACAACAACTTGAAGTTGATTGTCAATCATCTTGCGTTTCAGAGTAAATGTTCCATCCTTGTTATCGATAAGCTCGCAATAGTCTTCAATGGACATCATATCGGAGCCATAACCTTCGAGCGTTGTCGTACAGGTTATTTCTGCTTCCGTAGGTAATCCGTTTTTATATACGCGAGGTTCGAACGTAAGGCCATCCGAAGGAATCGTATCGGGAATAGCACCGGGTTCTGCAATGGTGAAAATATATTCTCCATCGTCTCCGGTTTCGGGATTCGGGTCGTCTTCGTGGCCGTTATATGCGATTCTCGTTTCGAAGTTATCGAGTTTTCCAGTTTGATCCATCGCAAGATAGATCCGCATAATCCCGACATCTTCCATATCGAATGTGGTACGAGAATCAGATTTTATTATGTTATTGACTTTATAAACACGATCAGTTCCAATAATAAATCTTTGGTTGATATAATATTGCTTGGTAAATTTATTGTACTGAGCAATAAGAGTCATTGAACCGTCCGGGTCAATTGCGACCTCTGAGTAGTCGAACATTGGGTTAGACAGCTTTGACGGCTGAATAACCGGCTCGTAGTGATACGAGGTTTGCCCGTTTTCATCAGTATAAATCGATCCGATATTTCCGTTACAACGACACACAACCTGCGAAGAGGTCGGATTCATTGTTGTTTGGTTTAAACCAATCCAAATATTCTTTCGATAATTCGGCTCGGTCGGGTCAAACTCATAAGAAAAACGGTAACGATAACCAACTTTGTTCTGTCTGCGGCAATCCTTAAAAACAAGACGATACCAATCATCGCTGACGGCCTCCCCTTTATCGTTTTTAACAGACTGAATCACCACTTCAAGAGGTTCGTATAATTCCGTTCCAGCTTCTTTTTCTTCCTCAATCCATTTGCGATTGGGACGATAGGGCCAGTCCGCGTCAACTTTCATTTGAAGAGACTTCAAATAATAGTTTGGTTCAACAAAATTGGGCGGTGTTTGTGAAAAAAGATATGACGGGTCCTTCATTTTACTTGTGTCGTAAACTGCCATACCCATCACCTCATTTCAGCGACCGCAACATTGACTTAATAATCTTGTCAATCTCAAAGATTTGTTTCTTCACTTCGCGATATTCAATATTTTTAGCGTCGTCATACACGCCTTTTACCTTGACAATAATCGGAATCAGCTTTCCGTCAAACAGCTCGTTAGCGGCATTCATATCCCACAATTGTCCAGCAATAAAAAAGCGAGGAGAGAAACCGGTTTCGGCTTCTTCCTCAAATAAATGCAAAATTTTGTGCATTTTGCCAATAAGAGTCGTCAAATATTCTCTTTTCGCATCGTCGGAAATAATCAGCTTCGGAAATTCATCCATAGTAATTACCTCCGTGATATTTACGAGAGACCACATCCCACGCAAGCTTTGTTGTTAGACTGTCAAGTTGAAATTTTAACTGATTCGTCCACTCAACTTTTGCCCGGACACTGTTCGCGTTCGAATAAATTTTGAAGTCCGTATCTGTTAAAATATTCCTGATGTCCAACATAAAGTTCTTTTCATTGGTTGCCCACGCAAGAACAAGAGAATATGCCAAAATATCTCTCACTTTATATGCAATAACTGCCGCCGACGTAGTAGAGCTTGCGGCTTCTTTAAAATCAGTGTTAAACTGACCGGGAGAATACCACTCAACTCCACACTTTGAACCGGCAGGAACTTCGCGAGAAAAAGTGACAACACCGTTTTCATATTTAGCGGCAGGGTCATACTGCGTTCCAATACGGAACGAGAACTCCGCCCCCTCTTCGGGGACGAAGTCCGCGCTCACGTTATAAACAGCAGTACCGTTACCGTCAAATACCTCAACCTGACCAGACGGCAATTTCTGATCAACGAGTAAATAAGCGATCTTTGTTGGGTTTGAAAATTGGTTAATCCCATTTTCCAGATGCGGGTACATCAGTCTCTCCCAACGCACCGTATCTTCAACATAAGCTCGCTGAATGATGGGATCGTCAAACAAGTTGATCGCTTTCTCATATATGGATTTAAAAGTTAAGGCCATAATACGACGACCCCTTTCTTTAATTATTTATTCTCAGCGCTTTTCTTCGCGATCTCATTGGCCGCGTCGCGCTGTCTGTCAAGGATGACATCAGACATGGCACCATCGCTAAGTCTGTTGAGAACCTCAATTTTGTGGATATCGTTAAACGCCGGATCGTTTTCAAGAATCTTACGCTTAAAATATTCAATGATAAAACCACGAAGCCCATCGCAAAGCTTGTTATAAATATCTTCGAGTTCATATACATTCATAGTTCCAAGTCTTTTAACAAAGTCGGAACCCATAAATTCATAATCTCGAATGGACTTAACGCCAAGCGTCTTTGCGAGTTCTTCACTACCTTCTCCAAAAGCAATAACCCCGCGATCAAAAAACTTCTTTGTTGTTCCTCCGGCAAGCTCTTCGGCCTGACGACGGTCAAGCGTAAGCGTAGCACCAAAAGAAGCAAAATCAAGATCTCGATTACTCAAATGAATGTGAGTTGTCGTTCCGGGAAGACACTCGCGAAGGTGAACCACTTTAACCTCTTCAAGAAGAGAGCTCGACTGTGCTGGGGCGGGAGCTTGCGCTCCAAGTCCCGCCGCCATCATTTTGGTCAACATTTCAATTTGCGCCTTGAGTGCAGCAATCTCATCAGATTGATCAACGGGAGGCGCCGAGGTTTTTACTTTCTGTTCTGCGACAACCTCATCAGTCGCCGCGACATCTTCGGTTTCAACATTTTTCTTAACATATGCCATATCTTTCAAATCTCCTTTTAAAACAAAATTATAATATTAAATAAAATTACTGAAGGTCAAGAGCGGCAATCTTGGAACCAACAACCGCAGCAACACCAACGCGCTCCTGAATGCGGACGCGATAGGTCTTATCGGGAGTTCTGGTAGGATCACGCTCAACAAGGATGTTGTCGCCCTCGTAAACGAGTTTAATCGGCTTGTCGCCATAAACAGGCAGGAAGTAAATCATATCGTCCGGAATAGCGAACTCAGCGGTCGTGTTAACAGTGTCAAACTTGAGAGCCTGATCGAGAACAAGCAGACGAGTACCGTAGTAACGATCAAGATAACCCTTCTCAACGATTTCTTTACCAAGACCATACTGCAGGCCAGCCTGAGTAGGGATAACCGAACCAAGAGCGGCAAGAGTACCAATGGCAAAGACGTCGGAATTGCCGTTCGCAGCAGCGACTCTCTGAGCCAGAGTGGTCCAGTTAGTCTGAGTAAAGCCAGTTGCCTTATATGCAGCACCGAGGCTATTGACGCCAGAGGTAAGAGCACCAACAACCTTCAGGAAGATATAATGCTCAAAGGAACGAGCAACGCGCAGACCCCAATCAGCGAGATCGAACACGCCAGCAGCCATCTGATACCAGTCGCACTCAGCGGCGATTTCGATAGGAGAGGGGTTAACAGTGATTTCATTGTTGTGGATGGGCTGCAGAACGCCACGGTTCACACCTTCGGCGATCTCATTAACCTTGTACAGCTCGTTGGAGCGGATGATGAATCTTGCGGTATCACCATAACCAATCTGACGAACATCGGCAAGGAAACGAATCATATCAAAGTTCGCGACCATAGGAAGAATGGGGTTGATAACCTGCGCAATAACAGCGTCAAAGTTGTCAAGGAAGTCTCTGTTCTTGGTCACATGAGGATCCTTAAACGCATCAAGGCCCTTCTCTTCAAAATATTTAGCAACCTTCGTATCTTCGGCACAGTACATACCGAGATTCAGGTTGAGGGTCTTCAGTCTCTCGTCCTTATTCTCAACAACCTTGTTGTCAAGATAAGCGGAGGCAAAGCTCAGAGTTTCATCAATGATATCATTGAATGCGGCAGTACCGCGAGTATAAGAAAACATTTCCATATTATTTTACCTCCTTATAGAATTAGAGCACTTCGACGAGATACTCCTGCTCATACGCGGGCGCGTTATAAGCAACTGTGGTACCAATCGTCATGGGCTTGGAAGCACGAATAGCAAAGTTGACCTTTGACGGGGTCGAATTCTCGGCGGCGGTCAGAGTAACCTTTCCAGCAGTCAGGTTTGCAAACTTACCAACGGTAGGAGCGGTCTCAAAGCAACCAGCACCAATCCAGAACATATCACCCTTCTTAAGCTTGCGAACACGAGAAGGATAACCAGCCTCAACCTTGAGGTCGACGAGCTTCTCGCCGATACGATAGGTATTGCCAGCAATAACACCTGCGCCAACTTCTGCGATATCAACTACCCAGAGGTCATCGAGGGCCACCTCGTCGCTGGTGGGAGCATATGCATACTTGCAGTTGTAATCTACCATACCAGCATAAGTGCTATCAGCACACAGTTTGCCAAGGGTCACGAATGCACCGTCGTCGCACTGAGCGTACACAGGAGCATCATCATTGCCAGTGCAGAACTTAGCAGACTTGACATAAGCCTGAACGTCTTCGCAGACCATCTCGGCGACATCAAAAATTTTTGTTGCCATAATTGTTTCTCCTTTATAAATTAAAATATTATTTATGCGCTTTCACGCAATAATAAACAAATATAAAATTATTTTTTGCCGCATTTTGCCACGCGAGCTTTCATACGCTCTTCTCGGCTCATCGGCCTTTTATCTTCTGCCTTGCCAGCACCCATTGCAGGAACTTCAAAAGCAGAACTAAATCTCTCCCCTGCAGGAGTTCTTGTCTTAAACGCAGCAACAGCAACTTCGGCAAAGATTTCTTCCTTTGTCGAATACTTGCCAGAAACGCATTTTTCAATAACAGCATCTCGATCAGACTTTTCAATCTTCTCGTTTGCCATAATCGATTCGGCATACGCCTTCAGCTCTAGGCAGAACTGTTCATAAAGCTTCGCCTCTGCCTTTTCCATACGCTCCTTAATTTCTGCGTAATCAGAATATTTAGCAATTTCCGCCTCATATTCAGAAGTTTTCGACTCAAAGTCTTCAGACATTTTTGCGATCGTACCACAATACTCTTCGCATTTTGCCTCGAGTTCGGCACAGCGCTTTGAAAGTTTGCACATTTCATCGCAATCATCTTCATCATTGTCGTCGTCATCTTTGTGGTCGTCACCGCAATCATCGCAATGATGCTCTTCTTCAAGCTTTTCAGGTTCGCCGCAATCTTCCTTTTCAGAATTTTCACATCCGCCCATTTCAAGCTCTCCGTTGTCATCGGGGCACTCGCAAGGAGCCTCTTCCTGCCCTTCAGCAAGAGGAACAGCTTCCTCTGTCTTGCAGTCATAATCCTCGCAAAATTCGCAATGTTCTGCCGCTTCTTTTTCCATATCACCGTCTTCAAGTTCGAGATGTTTATAAATTTTCTCGAGCTTTTCAGCTACCTTCTCATCGCCATTCTTTTCGGCATACGCCTTCGCAGACGCAAGACCGCCACGATTATAAACAGCCTTTTCGCCCTCGAGACACATAACCGGATATTTCAAAGCGCCTTCAATTCCGTCTTCCCAGCCTTCGCGAAGATCAAGGAAAATATCGTCGGCGATGGACTTAAAATTCTCCGCCGCAATAACACGTTTACGAAGTTCTGATTTGTCAACTTCTCCCCAAGGCTTTTCAGACATTGCCTCTTTGGATTTGTCGACTTCGAGAGCACTTTTTGTACCGATATCATCTTTGGCAAAATTTTCAACACCATCGATAATTACTTCATTCTCCAACTTTTCTTCCTCCTTTCCAACAGAATTTGTTCCAAGTTTAAGCTCTTCTGTTTTCTCTTCAGAAATCTGTTCGACTTCATTTGATTTATCTTTACTCGCACCGAACGCTTTCTCGTATGCAAAGGAAAGAACTTTTTTCTGTTCCGCAAAAGCTTCTCCTCCGAGGTCTTCCAAAATAGAAAGATGCGCTCCGGGAATTCCTTCGAGAACTTCTTTACCATTCTTGCTTCCAAGAATCGTGGTTCCGTTCAGATCCCATTCGATTAAATCAACAATCCCGTCCGGGCGCTTTTCGGATTTGTGAACGGTAATTTCAACAGAAACTTTCTTATTTCTGTCTTTTAAAAGACGCTTTACTTGCGCGTAACAATATTTCACACACAAAACGCAACGGAATTTAATCCAATGAAGGCCATCTTTTTCAACAATTTCAACCGGGTCAGATTCTCTAACCCATCCAAGGATTCTTTCTCCGCGCTCTGTATTCCAATATTCATTTTGGAGTTCGATATCATAATCCGCAACTCCTTCATGCGTAGTAAAATCGTTCTCTTTGAAAAAGCCAACAATTGGCTTATTTTTAATCGATCCATTTGCAACGACTCTTTCCATTGATTCAAGAGTAAAATGAGACTTATTTCTGTTTGGATCAATATCTGAAACCGCCCAAATTTCCATCTCGACAAACTCTTTATTTAAAATATTTTTAAATTTAATCTGCTTTGAGGACAGATCAAACTGTAAGATATTTTTGTTTTCTTCCATTTAATCCTCCTCCTCACCATCCTGATGCTCTTTAATATAAAGCATTGCTCCAGCAATCCTATCTGTTTTTTTGCAAAGATTTTTCTTCTGCTTCTCAAAATCGTAATCAAGCGTATTAAACTCAACCCCAATATATCCAAGCATAAGACCATCGTCTCGCTTAATAGCTCGGAACATAGCCGACTTAGCACCATGCCCCTTCATAAAGTTATAGACAATCTGATCGACGTCTTTAATGTCTTCGACATTTTTAATATAATAATCTCCGACCTCATCCAACTTTTTATATACAACCGGAAGCATAGAACGAGGAACGTTTTGAAAACCAGAAATAATATGCATTCCACGAGCAACGCTTTCTGAGAACATTGACATTTTTAAAAGGCCTCTGCCCATTACGTCTTTCCCTCCATTGTGGAAAGTAAAATAAAAGGCGCGATCTGCACCTTCTTTTACCAGACAGTCCAAATAACGCTGAACTGTCTCATGTATTTCTCGATCTTTTTCTTGTTCTTCGACCGTATGAACTGGGCCACGTTGAACGACTTCGACAATTATATTAACAAGCTTTTCGTACCTCTCGGCTTCGAGCTTCGATCTTTCGACTTCCCGTTTTTCACGAGCATCATCTTCTTGAATCTTCAGTTGTTTTTCAGTCTTCTTTTCATTTGTTTCAATGCCGCTTTTAACAACAGCCCAAATAGTAAAAAGAAGAAATGCAATCAATACGGCCAGAATTCCGTATGTTTGAATCGCTTCTGCGAAACCTCCAATTCCCATAATAATTTTGTTGGCTTACTCAACGATCGGGATCATTGTAGTGAATGTTTTAATCCGGGCGTCGAAAGACTTGTAATTGCCTTCATATCTTTTTGCCTCAACAGCCCAAATATCAGCCTGTTTTCTATAAGGCAAAATTTGCTGAAGAACTTCCTCGCCCGCCAAAACAACTTCCTTATCTTCATTTAGTTCAGCCAATTCAATCAGTTCTATAACTTTTCTTCTATAATCTTCGGTCGCTCTTGCAATATCAGCAAAAATCGCGGCAAGATTTCCGTTATAATCCTCATAATCTGCAATTAGATTTCCACGGACCGGTTTTGCATTTAACTTGATCATAAGATCTGACCACTGGTCTGCAACCTGCGGCCAATAATGCGCATATGATTCATGTACAATATGTGCAGCCACTGGATATACGGAATAATCAATCTGGTATACGGCATTGTCGCACAGCATATTGAGCAAAAAACTATGCGTCAGCACGTCATTCAATTTGTCTCTAGTTCCCTCAGAAATTAACATCGGAAGCCTCTCCTTTCTTGATTATTTTATTGTTAATATTAAACTCAAAACTCTTGCCGCAACAAACACAAACACCATATTTCGTATCTGGTACAACCATTGTCTTGAAGTTATCTAAAAGTTTTACGGTAGTGTTTGGCTTATTAATGTTATGTTGACACTTTCCTTTTTTTCTTCCAAACATTTTCAAACCTCCGTGTCGTATTTCTCACGACAATCATCACACAATATTCCGTCGCACTCTGCTCCGCAAACAACGCAAATACCAATTGTCGGCTCTTTAGCTGCATATTCACGAGTGTCAGCTGTATCCAGACCCCCATCTTTTGAAGCTGCTGTGTTATCATTATCGATATCAGAATCGTCCTTCGAAGGACGTCCCACTCGACCATCCGAAACAGTATCCGAAACAGATTTTTGTTCATTAATATTTTCCTGACGCACTTGCGTAACAGTCTTAAAATCATCATAAATTTCGAAAGAATCAATATATTTCTGAACGGCTCTCGTATCTCTAATGCTCAAATCATACGCAGACGCAAGTTTCGGAAGAACAAATGTTGCCCCAGCAACAAACAGCTCTTTATCTCTCTTAATTTCATCATTGAATGTAAAGATTCCACCCCAAATATGGAGTCCCCAATGATATTTCGTTCCAATGATTTTGTTAATAATCATATTCAAAACGGACTCAAATTGAAGCGTAACAAAATGCGCTTCCGCTTCTGCGAGCAACTGCGCCGTTTTAACCTGCGAAACAGAAGGCTTATCAGTTGTTGTAATAAGCCCACCAAGTCCGGCACGAGTAAGAACATTCTTTGTTGCATTCGCAGAAATCTCTGAACTGTTCGGCTGACTCGGAAGAGACAAAAGCTTGAAGTTCTTTAATGGCGCAAACAACGCTTCGAGGTTTGTCGAGGTCGACGAGTTGAAATGTTCTTCAATTCCGGTAATCGTTTCCGGGTTCAAAACAGACTGGTCTTGACCGGGATTCGGGTTCGGAATTGTCTCCGCCTCCGCAGTAAGCAATGCCGTCAACGGCGTACTTTCAACAAGCCCCTGAAGTGTATCGTAATCAGCCAGTTCGTCCAAAGAGAGAAGAAGTCCCGCAGTATCTGGAACAACCCACGGATTTGAACTATCGCTGCAGAATGTGTAACACAAATCCTGCGGCATTTGGACCCAGAAGAAGTATGCGCGTTCAGCGAGCGACTTATTGACAATCTCAAGATTTCCTATCAGAGTTTCTTTCCCATTCGCACCGTAATAATCATACGAATAATTCAGAAGTTTCTCAACATTGATTCCGGGTCTAACCTCTCGCCCATCGGCGAATGAATACATACCGCACGGCAAATATCCACTTCCACAGCCAGCCGTCGAAACAGCTCCGGAGTTAACAAGATCGTTCCAAATATCCTGAATAAATTCGGGATATTGACAAACAGAAAATGCCGGATTTAAAAACAACATAAAGTTAAATGAGGCGATATACCCGTGTTCTCCGATTTTAACGAGTTTAACATATTCACTCGGAAGTTTTTGCCACTTTGCATAATTAACTGTTTTATTTTTACCAGTACCGGAAATGCTGTTACGAAGAAGATAAGTCGCCTTACCTTCACGTTTCACTTCCAATGCAGTCTTCTTCAGCGTGTTTTTGATGTCAAACTGTTCAATCCACTCATTAACCAACTTGTCGTCGTTTTTAAAATCGTCTTTCTTGTATTCCGCTTTTTCGAGAAGCTCTGGAACAAGATAATACTTAAACATTGGGATGTCGGCAGCCATACGCAGTATTTTATAATAAAGATATTGTGTAGAACTAAGCGACCACGCTTCTGCTCTCAATCCAAGTTCACTATCACCAGGAGACTTCAGGGCTTTTGTCAACTCTTCCCGACTCATCGTACCGGGTCGAGTATTTAGCATCTTTAATCTGCTATTTTGAAGGAACGGATTGTATTGATTAAAGTCCATCCCCCCGCACCAACCTCCGGCGAGAGTTCGCTTGTAAAGCCCAGTCAAATCTCTCATCATATCCTCTATTTGTGCCGGCGCTTTGGATTTCGAAACCATTTCCAACCGTTCAGGAGCCTCATTCACCACGGGCTCCGGCTTGACCTTCGGCGGTCTGCCGCGCTTTTTGGGCTCTTGCCCGTTTTTGACATTATCTGCCATTTTCTGCTCCTTTCTTTTTTTTAATTATTTTGAGAAGCTTTCGCTTCCTTTATGCGCTCATTCAAGCGCTCATTTGCTTTACGAATATTCTCCTCGATTTTCAGAAGTTCTTTCTGCTTTTCTTGATTAATATATTCCGCAAAAGCATTTTCATAATTTTCCCTGAAGAAGACCGAAACAATATCGGATTGACCAACACAAGATTCGGGTTTAACTTCTTCACAGAAAAATTCTTTTGTTATCTTTTTTGATAACAAGTCTGCCAGATCTTTTTTGAAATATCCCCACCGCAAGTATACGACGGGAATTAATCCATCAAAAATCATATTGGATATTTTAGATAATTCTTCTATTAAATTATTGACATTTACAGTTGAAATATCTAAATGAATTTTGTAACATTGTGGATAAAAGTCATCTTTTAATTCTTTTTCTTTGCTTTTCACTTTTACTCCAATCACCGTCTTCTGAACGGATTAGAACCGCCAGCAAACGGACTTCTTCTTTTTTGATTGTTTATTTTGTTCAATGTTTTAGCAGACGCTCCATAAAGTTTGGAGAAATCCATCACGTTTTGTTTTCCGCCGAATTCATCCTCTTTGCGAAGAAGAGAAAGAATATACCCGGCTGCGGCCGAGCAATATGCCCGGTCATCGTGCATCTTCTTTTCAACAGAAGGTGCAAGCGCATATTTAATATTACCCTTATCGGTCGTCATTTTTTTAATCGACTTGATTTCCTCTTTCATTAGATCGAGCTCAATCAGTCCTCTTCGATCTTCGAATGTCAGTGTTACTTCTCCGTCTTCAAAATATGCCACGTCGCCTCTCGGACAAGGTTCCGGAAATTGTAACAAATCCTGCGCAACCATCTCGGAAAGCGCGGCAAACATCGCATTTTTAAATTTTATCGGGGTATAAAGATGCAAAACATTTTCAATCGCGTTGGGGTAATTAAACCTTTCCTGCGCACTGTTCTGGTCTTGCATATCAATAACACCGCGATGCTTTTTTCCGTTTTTGTCAACCCAATCCTGCCTCAAGAAGTCAGCAATCATTAAACCGCCTCCACCAGAACCGGGATCGACAAATAAAATAATGTTTTCCCAATCGGGGGCAGCGCCATTGTAACAAACCATGACCTCTCTGATAAATTCAACTGCCTCTGGCATTGTATATAATTTTTTATCACCATTTGGTAGCAATTTCATCATATTGTAACCGTTCACAAAACGACCCATCCAACCTTTTTCTTTATCTTTCCAAACTTCTGTAATCAGACAAAAGGAGTTATCAATCTGATGCGCAGGGTCGATTGCAATAATGTATTTCTTTCCAGATTTTGGATCTGGATTAGTTGTAAGAGGCAAATATTGCTTTTCGTTTCGATAAATGCTGTCGTTGGAAACGATATTGTCGACTCCGCCCGTAAGGTCAAACAGGTTGTAATACTCGCGTTTCGCTCTGTATTCGTTAGAGCGCATTGCGGCATCAACATCTTCTTTCGGGAAAAGTGGTGTATACGGCTTTCCGTTCATTGTTGGATGCAACGGCATTTGACAGCTAATATCACAAACAAAATAATCAGTAAAACCCATTGCCATTCTCTTTGCTCCGTCGCGATATAACTGCCACAAATATGTGCTCGTATCTTCGGCAGACGAAAAGTAATAACATTGGTTTGGAACATTCTTTGGATATACTTCCGGATCAACTCCGGCGCGGAAGTCCGAACTAACAATTGTAAACGGTTCTGTCAAACTAAAGAAGTCGTGAGATAACTTTCCCGCCTCATCATAAAAGTTTCCAGAAGAACGAATTGACACAAGACCCTTCGGGCTACCGTTTAACGCCGTAATGCTCGAACCATTGTACAAATCAACGTGCGGGTCTCCTGACGCAGTTACGAAGCCAGTTGCGTTACCATTCGTTTTAACAGTTTCCCCAAAAAATACATCGTTTCCCGCAAGTGTTTGAATGTTGTGAAGAGCAATGTCTTTGATTTTATTGAATAACTCATTCGACTGACGAGCAGTCGGAGCCATAATATATGCGGAATATGCCGGATAGAGAAGTGTTTTCGCCATAATGATTAACGAAGCAACGAAAGATTTACCGCTACCACGTGATTGGACATATATTGCTTTTTGGGCGGTCCAACCACCCAAAATCATAAACTTCTGGTAATCGAGCAACGGGCATCCCAAAATTTGTTCAATAAACCAAACGGGGTTTTGCCTACCATATTGAATAATAGAACCCCATTGTTCAAGCTGCTCCAAACGACGGGCGTTGATTTCAACATTTGACTTTTTATTATAAATCGAAATCATTGGACATCACCATCCGTCAATCCATCTTTCGGATAATATGTTTTAGTTTGCGCCTTTTTGACGGCTTCTCTAATTACCTCATTATCAGTAATTCCCTTCTCTTTCAAATCTTTAATATATTCATCCAGAAGCTGTTGCTTGATTTCTTTTTCTTTGAACAGGCGGTTTGCTTCGGCCAACTTCGCAACCTGTTCTGTTAGTTCTCTAATCTTTTCCGCCTGTTCTTCCACCATCTTGCGGAAGTCGTCACTTGATAATTGAATTTGATTCATCATCGAGGCGGCACTAATATCTGCAACCTGTCTCATTGCGTTCGAAGTTTCGATATCAAACTTATTAACAGCCAACTTGTCGAAATGGTTATAAAATCCATCTCTGACAACGCTCGATAACGTACCGGCGCCTTTTGTTTTACCTGTCTGATATCGCTCTGCAAATCCGTGGTCTTTAGAGAACGACGTAACCATCGCTGTCTCTTTTGATTTTTGGTCGATTAGGTCTTTCAAAACTTTTGCGTTGTCAACCATTGATTGCGGAGACGCCTGAAGTTCCTGAATCGTTTGACCGATCGTATCGATCCGATAAAAAGATTTAACAACCTCAATTGCGGCACGCTGACGAACAAGGTCTGTTGCCATTGCGTCATCATAAAGCGTTACGAGGTCAGCGTATAATCTTCCTCTGTCTTTTGCCGGTTCTTTTTCGAACGGATCGTAGTGAAACTTTTCAATAATTTCCTGCCTATCTCTGCGACCCTGCTCTGACAGTTCTTCTGTTATAGAAAGGTTACGTTGCTTTTGAACAATATATTCAAACGGCACGTCTCCTTCATCCATAAACGATTTGCGTTCAAGTCGAGGATCATCTTGAACGGCTCTTATATATAATTCATACGGAGAAATGAATTCGCTTACTTTTTCTCCATTCTCATATTCTCTATCTTCTTCCCACACTCGATGTGCGAGAGCGTCATCATAATACAAACCAATAAAAGCACACAATCTATATAATGCTTTATATTGATTCCCGTATTTTTCCTCCATGCGTTCACAAAACTTTACACAGCAATATGTGCAAAATGTCGCTCTTTTACGACCATTTTCTCCAGTGTGATAAATATCTGGATCTGAAACATATGGAAACTCTTCAAGCGCACGAGTTGTCGTGCAACAATCGCAAACCGCCTGTTTACGTGGTTTGTCAAACATTTCCATCGGTTGATATTTTAATGCTGGTAATTCCGGAGGTTTATTTCCAACATACTTCCGGTCGCTAACTCTTCTTTTATAAATCATATGAGGAATTTCCTCCTTTCAATCACCTTTTAATCAAAAATAAACCACCCGGAAATTCCGAGTGGTTCTTATAAATGTCTTCTCTGGAACTCTTCTGCGAGAGGAGCGAGAAGTCCTGTCCTATGAAAGTCCCGGCGGTTTGAGCTTCTATGAGAGGCTTGCCGGGTTCTGTTTTAATTTATTTTTTTGAATTTGAATTTTTGCGCTTTGTGTTTCTATAACACCTTACAGTTTCTGAAGTTTGAAAACACGAGTTTGCTTCTTTAAATTTAAATCTAAAACCACACGTATAATCTCTTTCACCACGACAAACTCTAGAAATTAATTTATAGCCTATTCCAGTTTGTCTCTCCGCTTCTCTTGCGCTCTCGTATTCTGCTATATATTCTCCATCCATAGACATTTGAATAATTGCCTTTTTATATCCGCCTTTTTCGTGATATTTTAAATCGACACCATTTTTAATATAATCTTCTTCAAACATCCATATAAACCCATATGAGGTTTTAAACCCATAATATTTTGAGCAACAACACCATATGTTTTTATTGTTTGGTCTATTAAAAAACTCTTCTGCTTTTGTTGCGTTTCTAAACCTTTGAACATATTCTCCATCTAATGTAATTTGAACAACAGGCTTAGTAGATTCCGCTATAGATATTTTCTCCAAAGAAATTGGGTCAAGATCTCTCATTCCATCTCCTCCAGAAGTCATATTATAACCAAAGGAGTTATTATTGGATTTATATTTTTTAATCCAATATCTTTCTCTTGTTTTCATTTTGTTCTTGTTATTAGAAGATATTTTTTCAATTATAAAAAAATCAAACGAATTTTCTCCATATTCATTCCATGCACTTTGCAAATGATCGTTTATATGTTTCCCTTTATTTAAATTGTTACGATGCGTTTTCCATCTCTTATATATATCAGACGATAATCCAATATATATTTTATTATTTGCAATATTTCTTATTCCGTAAATACCACCAATAACTTCATCTTCCATATCTCTATCTCCCTAAAAATAAAATATATAATAAAAGACCAGTAATCTGATTGTTAGGGCAATCAGAAGGGTAGCTACTCCCTGTCCTGGTCAATTATCCTATTTAATTTAGAACGATTCTATAAATCGCCTCTGCAACAGAATTATCTGTTACAATAATTAGGTTTTGAGATGCTTTACTTGAAAGTCTCAAATTCGCCGCATAAGTATCAGTTCCCATAAGAGAACCATTACTTACAACAAGCGTTTCATTTTGTTCATCTGCACTAAAGTGATGCAGGTGGGCGGTCAAAACCAAATCATAATGTTCGTGTGTCATACACGTGAGATTTTTAACAACAACATTCGGCTTATCTTTATCACCGTGGACTCCAAGAATTTTATATCCTTTTGTCTCAAACGCGATTATATCATCACCAAAATTATTTTGATGAATGTTCACAAATTTGCCGACTCTTTCAGACAAATACCACGGAATAATTCTTGCAAGAGATTCCAAATCCATTGCATCCTTCTTGTTCGGTTCGAGACGACTATGATTATCCAAACAATCATAATAATGGACTTCAAAATACTTTGCAAAATCCATTAACATCTCACTAACGAGCTCCGCCGCCAACATTGTTTGTGAAATCACATCAATTCTACTTTCAAGACGGATTGACAAATGAATTCTGCCTGCGATAAGATCAGACAAATTAACAACATAAAGCTCTTTAACATTGTTCGCGAGACACTTTTCGATTGTTTTATCTCTCAAAAGAGAAACTCTTCGTTTTGTTTCATCCAAATTATACTTATTCCAATAATTTTCAAAATCAAGACCAAGATGCCAATCAGAAATTTCAAGAATCGCAGAATTAATTCCATTATTTTCGGAAATCATCTCCGGCTCAAGCATCTTCTTTGCATTCATCTCACGAGCAGCCTGAAGTCCAATCTCTTTGATTGTTTCTTCTCGAGCAAGTCGTCTGATATATGCATTCGCTTGTGTGCGTTCGTCGCTCAATTTGAAACGCTCTTTCTGCATATTGATTTTTGCATCAATCAATTTAGAAATAGCAGGATCCGACTCAATTTCGTCTTCCCCTTCCACACTTCTTGCTCCAGCCTCGACGCCCTTACAATATGTGCGATAGTTCTTGCGATACTTTGACTCACTAAAAGATAAGTCCGTCTCTTCGTTGATAATGTCTGCGATTTCCTGCCAAGTCAAACGATTCTGTTGACCGAGAGCGCTCACTCGAATCATATAGTCATCGATTGACTCTCCGTCTCTTATTTGATACTTTTCGTCTACCACTTTTTAATCTCCTTTTAAAACACTTTTAATCTTATTGTCTGCTGTTGGCAGACGAATTTTGTTGTGGAGCTGAATCTGGGACTCAAACCCAGAACCGGCTGTTTACAAGACAGCTGCGCTATCATTGCGCCAATTCAGCATATTTGCCCTCGGACCCGTGGGAAACCGAGGGACGATCTGGCGCCTTTTGCTGGACTCGAACCAACGACATTTTGATTGTTTCAACAATTCTTTATATGTTTTTTAACACCTCCTCTACTTCATATTGACTTGCAAATGAAACATTTGTCATTCTACAATTTTTAGGAGGAATAAACCTTAATTTTTTAGCTGTCGAAGTTTCATTAATCGGAATTAAATAACATTGACCATTCCACATTGTTGCAAAATAATCAATTTCATCATTTTTGTATCTTGTATTTATACACTTACCATTTTTACGATGAGAAGACCTACATGAAAAAGTTATTGATCCATCATCCAATAAATGAGATGTTTTTATTTGTACTCGAATTAATTTTCCATTTATATCCCAAATTTGGTCGTATCTTTCTCTATCTCCAAATGGAATTGATACTTGATATCCCAATTTTGTTATATATGTTAAAACCTCTAATTCTGTAATATTTCCTATTTGTTTTGTATCTATGCTCATACAGAAAATATATAAAGTTTGTTAAAACAGTCAAACGTTCCACCAACTGAACTAAAAAGGCGTGAGGTAAGGGGAGACGTCGTAACGCCGCCCCTGCGAACGATTACTCGTTCTGGTAACTAAAATTCGGCTTTTATTTATTATTTTTATTATTCTTCTTCTCATAGAGGAAACAGCGAATTCCTTGTGACATTATTTAAAAACCGCCAAAAAATCATACTTTTTAGCTATTTTCAAGAAAATTAACTTTCGATTTCCTTGTGACGCGACCTTTTTTTTATCATTTTATTTCTTATTTTAAGATCTTCTTTCCAACAGTCCTTACAGATAAATCTCTTCGTTCTACAGTTGCAGACAAATCTTTTCCCGCATTTTTGGCAAATCAAAGTAGTGTCAAACCATCCGGAATATTTCGAAACATCGTATGCGTTCCAAATTTCAAAAGAAACAATATCATCTGCATATTTCCGATCTTGAAATTCATATACTTTCAATCCATAATATCCGCCATTCATATAATCCCATTGCTTTTTTTCTAAACACTTGAACAATCCAACTCGTATAGCCTCTTGAAGAATTTCCCACGCCATATTTTCGGTTATATACGAAGGAGCGTCCTTAACATATTTTCCAAAACTCCCTATTGGGAAATCAGATATTGCCTTTTCTCCACTAAACTTAAAATAGCAAATCGCAACCAGTAAAATCTGTTTTTGCCAAATTGTCTTTAATTGACAAGAATTAATGAGATCTATTTCTCTTTGATAAATTTTTTTATTTTTTACAGACGAAATTGGCAAACAGTCCAGCCGATCCCAACGACTCATAAATTCGCCTCTCCAGCCGTTAGAATCTTCTCCGTGTTTTGATTCAAAAACCTCTTTCCATATTTCATACGACTCATTCATATTTTTGTGGAGCCGCTCTTTTAAATATTGAAGGATCCAGTTGTCTTGTGCGTTTTCCGAAGGTCCTTCTATATATTTTCTCGTCGCAAGAATTTCCTGACAAGCTTTCTCTCTATCAACGAGTTCCATTTACAACCTCCCAAAACTTCTTCGTACACTCAATTCCTAAAACATCCACGACTTTTTTCTCTCGATGTTTCCCGATCTGCTTCTCTATCGTCCAACCGATTGAATAATATGTCGAGACAGCGTTTTTGCTTCCGGTTACTCGCATCTTTAATCCGAACGGGACCAAATCGGCGAAGTCTTCGCACTTTAATGTCTTCAATCCACCCAACTCCGCAAGCTCATCAATCTCAAAACGAATCCATCCAGACTCGTGCCAGTGAAGTTTTTCGAAGCAAAGCAATGAATAAAATAATCTTTTTATCTTTTCATTCGGAAGCGATTTCAAGAATTCGATTTCAAGATCATAAAACGATATCGTAAACTCATCAAGCAATTGATTTTGAATTTTCTCAAGCCAAATCGCTTTCATCTTCCCAAGAAGCTTTCTTTTTGCATCTTTATTTTTCACAGACGGCAGAAAAGAATCTTCGAGCTCCTCCGTTGTTTCCGTTCCGTCTTTTATAAACGAATCATAAACTGCCTTGATTTCTTTATTTTTCACCGACAATCCTCCAATCGTCTCTTTACTCATATTTAGTATACCACAAAAACCACATTTTGTCAAGAGGTTTTTAGAAATTTCTTTATTTTTATTTTTCTACTTCTTATTGTATACGCGCACGCGCACGCGTTATTATATATTATTAATATTTATTACTAGTATTTATATATTACTAAGATTAAATAATTATATATTATATTATATACTTATTCTTATTATCTATTCCCGCCCAACCACCCCTATTATACACTAAAAAAATCATTTTGTCAATACATATTTTAAAATTTTTTTGTAAACATATTATGAACATCATAATATTTATTCTAATTTCCTTTTCTTCTTTATATTTTTCTTTGCTCTTTATCTCTCTTATATATATTTCATAATTTTTCTCTAAATTTTTTTCTAAAAATCACAAAAAACTTTTCAAAACCCCTTGACAAACGAGTGAATTTATGATATAATATAATCAAGGAAAGGGAATGCCGGGTTCCCTAAATAATAAAACAGGAGGATTTTTGATGTAATGCTTTCAGTTACATACTTCATTTAATTTCTATGAACAATATTCAACAGAGAAAAATCAAACTTTTTATAGACGCTGACGATACAATTTTAGAATCGTCAAAAGCTTTTATCAACATTGTTAATCAGCAAGATAATGTTACCCCACATAAAACATACGAGGAACTTCGAGATTGGAAATATCGGTCTTTATTCCCGTATATGACAAGCGAAAGAATATTTGAAATATATGACTCGGAAGAATTTTTTAATATCGTAAAAATTAATCCAGATTTTGAAAGTTTTTATCTTAAACACGAAAATGATTTTGAATGGAATATTGTAACAAAAGGACACAAATCTAATATTGAACACAAACAAAAATATTTCAAAAAGCATCTTCCAAAAGCGAAAGTCGTTGGATGTAGATTTGATTCGAAGGAAGAACAAAACTTTGACAAGTCTCATATCAATATGGATTATGGAATCCAAATTGATGATCGAACAGATTGTTTGACTGGAAGCAATGCAAATATAAAAATTTTATTTAAAAACAATAGAGACTTTTACTGGAACAGAACAGATATGACGAGCGAGCCTCTTTATATAATGAACAGTTGGAAAGAGATAATCGAAACTTTAGAATTTGCTCTTGAAAATTCAGATGTGTTTATGGAGAGGTGTTGAAAATGAAATCGACTAAAATTATTTTGTTTTCCGGATTTGCAAGGCACGGAAAAGATCAAAGTGCGACATTTTTGAAAGAAGAGTTGAAAAAAGCAGGAAAGACGGTTCTTGTATATCATTTTGCTGATGCTCTTAAATCATTGTGCGAAAGTTCGTATAATTGGATTAAAGGCGACAAGGGACCTATCGGAAGAACAATTCTCCAGAATGTTGGAACGGTATATCGGAAAAATAATCCGGAGTGTTGGGTTAATATCGCTCGACAGATTGCCCTTGGGTGTTCGGAAGAATATATGTTGATTCCGGATTGTCGATATAAAAATGAGGCATTAGGATTTTTGGACTTTGATTATAAAAATGTTCGTATCGAAAGACCAAATTTCGACAATGGACTCACAGAGGAGCAAAAGAATCACATTTCAGAAACTGAAATGAGCACGTTTTCCGAATATGATTATATAATTACTAATGACGGTTCTCTTGATGACTTAAGAGAAAAGGTAAAACAAGCATTTCAATTAGAGGTGGAATAATGCCAATTAGAGAACAGAATTTGTATCAGATTTACAAGTTCTCTTCCGCATTTATTTGCGAAAATAATTTAGATATTAAAGATTATACTCCACGCCGAGCGGCGCAAGAAGGATGTTTAGTTTCTTGCGGAGATAATATTGCGTTTGACCAAGCACGAAAAATTCGTGGTGACAACAGAAATTACAAAGAAATTTTTTCAAATATTCAATTTCTTAGAAACTCTCTCCATAGAGCAAAAAAAGAGGGACGAAGTAAAGAAGCTAAAATATTTTGGCAAGCAATCCTAAATACACTATTTGTTAAAGACTTCGTTGTTGTTGAAGTAAAAAAGAAAGAAGAATATAAAAGAATTTCAAAATCCGGCTTTTATGTTAATGGAATCCGATATGTTCGATTTAGCGCATCTGCTGGACAAATTAGACATAACTGTGTTTTAATGGTTAATTTCGAAATCGCAGAAGAATTAACTAATAGATTAATGTGTGATTTCAACAACCGCGTTAAAGAATTCAATCTTGCTAAACTTTCAGCATATTTTGCCCTTTCTACATCATCGATTTTGTGGGTTTCGACTCCGCGTGTTTGTGTTATAAAAGACTTTTTCACAACACTTCCAAACCAAAAGTTGGACTGGATCACAACAGACGAAAATGGAAAGAAAACGGTTGAAGAAAGAGTTCTCGATATCACTATGAATTCTTGCGATGGGCAAGGACTCGTTTCTCCGGAAATGGCACAAAAATGGTCGCAAGAAATGAATCTTGGATATGTCGCAAGTTCATATGTCGTTCGTTCGATATTCGTTAAAGGAAATCTTGTCCCGTTCGATTTTCACGCATATGCTAAAGAAAACGGAATCGAATATATTTATGACAAATGGGGGCACCCGTATAAAGTTGACGAAATCGATGTTCTCCTTTCAGAATCACAGTTCAAGATGCATAAGTATTATTCGAGCTGGGAAGATTATTCTGAATATATCGAAATGGCGCAAATTGGTTGGGGTGTTTCGAGATATAACCGAAAGTTTGATGATGAATGGGTCCTTGCGAATTATCAGATAATTCAGGTTTTGAATATCGATAAAGACGACATTAAAAACCTTGTTCAACCCACAATTGATTGGATTAAGAAGGTTTGCTCCGGAGATCCGTTATATGCGATGTTGTATTCACTTGGAGGATTTTCAGAAGATTATCAGATTGAGTATAACGATGTTTATACGAGAGCACAAAGTCTTGCAATGAAAGCTGTCGTAAAAAATCCAGACTTTCTAAAAGACACATATGTTCAACGGAAGATTTATCGTAACCTGATTCGAAGCATTACTCAAGCAAAGATTGGAAAGATTTGGGTTAGAGGTAATTACTCGTTTATGATTTCAGATCCAATTGCACAGTGTCGAAGTGCATTGGGGCTTGATCCAAAAGGTGAGATTCCCGGAGAATATATTTATTCAAACTTCTGGAATAAGAGATATGAACCCGGAAAAGATATTGTGTTGTGTCGATCTCCACTTCTGGACAAACACGAAGTCAATCATTGTAAGTTATATAGAAGTAGCGAAGCAGATAAATGGTATAAATGGATTGAAAGCGGAATAATTTATTCGATTTATGATTTGAGTACATTAAGACATAGCGATTCTGATTTCGATTAAGTGAATTCTCAAGTCGAAGTAAAAAGTAGTGAACCGAAAGATTCGGGTGTCAAAACGACGATAGTGTTTCGTAGGAAATGACGAATAACGTTTTGGCTAACAGGGGAAACCTCAGCGCGTAATGGCGGTGGCAATCCTGTGGTAAGCAATTAAAATGTAAATTATTTAGCGTCAATTAGAAAAAGATTGGAGGTGAAAAAGTGGGGAAATTTATTGATAGAACTGGAATAAAATACGGAACTTTAGTTGCCGATGAATATGTTGGTGGCGGAAAATGGAAGTGTCATTGTGAAAAATGTGGAAATGTTTTTATAAAAACCTCAACACAGATGCGAAAATCAGGATGTAATTATTGTTGGAAAAAACATATAAATAGTAACTTTTTCCAAGAAATTGACAATGAAGTAAAAGCATATTATTTTGGTTTGTTTTGGGCTGATGGATATTGCAGCGAACGTTTAAATATATTTAAAATAGATTTGCAAGAATCAGACAAAGAAATTCTTGAGAAGTTTAATAAATTTGTTGAAAGTTCTCACGAAATAAATCAATATATTGCAAAACTTGGAGATAGTTATAGAAGTAAAGAGTCTGTCGTGTATAGATTTGTAACACTTGATAAAACATTTATTCAATCTTTGTTTCAAAAAGGATTATCAACACACAGAGAAAGTTCTCATTTGCCGTTTGAATATGTTCCCAAAAGCTTGTTGGTCCATTTTATAAGGGGATACTTCGATGGTAATGGAAGTATAAGTATAATAAAAGGTCGCGTCGTTAATATATGCGGCGGAGATGTTATTTTACACGATATAGACAATATATTAAAAAATATGAATTTTAAAACAGCCTTTCATCGAAGAAGGCCAGATGCCTTGAATAATAATACTCTATATGTTCAGGGCGGAGCAAAAGAGTAAAAAAGATTTCTTGATTGGATATATGGAGACGCTACTATATATTTAAATCGCAAATACGAAAAATATTTACAATTTTAATTGAAACTCAAACGATCATCCCTTGGCCAAAGGCAATAGGAGTAGGGCCGCTCATAACGGTGGGAGAAAACCCCTTAAATCGAAGTGCTACTCATATATCAAATTAATTTAATTTGATTGGAAGATATGATCTAAGCCCCTAATAAATATCGGGAAACCGAGGGTATTAACTGGGAGATTTAGTAATGTCATCAGATAACGAGATCCTCCTAAAAGGTTCGATGAAAGATGTGACAAATCCAATCTCATACGACAAAAAATCGGCTCCTGTTCACAAAATCTGTCACCGCGAATTCGTAAAAACAGACTTGCGTGGATTCGGAACAAAGGTCGGAACATATAGCAATTATTCCACACAGCTTGAAGCAATGCTTCCATTGTTTCAGAGACCGGACCAAAAACGTCAACGAGATGAAATAGAGTTGCGTAAAAAGCTTCTTCGCGAAATCAACGGACAGGAAATCGACCGAATTAAGGGGGTTGAAGCAAAAGGACCTCCGAAAGACGAGTGGCTTCGCACGCAGAAGGTTGAAAAAGACGATCCGGAAGATGTAATTAAAGCAAAGAGATATCATAATTCTCTTGTTATTAACAAGAAGCCGTATTTCTTTAGATATTTATATCCAGAATTAAATACTTCGTATAAGACACACGAAAAGAGATACGACGAAATCGCGAAATGCACATATCGGACGAGATTAAAGAAACTTCTGATAAAAGAGAATAAAACGCCAGAAGAGAAAAATTTTATCAGAAATTATCATCAATTTTCCCCGGTTTTAAACACGAATTGTACGATGAACATTTTATGTCATATGGTTGAAGACACAGATTTTGACATTCAATATAATAAAAATTGTGTTAGCTTACTTCCATATTACAACCTTGACGAGTACAAATTCGACCCGGAGATTCTTGGCAAATTCCGAGATATGTATCGAAGATTCAATGATAAAAAAGCAATTACAATTGTCAATCAAATTTTCAACAATTCTGATGAAGAGCAGGCAGACGAAATTCGAATGGAAATTCTTGATTCGATCCGAGATGAGCTTCGCGTCGAATATGATGAACTCGAAATGGCCCCGATGGACGCATTGACATATATCAAAGCTCTTTCGCAGAGTTATTCAAAGTTCAACTGGGATTTCGCTTGGAGTTTGCTTGACGAACAGATTTTAGATGTTATTGAAGAAAAAGACGCATATGCTCCGGTTGAGTGCGCGGACGGGGAAGAATATCTTGGAAGACGATTTAAACTGAAAAAGATTCCAAAACAAATTCAACAAATGATTATTGACCCCGAGACCGGCGAAATTCTGGAGGAAGGAGAAGAAAAAGAAAATGAGAATTATTAAACAGGGAAATTTAAACCCAAAAAAGGAAAATAAGATAGCCGCAGTTTACATTTGTAGCAAATGCGGTGCAGAAGCGGAAGTGGATACCGGAGAGAGTATTGAATCGTGCCCTTGTTGCGGAGCGCGGAACGGTGCTTTTGCTCCCAAACTTACTAATAAGCCGCTTTCTGCTGGAGAAGCATTTCCGAAAAAGTATTTTCGGTTTGGTGTATCCGAAGAAGCCGCAAAACTTTCAGACGAAGAAATTCGCAATATGATTGATAAGACGGTTCAGACATATCTTAGAAGTAATTGCGGATATTGTTATAACGGAACCGGAGATACTTTCGTTGCAGTATTTCAATCAAACGAAAATGACATTAATGATTATTTTGTAGTAGTTGGCAAGAATTATTATGAAATCAATTCTTGCGAATTAGAAGATGATTATTCAGAAGGGGAAGATGAAGATGGGTAAATTTAACCTATTCGTTAAAAATTACAATTGTAACGCAAATAAAATTGAAAGTTATGATGTTCTAAGCCGGAGAGAATCTGAGATAAAAAAACTCAAAAAGAAATGTGCGACAAAAAAAGAGTTTTCTGAGTCACTTCGGAGTGAATTTATGTGGAGATTCTGTTCTAAAGCAGAATGGGAGCTTATTATCACCAAGGAGGAAGACGGAAGAATTATTTTGTCGCCTTGGTGTGGGTGCTCCGACCCTGATTCCGTAGCAATTGATGTAACGAACGACAAGTCTTTTGATTGGTCGGGATTTGCCGACGAACATATTAAGCGGCAAATTTTTAAAAATCAGGCAAAGATTGATGTTTATGACCAAATTATGTATGGAGACAGATTTTCAAATCTTGTAGACGAATTGTGGTATACTCGGTTGCCTTATGAACGAGACAATCCAAAGTTTCATAGAAATTAATAGTGAGGTTTATTAAATTGGAAAATTTCGAAGTGGAAGTATTAAAACATCCGGATGCAGAAGATTGGATGTTGTGTAAAAAATGTACGCTTGTCACAGTCGGGAAAGATTCGAACAAAGAACCGACAATGGAATGGAAGCGAAAACTGATTGGGGCACAGCATAGCCCCATCAGAACCCTTAATTTCTGTTTCCGAATCAAAAACATTCCGTCGTGGGTGGCGACACATCTCGTACGTCACGTTCATGCGACTCCATTTGTAAAAACGCAACGTAATGATCGACAGGAAAGTTTTGACAGAAACCTTGCCCCGCAAGGAGCTCCAGTAGATATGTGTTGGTATATGAATGTAGAAGAGCTAATCACAATTGCTCATAAGAGACTTTGCACACAGGCGTCACCCGAAACAAGAGAAGTTGTAAAAGAAATATGTCGAAAGGCAATTGAAACAAATCCAGAACTTGATGGGTTTCTCGTTCCACTTTGCCAATATCGTGGTGGATTATGTACGGAATTTAATCCGTGTGGACTAAACAAAAAATTTCAAACGAAAGAGGAGAACATTTAATTCTAATGGCTAACCGTTTCAAAGACTATCGAGCACAATTGAAGAGTAATAAAACAGTCGTTTTATCCGACGATGAACTGAAGCTTTATTCAAGAACAGCAAACAACGAGGGCGTTTCTCACGCAAATGTTGATTGGGGAGATTGTGTTATGTTTACAGACACAAACAAGCGCGACGAAGCGACGGATGAGGATATGCCGGAAGTTCCAGATAATTCAGATAAAGAAAAGACAATTATTAGAAATATGGAAAGAGAACAAAAAACGAAAGAGACAAAAACAGAAGGAGATATAGAATAATGTCTGAAAAAGAAACGACAATTAACAGGGAGTTTTTGCAGACACAGGTTGTTGAAAGTCCGTATGATGTCAGAGACTATCAGATTGTTGCCGGAAAAGACTTTCCTAAAACATTTGAACTCCCTAAAAAAGTTAATGTTAAAAATCAAGGGATGAAGCCGACCTGCGTCGCACACGCACTTTCCTCACTCGTTGAATATCATAATTTGATCGAAACAGGAAAATATCGCAAGTTCAGCACGGAATTTATTTATGGAACTCGTGACATCGGTTATTATATCGGGGATGGTATGGTAATCCGTGATGCGCTTAAGACGGTTCAAAAATATGGAGACTGCTATTATGCAGACTGTCCTGGAAATCACGACACGGCGGACGCAATGAAGAACGTTAACGAGAAAGTGGAAGAATATCGAAATCTTGCATATCCTCATCGAATCGGTTCTTATTATCGAGTTAGAACTCCTGAAGAAATCAAAACAGCCTTAATGAACCACGGTCCGGTTGTTGTTTCGATGACTTGTAAGGAGAATGCATATATTGCCGATGACACATATTGTTATCCGCAAAACGCAAAAAATTCAGGCAGACATTGTGTTCTGATTGTTGGATGGAACGAAAATGGTTGGATTATTCAAAACTCTTGGGGTGCTCTTTACGCAGGAGACGGTTATTTCACACTACCGTTTGATTTCAAGATTAACGAAGCGTGGGGAACGACCGATCAAAAAGATGATTATTCTCTTTTGAAACGTAAGGCAAGAAACAAGTTTATGAACAAAATTTACGAAATTATTAACAAAATCGTAAATTGGTTTTACAATAGAAAGAAGCAGAAAGAATCGTAAAAATTTTTTTGAAAAATTTCACAAAACCTCTTGACAAACGGGAGGTTTTGTGATATAATAGAGTCAGAAAGAACAAGGAGGCAAAAACCAATGACAAATATTGAAAAACTCAGAGCAATGTCGCTCGACGAATTTTCACTTTGGCTTGATGAAAACGGATTGTTTGACAATTCTCCGTGGATGAATTGGTTCGATAAAGAATATTGCCAAAACTGCGAAGCCGAAAAGGTTATGATGGAAAACGGGAAAACTTGTCCCTGCGCATACTGCGAGATTCACGAGCACTGTCGATTCTTCCCGGACGCTCCAACTCCGGTAAATTATGACATTATCAAAATGTGGCTCCAAAGAGAAGAGACGGAGGGAAAAGAGAAATGATTCTTGTGTTGGTAATGTGCCTCTTTTTGCTGGAAGATCTCAAGCGAAAATAATCGAAAAATTTTTTAGGAAATTTTCAAAAACCCCTTGACAAACGAAGGAAAATGTGATATAATATATTCAGAAGGAAGAAAGAGCAAAGAATAAAGAGACTCCTTCTGACGGTGACTCCGATAACCGAAAATTTTCGGAAAATATGGGCGGGTAAATTATTAATTTAATTTTCTCGCCCGATTAAAAATATATTTATAGATAAAAATGGAAATATCTGAAGAAAAAATTAAACATATTATTTATTTATATGATATAGAGAAAGAAAGTATAAATAAAATATCTAAAGAAAACGGAATTGATCAAAGAATAATAAAATCAATTTTGTTAAAGAATAATATTCCAATAAGAAGCAATAATTTTTATAAAAATAAAAGTGTTGATTCTAATTTTTTTGAAAAAATAGATACACAAGAAAAAGCATATATATTAGGCTTTATATATGCTGATGGTTGTTTAACAAATGGCGCACTGCAAATTAAAGTGTCTATAAAAGATATTGAAATATTATGTAAAATTAAATATATTTTAAAAAGTGATCATAAGATAACAAAAGCCATAAATCATAATGGCTATGGAGTAGACAATGAATATTGTTCTTTAAGGATAAAAGATTTAAATATTGAAAAGTGTTTGTTGAATCTTGGGGTTAAGCCAAGGAAGACTAAATGTCTAAAATTTCCAAATGGACTGTTGTCTGATTTTCTAATACGTCATTTTATAAGAGGATTTTTTGATGGAGATGGGAGTATATATTCATCAAATTCATCTTGTATTTCTTTTACTGGAACAGAAGATATGCTTCTTGGTATTCGAAATGAGTTACAAAAAATAACTTCAACAAAAGCAAACATATATAAATATAAAAATAAAGACATATATGAATATAAAATAGGTGGGCATAATAATATAAATAACATTTACGATTATTTATATAAGGACTCAAATATATTTTTAGAAAGAAAAAAGAATAAATTTGAAGAAATTTTAAAATTATTTTAATCTAAAAAAGGAATATGTGTGGGAGCGGTCAAAGAGTGAAGTGAATAAGATGACCGCTCCTGTTTTTTTGTGAAAATGAACGCTTTTGGAATTTTGGTGTTAATATTATTTTTATATGCCTGTATATTGTTTATCAAATAGATGAGAAGGTGTTAATTATGACGAGACAAGAAGCATTGGCAGAATTGAAGGACCGCGTCCGTTGTGCGGGCTGGGTTGATGAAGATTATGTGGACTGTGTTTCCACAGAAGCACTGAAGGTTGCTATTGAAGCGTTGGAACGAGATATTTCAACTGACCCCGACCGGGTATAGTTTTAAACCGGTACCCTGAAAATACCCCCGGTAGGGTATAGCTGGCCGTGATTGTAAAAGACGTTTTTGGAGGAGGATAAGAATAAAGTTTTAATATTTAAGAGTCGGTTGAAATACCGGCTCTTTTTTTGTGCGGATTGTTTGGCGGCTGATGGGTGGCAAAATCGATTAGAACAAATGATTTGTTTTAAACCAGTCGATTTCGACGAGATTAGGCGTTTCAGAGGATTTTGAAACGGATTTTGGATTAAAACAGAATGGAGGGGTTATGGGGGTTACAAGGGGTTATGGGAGAGATTGTTTAGAATTTGCTCGAAAGTATTAGTTTTTAGATAGTTTTGATATGATTTTAAAGAGTGGGGCGAAATAGGTGGTGTGAAGGGAAGTTTTGGTGATGGGAGGATGATAATAACTGGAATGCCGATTTTGGGACGATTTTCTTTTATTTGATAAGGCGCGTGGAAAATGTTTGGGTTGGATGGGTAGTGATAAGGTATGAGTGGTTTGGCGAGAATAAGAGAGAAATAAAAGAAATTTACAGATTGTTTAGATGCGAGTAATATTGGGGAAATAGGTGGGTGGAGATGGAAATAAAAATAAAAAAATATTTTATAAAATCTATTGACAAAACATTTATTTTGTGATATAATTATAGTGCAGTAAAATAATTTATAGGAGAAAGAAAAAATGAAAAATATAGAAAATACAAAAATTGATTATTTGAATATTGGAAAATTTGTTGGGAAAACTAGATCTGGAAAAAGATTATGGGAATGCCGATGTGAGTGTGGGAATGAATTTATTGTAGATGAACTTTATCTAAATAAGAAGAAATTTCATTCCTGCAGTAAATGCGGATATAAAAAACCGTGGGAGAATAAGGAAAAGGTTACGTCGTTGAGATTATATCATACTTGGAGTGGAATTAAACAAAGATGTCTTAATCCAAACGCAAACTCTTATGATAATTATGGAGGTCGTGGAATTAAGATTTGCGAGGAATGGTTGGTTTTTGATAATTTTAAAAAGTGGGCTGAAAAGAATGGATACGATCCAAACGCTCCAGCTCAAGAATGTACTCTCGACAGAATTGATTCAAATGGAAATTATTGTCCTGAAAATTGTAGATTTGCGAGCCGGAAAGAACAAGATAATAATAAAAGAAGTTGTGTTTGGGTTACCGACGATAATGGAGAGACACATAATTTAACTCAATGGGGTGAAATTTTAGGAATTAAAAGAGGCACATTATATCGTAGATATTTAAGTGGAGAAAGAGGGCAAAGTGTTTTAAGAAAAGAAGATTGGCGTGGGAAAAATAAAAAGAAGAAATATAATGAAAAAGAAGCAATTGAAATAATTCAAATTGATAAAAGAACATTTATTATAAAATATAGAGAAAATGATGAAATAAAAGAAGAGACGGTTTGTGTTGAAACAAATGGAAGAAATGCAGCAATAGCAAAAATTTGTGAGATGGGAGTTGTTGTCCCGGATGTTGTTAGAAGAGCGTGTAAAACACCATATAAGGGAATTCTTATTGATTGTGAGAGAAATGATGATGGATGGATATTGAAGTGTAAAGAAAAGAACGGAGATAGAGTATTTGATATTGAGATTGGAAAGATGAGTAAATCAAATATGATAAAATATTGTCGAGACGAATGGATTGTGATTCCGACAGAAACGATGAAGAGGTTGAGAGAGAAAGAGAAGAAAGAATAAATAAAGTGGAGATATTGAGAGGTTTTGGACTTTTTATGTGAGACAAGATGCCATATATAGTATTTTAAAATGAAAAGAGGATACGGGAATGTATATTCCGTTTGTATCCTTTTTTCAATGCCATCATCTTGAAAGGAGGTGAATAGGATGGTTGACTATACTATCTATAGTCTTTCTGAACTTCGGAAGCTCTCGAAAGCGAACTTCTTGAAGATTCGTGAGCTCGAAAAAACCAATGAGACAATCGATGTCTCGTTGGAACTTTCTCTTGCGAGAGAGCAGGACGTCGCGATTCGCGATGCTCTTGCAATCAAGCAGGAGGAGGCAGACAAGAGGAAGAAGTGATTCTTCCTCTGCCCCGTAATGCGGCCATTGCCGGTTCCAAGCCCGGATGAGAAACGCAGAGGACGGTTCCCGCCGATATGGTAACGCCAAGCGCGTATGGCATCACTTCCAACGAGGAGCGCCACGGGAAGAAAGGATTTCTACCATGAAAACCACTGCCATCTTTACCAGAACCCTCACCACCTCGACCGTTCCGGCTTTTGACCTTGTTCGTCAGGGTTGGCAAATCGTTTCCATCGATATCGACGGTGTCATTACTGCTACCAAGCAGCAGATTGTCAACTGCGATAAGGAAGCTGCAATGTCCAATATGATGCTTCGCAACCTTTTCGATTCCAAGAAGAAATATGGAACCGAAATCGTTACCAAGATCGATTTCGGCGTCTATAAAGTCGGTCTTGTCTGGAACGCAAAGGACGAACGTGCAGAGCCCTTTATGAATCGCCCGACAATCACCGACATCTCCTCCGTTATCCCGAAGGAAGACGAAGAATACATCTCTCAAGAAGACATTGACTACGACAATGCGTGCTTCGATGCCGATATGAGAGATTTTGAAGACCTTGCACAGAGATATTAATGAAAGGAGGTAACGAACAATGAAACACATTTTCTCTCGTCTTCTCAATTACATCCGCTTTGTCATCACCGGAAAATCTGACAACTTCGTCGATCAGAACATCCTTGACTTCTCCGGTCAGGGACGCGACCGTTACGGTCGATAAATATTCTTCGAGCATTAGAGCTTCGGTTCTAATGCTCCATAGAGTGTTTATCACTCTCGCCTCAAACACCAGAGGTGAAATCACCCGTCGCGCAGGGTAAAGCGCAGAAAGGAGCGTTATATGAAAAACGCAAAAATTTCCATCACCAACTCCACCGTAAACATCTACGAGTACGACAACCAGGCCGAGAGCGCTCGAGATGAACTTTTCCGGAAGCTCTTCTACGCTCGCAACAAAGCAACAATTGGCGGTGTCTCCAATTGGGAGAAATTACTCGACCACTACTACAGCGGAGAATACGAAGAAATGATTGAGAACATTTCTTCGTTCTCCGGACCGGGTGGAGCGACCCGGAATGCGTGTGTTCGCTTGATCAAAATCATTGCCAAAAGTGAGGAGGTAAACTGAAATGGCAAAGAAGAAAATTCGTTTTACCAATTTTTGGGGAGATGAAATCTCCAAACGACAGTATGTGGATGACAAGATTCGCGTCCTGTCGGAAATGGAGTTGTTCTCTCCCGACAGCATTGCGAATGAGAAGGAACAAATTGAGAAACTCCACGACATTCATCATTGGACACGCAGGATTCTGATGTCCTGCGAGACAGAAGTTCAAATCGACAACCTCGCAAGAATGCTGATTGTCGGAGAGCTCTCTCCAGCAGAATTCGTCGAAAGATATTACGACTGTATCAACGGTTAAAAGGAGGAAAAGAAAATGGCACAATTTTGCAAAATCGCCGGAAAGGTGACCAATTGCACCGAAAACTGTAAGACTTGTCTCGAAGAAGAGACGAAGGTTCGTGACATCAAGGTCGGCGACAAGGTCCGGTATATCTTCGAAGACTCAAAAGAAGATAAAGAGACTGGATTTTACCCGCCGAAGGGGACCGTTGGAACGGTTCTTTGGGTTGGATACGAATCTGGTCAGTGTTATATTCAATGGCCGGAAGGAACAACAAAAAGAGGAGGTTGCTGGTATACCGAAATAAAGACTGTCGAGCTGGTTGAAAATTTCGACTAATTCATTGAAAAGACTTGACATTTCAAGGAAAATATGATATAATATAAACAGAGAAAATGTCCGGGTGAGAGTAGGACGAATATAAATACAAAAAGGAGATAAACTAAAATGAAAAACATTTTTGTTGTTGGAATCATTGAAAAAGACGGAAAGATTGCCGCTTGTTCCACGTCGATTGGAACAGGAAATTGTGTTCTGTCGTGGGCAAACGGAAATGGCTTCAATCACGTTTATTTCTTCCCAACGAAGAAGGAATGTGACGATGTCGCTAATGATTGGAACCGAAGCTTTATCGAACAAGGTAAATACATTTATCAGAATAAAGAAAGAGAGGAAAACTAAAATGGCAAGCAATCTCAACAGAGCAAAGTCCGCAAAGAACGATGAGTTCTATACAAGATATGAAACGATCAATGCGGAGATCAATACGAACGAGCACGGATATCGTCCGTTCTTCAAAGACAAAATTGTCTACTGCAACTGCGACGACCCCGAAGAATCGAACTTTTGGAAGTTCTTCAAAACAGTCTTCAAGGCTTATGGGCTAAAGAAACTCATTTCGACACACTATACTCAAGACGGTTCCAGCTCTTACAAACTTGAATACGACGGTGAAAGAGTCGTAAAAGTCGAGCTCGAAGGAAATGGAGACTTCCGTTCTCCAGAGTGCATTGAATTGCTCAAAGAAAGTGACATCGTTGTTACAAACCCTCCGTTTAGCCTTTTCATTCCGTTTATTGAATTACTGATACAGCACGACAAAAAATTCATTATTATCGGAAACAAAAACGCAATCCCTTTGAAAAATGTTTTCAAGCTTATTCAAGACGAAAAGGTTTGGACTGGTTATGAGATTCCGAAGGATTTTATAACTCCGGAAAGAGAAATCACGACGAAAGTTAACGGCTTATGTCGTTGGTTTACAAATCTTGACATTCCGAAACGTCACGATCCGCTTCTTATGGGTTGGAAGTATGACAAGGGTGTCGAAATGGGAATGTACGCAAAATATCAAAATTATGATGCAATCAACATCGACGAAGTTTGCGAGATTCCCAAAGATTATTTCGGATTGATGGGCGTTCCGATTACTTTCTTAGACAAGTTTTGTCCCGAACAGTTTGAAATTGTTGGATGCGCATCTGGATGGGCGCATAAAAACACTACGCAAGAATATAAAGAGGCGGTTGGATATAAACCTCTTGTTTCAGATCAAGGAACACGTGGATATGGAATAGTTGATGGAAAACAAAAATATCACAGACTGCTTATAAGGAGGAAGTAAAATGGTTTGGAATATAGCCGGCATTGTTTTAAACATTATAAGTATTGTGGCAAGCATCTTCTGTTGGAGGTTTGCATATTCGAGCGTAAACAAATATAACAGATATGTGGATCTGTTATATAAAATCGATTTTTCTAAAGAGGGTGCTTTTCAAAAATTTAGAGAAATTATGGGGAAAATCCATAATTTAGAAAAGAAAAATCAGAAAAGACAAGTTGAATTTTCTAATCAAAAGTGTGAACTTGAAAGCAAAATCGTCGAAAGACTGAGAAAGGAGATGAACTGAAATGCCATACGCACACGAAGTAAACCACATAAAACTTGTCGGGCTTCAAGACAGACGGCGAAAGTTAACAGACGAACAGAAGACAGAGATAATCCGCCTTCGTGACGAAGGTTGGAGCTTAATGAAACTCGCTAAAGAATTCGAGGTTTCAAAGAAGTTGATTATTCTCATCGTTAATCCCGAATCCAAAGCAAAGAACGACAAATATGTCAAAGACCATTGGAGAGAGTTCCGACAGACAAGGGAGGAACACAACGAAGCCGTTAAAAAGACAAGACACCACAGACAAGAATTATTTCTGAAAGGAGAACTGAAATGAACAACAACATTCACGACATCGACAAAATTCGCAGAATTGAGGACATCGGATTTTATTATGAAGATGGTTTAAAATATTTTGCGAAACTTTTCATTTATTTCGATGAGGAAACCGGAAGGGAAATCGAAAGCAAATGCTTCTACTTTCTCGCAGGTCCGTTCTATCGAAATCAGATGGAACAGATTATCAACAGAATGACAGCACAGGAATTTGACAATTATCTGGAATATCCGAGATACGCTCGGTTTCGCTTCGTTCCCGCACACATCGAATCGATTTAAAAAATTGGTTGAGCTACCGACCTTACCGGGCAGAAAGGAATAAACTATGAAACAGAATAAAATTTACCCGCACGACCTCGAGGAAAAGGGATTCAAGGAACTTCATTTCCGTGAAATGAGCGAATACCAACTCTCGAAGAGCGCATTCGTGGAGAGATATGTCTCCTCTACCGTTAAACACGCAGATAGCGGATGGAAGGGCGTAGAATACGCTGTTTACAGCAACGGAGAAGAATATGTCTTCTTCCTTGACGACAACCACGACCGGTGTCGCGGAGTCTGCGTGACAGCGGATTCGAAGCAGGCAATTGCGACCGACGTGTTCGACAACATCGACTAAATCACTAAATAAAAAATTAAAAATTATGAGTTTTCGGATAACCTCTAAAACCGAAGAAAGGGTTACATTATGACAAGATTGGAAAATGTTATCGAAGAAGTAAAGGCCGCTCACACTGGAGTATATCGTCCTTGGATTTTCGATGAAAATGGGAATATACGTGAAGATGTTCTCGTTGGAGATGTTCTTCCGCTTCTCGAAGAATTGAAGGAATACGAAATTGACATCACCGATGAAGAAATTGAAGAATTCATCAACGATGAAGAAACGAAAGGAGACAACACCTACAACTGGGGCGCAAATATCTCTAATGATTTACAAATTCACTCGCAAGAATATGATGACGAAATAACGATGGTTATCGCTGTCCATCTTCGCGGAGATATTCGAGCGAACTATTCTGATTACTTTGCTGTGAAGATGAGAGGATTCTATGAATTTTACGAACTCGAATCAATGCTTCAACATAAAGACATTACAAACACTCTCGCTGCTGACATCAATTTGATGAGTGAAGGATACAGCGTTTATGACTACGAACACGATGACGACCTTGGAGAATTCTACGAAATCGAAATCAAAGACGCGCTTCCGGAAATAACAGCGAGACAAAAAGAACTGTTCCCGGAAGAAGATTGACAATTGAATTATTAAAACTCAAGGAGGCTGGAGAAATCCAGTCTCCTTTTTATATAGATATTCTAAAAGATTGGAGGTAAAATATATTCGCCTTTCGGCATCTTGGTATTATTGATGTTGGTTCTGGCTTTTATAGAAATCCACAAATTCTAATCAAAGGAGTTCAATTATGAACAAAGTATTAAAATTAATTAAAAACAAAAAATTATTTACAAGGAGAATTGATTATGGAAGAATTCAATGGTTATGACAGTTTTATATTTTACAGAGGTTGGGCTGAAACAGCAAAAGGATTTGCTAAAGATTTCGGTGAAGATTTTGCTAAAGAAATGATTTGGGCATTGGTTTGTTATATTTGCTTCGGCGAAATCGCAACAGAAAAGAAATCAATCATCAAATGGATTGAAGGAGACTGCCTGCGCGCAATTGAGGCCGCAAAGAAAAGACACGACGCATCAATCGAAGCCGGGAAACTCGGTGGAAGACCGTCGAAAATAAACAAAGATGATGTTCTTGCTCTAAAACAAGACGGTAAAACAGTTAAAGAGATTGCCGAAATTCTTGGATGTTCGAGAGATACGGTTGAAAGAGCATTAAATGAATGCCGCAAAACCGCAAAACCTCCGCAAAACCTATATGTTAATGAAGATGCTAATGACAATGAGAATGCTAATGGAGATGAGAATGGCGTGGGTTTGGCGGAAGCCGAGAAGTCCGCTGACGCGGGAAAGTCTGCTAACGCAGAAACCAAATTGAAGGTCGTTCAGTTATTTAAAAAGAAATATAAATATGCGCAAATTCAAAAAGAGACTGGATTAGAGTTTGGAGAAATTAATTCAATTATCAACGATAAAGAACATTGGAGTTGGTGGGAGAATGAAGTAAAACAAGCTAAAAAAGAAGAAAGATCAAGATGTTCAAGAGAAAAACAGAAGATCGAAGAAGATAATATGTTGAAGATTGTTAGAGAACATTGCGAAGAGCCGATTGATGAAAAAGAAGTTCTTGAACATTATTGTTCCGAGTCGATGTCGGAATGGTATTATAGTGATTTGCTTTCGTTCTTCAAAATAAACCCGGACAAGAAATATACACGATTTAGAGATTTAAGTAACGATATACAACACGATAAAGACGAAGCGTTTAAAAGTTATCCGTACTAAAATAAATACTCGAAAATTACAGGACCGCGTCCTGATTATATAAAACCACAAAAATATTGAGTTTCCGGAGAACCTCGACAAAACCGGAGAAAGGATTCCGAAATGGAAATTTACACCAATCAAATCAAAGAATGGACGGACTACGAAAATCAGTACAAGATCGCCGTTGCCGCAGTGAAATGGCTCGATAAGAGTCTGCGGATTGTTCACGGAAAGCGTGAGAGGAACGTCGAACTGACCTACGGACTGCCTTACACTTCGAGCGGAGAATATGCCGCAATCTGGAACACGAACGTGGACGCAAGAAGCAACGACGACTTACATTTGCAGTTCAAGGGAGTGGCGCTCGACAAAGACAACAACCCGGTTATCATTTGGTATATGACTGACTGCGATGGTTGGAAATATGAGACAGTGGAGAGCTTCAACGAATTGAGAAAGGAGGGAAAAGTATGAAAAAGCAAAAGAGAAATGCACTTGAGACTCGGAGAGAACGCAGAAGAAGACATTTTTGGGCTTGGATAATGGATCACTTTCCGAAGACCTACGACTGGCTTGACAGACACTTGCCATGCGACACATTACCGTTCTGAATTAACAAAAAAAATTAATAATTGGTTGTCCTATCTGACCATAAACGGGGAGAAAGGAAAGAATTATGAGAAAGTTTATAGACATAAGCACCGGAGAAATCATCACGGAGGAAGAATTGAGAAAGGAGTTTGAGAAGCTGAAGAAGGAGACTCCGGAAGAATATGACTACTCGTTCACTCAGTATCTTCTGAATTGCTCGGAGACATTGGATGAAATTCGTGAATGGGTTGGAAACGCAAAAGTGATCTACTCTCTTAAAGAGCTTCCGCAGATTGGAGAAAGCGACAACTGGCTTGGATTGGTTGTTTCCGTGGCGCTTTACGACGAAATGGGCGACTACGTCATATATCGAGTTGGACGTCTCGTGGATGATCAATTTATCGACGCAAACCCCGATATCGTCTATCGGACCTACGCAATTCACAAAAGGAATATTAAATAAATGGAGGAAACAGAAATGAGAACCTTTCGCAATTTGGAAGGATGGGACATCACGGAAGAACAAGTTTTGGAAGAAGTAAAAGCGCTTTTCGGAGACAACCACGATGCAGACGAACTTGGAACAATCTTTACGAACTATGTCAACAATGCAATCAACAACGGCACTCTGACTGAAACCACCAACGAAAACAAAAATATTGAAAATAAAAAGGAGAACAAAATTATGAAGACTTATGATGAGAAGGTTGAGGCAATCAAGAACATTATCGAGGACATGGACGAATCCGACGCAGTGGCACTCCACAACGAGTATTGCTACGAAACCAATGACTACGACGATGAAATCATCGAGATGGAGAGATTCGATGAAATCTGCGAAGGAATGACTCCGAGCGATATTGCCAATCATATCTTCTATGGAGACTTCAATCCGAATCACGAATATTTCCACTACGACGGCTATGGCAACTTCAAATCTACGAACTATCCGACTGATTGGATTTATCCCGGCGACATTGCGAGAGAAGTCGTTGATCGTGAGTGTTCTTTTGAGAATGACGAGATTCAGGAAGAGATTGACTCTTGGAGTGAAGACGAAGATGAGGAAGAAGATTCTGATGATGAAACTGATGATGAATAATGTTCATCATTTGTTAATAAATGAAAGGAGGACAACTATGTGATACTTTTACTGGTTTTGGGGTTGCTGATCCGACGATGTTGGAAAGACTCGAAAGAGATGTGCGGAAAGCTCGAAGCGATTGCAACTTGGGTTCTGTTAGCCGTTTATTTCTTTCTGATGTTTTACTTTTCGAAGTAGAAGGGAGGTGGTGGGAGCTTGATAATGTTGTTGGTTTTATGGCTATTGTCGAGAAGGCCTATAAAAGAAGTAAAAGATGACGGCGGAATATTCGTCGTCATCATAATAATTCTTTTGTTTATCTTCTCGATTTGGCTTGGGGTTAAGTTGGAAGTTATTGATACGAACCTTCTGCGCTGAAAGGAGGTGATGTAATGAGCGCTTTTGGAATCGTCGTGCTTCTGTGTCTCGTCCTTGCTTTCATCGAACTTCATCGATAAAATGAGGTGAGATCCCCTTGGGTTTACGGTTATCCGCAAGTAAAGAAAACCGCGCTCCTTCTTGTTCTACGCTTCCTGAAGCATCTGAGCGTTATCAGATGCTATCCCAGTCCTGTCTTTCAATGACGTCGGAAAGATGGGAAAATAATTTAGAGGGGAGCAAACCCTAAAGCTCCCTGGTGCCTTGATCCCGGCACCAAATTAAAAAATACGCGAGGGATCATTATATTGCGAGCACAAAATTTGCTTGCCGATCCAAAATGTCCCAGAACCAAAATTTTATTTTCGTTGTCAACCGTCTTTCCAATCTTTTTTGACCTCTTTTAATAGAACCGCTCCCCGAAATTATTTTCTCACTGCCCCGCCCCTTCAGTCCACTCCAACAAAAAAAAGGAGCAGTCTTCCGACCACTCCTAAATTGTAAATTATTTGTTAAAATTTATCGTCTAACTCTTCTTGCTCTTCTTCTTATTTTTCTTTTTACTTCAACCCCTGCAGCTTCTCGAAATATTCCCGAACAGCCTTCTTAACATCATTCCACGAATCCGCTCCCTCGGAGTAAAACTCCTTTCCATTCAGATTAACATATGCGGAGGAATAATATCCAGAATCTGCCAGCTTTCCCCGCTTCTTGTCTCCATCGATATCGGGCTTAACGCACTTGCTGCAATCTCCACACGAACCATTTGTCTTTGCGGGAGCGGTCTTTTCATCTTTGTCATCTTCGGCATCCGGAAACTCGAAACTTGGGTACTTGAACTTGAACTTATCGATCATCTTCTTAATTGCTTCTGCCGTCTTGTGGATATCGATATTGTCTCCATCTGTATCAGTATTGGGAGCGGTCGTTGTCTTTGCGGCTGTTTCTCCCTTCAGCTCCGCAAGCTGTGCTTCGAGGTCGGCAATCTTTTTTGCCTTTTCGTCTGCGCGAGCCTTTGCAATAAGCTCCATCTTGTAATCCCGCTCCGCCTTGAAAAGCTGTTCACGGGTTTCATAGAGTTGATTTGTAATATCACTGTAATACTTCATTTGTAATATCTCCTTTTGTATTAGTGTTGTATTTAGAATTGTTTTTAGTATTATTTTCGTCTTGTTCCGCTCCCGCTTTGGAGTTTTCCGCTCCATTTTAGTGAGGGTGCTTATTTTCCCCCGATTTTCCTGATTAAAATAGGACGAATTTTAGAAAGTTGTATTTCGGCGAGTGCCGATGCCTCTATATAACATTGTTTTTCTGCTCGATTAATTAAAAGGAAAATCGGGGTATTTTTTAATCAGTGGGGAGCGGGACTTAGTCTTCGTCCTCGTCTGTGTCTTCTCCTCTGCTTCTCCGCATCTTGGACATCCGCTCCCGCATTGCTTCCTTTTGCTCTTCGGTCAGCTCTCTTGTAGCAGTCTTGGAGCGGAGGGAAACCAGCTTCTTAGGACAGGTTACGATCAGTTCAACGAAGTGGAGCGGGTCCTTGTCTGCTGTTGTGCGGGTGAAGCTTTGAACCTTCCAGTCCTTGTGCTCCGGGTCTGCGAGAATATTTCTCCGAATCTTGGTGAACATTGTAGAATCGGAGGTCGTGATTGTTGCTTCCGGAGAATCTTTGCGGGTAATAATGATCGTTTCAGATTCGTCTGTAGCAACTCCGAAGAGGGACATCTCCTCGAGGTGGGAGTAGAAGAAGTCTGGAGTTGTGTTGGGAGCGGAGCTTGTGTTAGAATTAGAATTATTCTTATTCTTAATTTCCCCTGTCATCATTTTTCCTCCTTTGAACCGCTCCCGGAATCTGTCTTCTTGGAGGCCGCTTTCTTTGCGGCAAGCTTGTTGGCTCTCTCAACTTCCTTCTGGTATGCTTCGAGCTCCTGTGCCTCCTTAATCCCATCGTCGAGCGAGAGAAGATAGTTAGGAGCATAGTGCATTGCTACTCTGGGTGGAAGGTTGGGAGCATAATCAATAATCTGCCACTTGTCTGTTCTTCCCAACTGGACAACCGGAGCAACGTGTCTGAAGCCGAAAATACGGGGCGGGACGTGCGTTACGAGGTCTGTTAGATTACGAATGGGATAGAACCGCTCCCACCTCTGTGCGAGTTCCTGTGGCATCTTCTTCCACGGGAGAATAGAGCCAAAATAACATCTCGGACATCCGAATCCGTAACCGGTGATTCCCTCCGGGTTCTCTTCACTGCGGAGGTCGGGGCGGTTGAACCAAACATACTCGTGAGCAAGGGTTGCGATAGCGGCACCATGTGAAAATCCAACAGTGTAGATTTTAGTATATTTGGGGTTGGCAACCGCATCTTTGACGAACGGCTTGATTGCCTTCCAGACCCGCAGGAAGCCTCTGTGACAACGCCACGGGAGCTCCATATCCTTATATGGCTTGGCAAGGAAATCGAAGTTACTGACCCAATCGTAGGCTGTGCGCGTCCACTGGAAGAGAAGATAAAGGGTCTTTCCGTCTCTGGACTCTTCGACGGCATAATCCCCGTCGTTATCCGTGTGAATATACTTTGCATTCAGGCAGCGGATGAACTGTGTTCGCATATCCTTCAGGGTCTTTGAAGTGAGCGGAGTGCGGATAACCTTATCCTCTGGGAGATTATCGAGATCTCTCGTCTTGGGAGCGGTTTCTGCCGCTGTTGCCGGTGTCTGTTCTGTCTGTTGATCCAATGTCTTGTCTTCTGTCTTTGTCTTTTTTGTTGACATTTGAGTAAGTCCTTTCTTTGTTAATAATTTGTTAATATATGTGAAGATAACCTATTTAACCTGTTTTGGGTGGGTTATCCAATCACCTGATGATATGTTCCGCTCCCTAAATGTCTTCTACGGCGTATCCGCCTTCAACTGTGAAGAAGACTCTCCGAATCCCAACTGCCCGCAGGAGGCTCATACAGCCGCTACAAGGGCGAGAGATAGCAAGCGAACCGTCTTTATGGGAGCGGTACAGATACGCGGTACAGGAAGCCAAATCGGCTCTCTGACGAATGAGCGGAAGTAGGGCGGCTGTCTCTGCGTGACAAACCCCTTTGTGCTCTCCTCCAAATCTGTTATGGTCGAGTTTCTTCTGAATCGGAGAACATCGCGTGATGGAATTACATCCTGATGAGATGATACGAGAGCCTTCCACGATGACGCAACCAAGATGAAACTGCGGATGGTCGGAAAGAATGGATGCCGCTTTGGCAGACTCGAAAAATGACCGCTGACGACGAGTGAGTTGTGGGAGCGGTTTATAGGTCGGAGTCTTGTTATATATAGGCAAGTTTACATTGATGTTGAGAGCGATGCTCATTGGGAGCGGTCTCCTTTCTTGAGAATGCTGAACAACCCGTCCCACCAGTTTCCAATTTGAGATCGGACTTGATGAGGCGGGTGCCCTGAAGATACTTTGGAGAAGCGGAGATTTTCCGCTGGCTGTCGAGATAGGATTCGAACCTATGGAAAATACTGGAATCAAAATCCAGTGCCTTACCGCTTGGCGACTCGACAATGTTTCGGCTGTGACGGCTATCGCGCCCATTTAACCCCTCATCGGTGGCACCGAATTTAGCAGTTAATCAGACTGCTATTAGTAGTAACCGCAATTAGGCGGCTACAGGAACCGCTCCCGCCCGTAGCGGGTCGGCGATTTTCCTCTCTTTTCCGCGTGTCCATTTCTGGGGTGCGATAGGCGGAGGAACACCTATTAATACTTCCCGACTGTAACGGCCTAAGCTATGAATTCCACATATGTGGCTGTTCAAACACATTTAACCCCTTCTTACCGATTTGTTCTCGACACAGGATACTACTCTTGTGTGTTGCTTCGGGGCACCAAGTTTGAGGGGAATAGGTCGTCACCCCTCTATGCTATCTGCCTGAATTGGATTACGTTTCTCCAATTTGTTGACTTCGACAGCAAACTCTTTTACGGACGTCACTGTCAAATCGAACCGGACGTGAAACATCCCACGTCAAGAGCCGCAATGATTGGATTCGAACCAATGATACCTGTGCGCTGCAGGATGTTAGACCCCTTCATCACGCTTGCGGCAGGGTTTCAAGCTGACCCATAAACTTCGCCAATAACGACGGCTTAACCCCGCTCCCTGTGTACGGTCTGGGAGCAGACCTGATTCCCCCTCGCCCGACTCGAACGGGACCGCACGCCTACTGAAGGGGGATATGTGGGCTTTTTCACCGAAGTGAGGATGAGCCCTAAACCTTTATCTCACGCTCAAGTTGGGTTCGAACCAACATTCTGTGATAAGCCACAGTTTCTACCACTTGAATTATTTGAGCGATAAATGTCTGTCTCTCCAGACTGTCATCTCGATCAAAGAATCGGAAGAACTACGAAGAACCAGAATGCGAGGATTGCCGCTACTCCGAAGAGCGTCACCGGGACACAATACCATTTGGTGAGATTGCTCGGAGTTCGTGCCCAGAACCAAATCAGGAATCCGATTGCGGCAAGAGACAGAACTGCGGCTACGATAACTGGTAACATTTGGAAGTCTCTCCTTTGATTATTGAATTTTGATGATGGTGGAGCCCCAAGGGGACGATCCTTGTGTGCCGCCTTATAAGGACGGTCCTCAAACCCTCGAGGACAAGCTCCTTAGAAAAGATGCCGGTCTGTCCCGACTGTCAAGCGTCCGACCGCTTTGTCATACCGATCAAGCACCACCAAGACCGGCGTCACGTTTGAAAGGAGTTTGCTATGAAAAACTATCAGCGCGTTTAACCGGAGCCACACCCGTCAGGGGAACGCATAGGAAAGGGCCACTTGTTCACCCTTGAAAAAGGAGGTAGTGAGAAGGAGTCCGATGGAGCCTTCGGGAGCGGTTAGTGTCGGGTATCACTAGGCTTAGAACCGCTCCCTACTCGTGAACCGATGCCCTCTCCCTTTCACGCTTATATTATAGCACACAAAATTCGTTTTGTCAAGGGGTTTTGAGAAAAAAGTTTGAGATTTTTTGAAAAAATTTTTTGGGAGCGGGAAAGGAGAGCGGGGAGCGGTTATCGGTTAGAAGGCTTTGACAATTCCGGAAGCTTGATCAGTTCTCCGATCAACATTTCTCTAATGTTCTTATATTCGTCAATATACAAATCAAGGTCTCCCCGGTATCCATACATCATTTGTTCTTGAACATCAGACAACTGAATCTTATCTCGATCTCTCTTATCTACCACCGACATCAGCTCTGCCATGATATCAACACATTGATTATATAGCCACTCACTTGGATTCTTCTTAACCTTTTCAAGATATTTTGTCTGCCCTTCATTTATTAAAGCGTGAGAATCATTTTCGGTTCTACTTTTTAAAAAGGTCATCATCTTATGATTCAATTCAACCGCCTTTTGCTGAACAGCATATTCTTCGGCATCATATCCATATTTTTCCAAAATCTTTTTTGCCTCTTCGTTAACCGCTCCCTTTATCACCCAGAAGCTGACTGCCTCCCGGTAATACAACCAATCATATTTATTCCTAATTTCTTCCAACACTCTTTCATGAAACTGCTGGAACTTTCCGCTAAAATATACTTGTGAGAGGGAGCGGATTTCCATTTCTTCCAATATATTCTTTTTAATAGTCATCAAGTCCGCCTGTTCTTTTTCCGTCAGCTGTTTCCAATATTCTCTATCTTTGTCCTTAATCAGAACCTCAACTGTATCGTGGCTGTCAATCAGCTGTTCGTCCTTCAGCTTCTTTCTAACGCTTTCAAGAATGTCGTAACTTTTGCTGAACACTTCATTTTCAAACTGTTTGTATATAGCCGCATATCTTGATTTGTCTGTCTTCTTGTCTCTTCCATAACAAACCTCAAGAAACCTTTGATTAAAAAATCCAAATAGTTTATAGAGCTGGGTCTTGGATGCTTGGAACTGATAATAGTCAGAATATTGACTACTCATATTATGCCTGTCAGTATAACACATCAAGACAATGATGTCTCTAATATATTGGAAGTATTCAGACTTTCGTCCTTTCGTCATTGGCTCAAGAGGAACATCATAAATTTCTTTCAAAATAAAAATTCTTGGGTCAGAAGGGTCCTTTTCTAAAAGATATTGACATTGCCAACGATTAAGTTGGGCTTGCTTTTGAGTACTTGTTTTTTGATCTTCATTTAATATACGGCAAAGGTCTGAATACTTGTACCGACCACCGATTTGAAGAACATCTAATTTTTCACGCTTTTTTCTGGACATTGTTTTTAATTTTCTCTCCTTTTTTAGATTAAATATTAATTTTTTGTAAATTTACCTAGCACTTTTGGAACTACTGTTAAAAATTGGAACTGATTACAAGATTTTACATATTTCTTTAAAGAGAAAAGATTATATCAAAACTACAATATAACCAATAATATACCCAACAACACGTCCAACAAACCCAGTCGATCCTACGTTTCTATAAACATACATTTCAATCAATCCAACAATACAACCTAACTATTTCACTAATTATATCAACCACACTAATTATATCAACCACAATACTCAACTCACCCAATAATAAAAGTTACAACACTTATCCTCTAATAAAAGTTACAACACTTATCCTCACAACTAAAAAACAACAATTGGTGCAAAAACAGGTTGAATAAACCGGTAATATAATATAGTATATACTTATTATTTCTGTAAGGAAAATAGAACCTGTTTTTGCACCTTACCATCCTTTCACCTCTATCTTCTCTCCTATTCTCCTTTCTACTCATCTCCATTATACCACATTCATATCTTCCTGTCAATCCATTCCATTTATAATTAACAAAATATTTACAATCTAGTCCTTACCAATCTCTCCTATTTTCCCTACTTTTCCACCATCCTCCTATCTTCTTAACAATTACAAATACATCGTTCCCTCTTTTCACTAAAACTTTTCCAAAATGACCACACGACGAAGTCGGTTTCTTCATTTGAGAACCGTAAGGTTCGATAAATGAAAAACGGTTTGACGGCGACCCGAACGAAGTGAGGGGACGAGGAGAAAAGACTGAAGGTCTTTTCGGGCAAAGGAGGGGGTGTGGGGAAACTTGGTTCCCCAAATATATATGATCCTTCAGACTATACTAGACTAGATACTAGTACTAGTATTGAGAGAGAATATATGAGTTAGATCACCCAATCATATGATGATTTATGTACAAAGGATGTCTAGAGGGAGTTTTCTGGGTATTTCTTGGATATTTAAGCAATAATTAGACAGTATTTGAATATGATTAAGTATTTTGAGCAAGTTTTCAACAGAATTTTCAACATTTTCCACACTGGAAGAGGTGGACGGATAAAAGTGGAGAGAAATGGTGGAAAATGGAGGGAGGACAAGGGAATAATGGTATGAATTAGGGGATATAAAAATTGGGTATTGGATGGGTGATAGAATCGATTTTAAGGGCTGTGGATAAGGATAAATATAAGGCTGGAGGATAATGTTTGATTTGGTAATATAAGAAGAGGGCACCCGAAGATGCCCTGTGATTATTGATGTTTTATTGGATAAAATGGGTTAATTGTCTCTGGACCATCCGATTTCTTCTGGGTGAACACAACCTTTTACTTTGTTTGTGTTATCTCGACCTCTTTCCATTCCTCTTTCTTTGAAATATTGAATCGCCTGGTCTGCTTCAAGATGCTTCAAAATCCAATCCAACGTTACATTCTTGCGAAGTCTGTTCTCTGCGCGAAGCCAGAATCTTTCGCATTTTTTGATATATTTTCTGTCGATGGAGTTGAAATATAACAACGAAAGTTGGGGTTTATCTTTGAAAAAAGTCGTGCAAGTTCTTGCCCCGGAAACATAATTATCACGAAGATAATCATAAGCTTCCTGAAAAGAAACATCATCAAGCAAAAGTTCTGTTTCTGGAATATCTTTATCTGTAACAAACCAATTGGTATCGAACGGATCTCCTAATCTCTTCCACGGACCACCGTCAATGGAGACGGAGTAAATCGGATCATAAATTTTCAACATGGTCTTCAAGTTCTCCTTTTTAATTAATCGTTGTTGAAAATTTGATAACTTCTTTCCGCAGAAGTAACGACATTTTTCAAAAGCATCGAAATCGTGAGAGGACCAACGCCCCCGGGGCAGGGACTATAATAACTTGAATATTTTGCTTTGATTTCCTCTGAAACATCTCCGTGGAGCTTCCCATCTTCTCCGCGATGAATGCCGACATCAATAATAATCGGCTTTTTGTCTCCATAAAAATGTCTGTCTGTAAGCGTATTTTCGTGCCCGGTTGCCACAACAATAACATCTGCGTGATGACAGTAAAATTGTTTGTCTTCGTCGGAAGTCTTTGAATGAAGCATTGTAACATTCATATTCATCCTTTGAAGCAGAATTGAAACCGGCTTTCCAACAATGTTAGACCGTCCAATAACAACCGCATTCTTTCCCGTGAAATTGATACCGTAAGGAACGGAGATTGAATTCAACATATGAACAATCCCTGCCGGCGTGCATGGAATGAATCCGAAAGGTTCGGGGTTCTTCTTGGAGAAAAGTTTTCCGGCATTGAGATATCCGAATCCATCAACATCTTTGAATGAATTGATATAGTTGAGGACGGTTTCCTCGTCCACTCCTTTCGGAAGTGGAAGCTGAACCAAAATTCCATTGATGTTGTCATCCCTGTTCGCCTTCTGGATTTCTCCGATAATTCTCATCTCTGTAACGGCGGGATCTTTCTCTTCGTCGATGTGAATGTCTTCGCACAAAATTCCAACTTTTTCACAGGCGATTTTCTTGTTACGAACATATGTCGAAGAAGCTGGATCGTTGCCTGCCTGAATCACAACAAGCTTCGGTCTCGCGTGTCCGTTTTTAATAAGATTCTGAACTCTTGCCGCCGTAACCTCGTTCTCTTTCTCGGCAATTGCTTTTCCGTCAATAATTGTTCCCATTTTTATGCTTTCCTTTCTAATTACTACAGAATAGATTCTGCGCCTGATTTTCTTTGTTATTTATCTTGTAGAAAAATTTGAATTGTTTTATGGTATGGTTACTACCCTGTGAAACATTGTCCACGGAGACTGATAAAATAGAACGTTGAAATGCATTGTTTGATTTACTCGTCGTCGTCCTCTTCGGAGTTGTCTTCATTCTTTGAAACGAATTTCTCCGTTTCTACGCTTTCCCGAGCTTCTTTCTCCATCTGTTGTTCAATCTCGAGATAGCCGCGAATGGCATTGTTTCCTGTTGTTTGAATAAATTTCCAAGATCGCTGATGAATTGCTTCGGCATCGTAAGTTTCAACGAACATCGATCCGCAATTGTAACAATAACATCTTCTCGAACCGACCTCTCCTTTTGTGATCATTGTGGTTGCGCATTTTGGACAATACATAACGGTTTCCCTCTCTTTTTGTTCCGGTCTCAAAACCTCGTTTTGGCTAAATCTGAAATAATTTTCTCGCAATCTTTGAACGTCTGAATGGGCAAATGCCTCTTCATACCCAGCGTCTTTGTATTCCCGAAGAACTTCTGCTTGATCGTATTCATAATATCTTTTTCTTTTTTGAAGAACTCCATCTTCGTATAACTCGACAACTCTCTCGAAATTACCGGACCACCCAAATCGTCTGTCGACATATTGCTTTTTACTCATTGTCTTTGTTCTCCGTTTTTGCAAGATTTGTTTTTAAATTATTCATTTTTTCTTTTCTTTCTCGCGCCTCTTCTGCTCGAGAAATGTTGCCAGAATGAACAAAAACGAACATCATCATTGTTGTTGTGACAACGGCGAAAACACCTAAAATACACAATGCAACCACCATTTCATCATTCCTCCGACATATTGTCATTGAGATCCGAGAGCTGTTCAAGAAACTCTTCGCTTGTCAAAACACACCCTCCGTCGCGTCCTTTATCGCCAATTACAATGTCTTCCGGCCACATTGGAAACCATCCGCCGTCATGTCCTTCGTTAAAAGGCTCTGGTAATTCAACCACGTAAAGAGTTCCGACCGTTTCGATGTGATTACGAACCGGGACTCTTTTTTGTATAATTTTTACAACTTTTCCGGGTCCGAAGTCTGTGTTTTTGGTATAATTAACGGTATCTCCAACCCTGATTTTACTGCTTCTCATTTTTAAGCTCCTCTCACTCTGTAATTTTTGCTCTCAAAATAACTGTCTGTTTAATCCCGTCATACTCTTCGTGCGCTTTCACTGTTCCGGTAACAACGCCGCTTTCGGGAATGTCTTTGCCAGAACTGGTCTTCCAGATAACCGTGTTCCCATTCGCGTCCTTGAACTCATAAATGTGAAGAAGCCCGAACTGCGTTTCACAACAAGCAACCTCGCGGCCGGATACAAAATTTACCGAAATCTTATCTCCAACCTCGCCGATATAATTGGACGATTTTGCAAGTTTTTCTTTTTCTTCTTGCATTTTCTTTAACTCATAATACCGCGATATTGCTTTCGGAGCCGAGACAAGAAGTCCAAGTTTGTCGAGCGGAACGTATTCGTTTGCCAATACGGTTTTCAAATTGTTGTAATACGGATCGTCAGGAAGCTCCGTAACAGTCTCTCGAAGGGCAATGATATCGTTAGAAATACTCTCTTCTGCATACGATGAATAAACCGTCAGCTTCGCAACAGCGAGATTGATTTTTTCTCTTTCGGCGTTGTCGATGTTTAGCAGGTCGCTCGGGCAACCCATTTCTTTCAAAAGTTTCGCTTGAACGATGTTCTTTGTCGAAAAGACATTGCGATCTCCGACGTTATCTCTCGTTGCCACAAATCCAAACATCTTCGTTGCAGCCTGCGCAAGCTCCAGCGCTCTCTGAACTTCCACGAACCGTGCGCGACGATTGTAAAAGAACTCGTCTCCGGGGTTTTCGATGTCCTCCGCTTCTTTAATGAAAGACTCGAAGGTCGCGATTGCATCAACGTCAATTCCTGTTACGAAGAGCTTCAGACACTCTTTTCCGAGCTGCTTCCACTCGCCAGTTTCCCGATTAACAACGAGGTATGTCTTGCTGCGCTTGCGGTTAGTCTTGCAGTAATCACAGGTGCATGGGTTTGATGTGAAATAGTTCGACGGGACGATAAATCCCAGATCATTGCCGGACAAGTTAACATTAACGAAGTTTTTTCCATCAACGCCAGCCACTTGGCTCTACGGAACCGCCGAAAGCCCAATTGTTTTCTGCGAAGACAACCTCGTCCGGGATTTTCAACTCCACCCTGCGGGCTTCGTATGGAACTTTTTTAACGGTCGATTCGGAACGGCAATCGCAAGGACGAAGCTCGATTTTACGCACGAGAACGATTGTGTGATTGCCTTTTGTCATTGTCGGTTCAAGTTCGGGGTTGATCTTACGAATCTTTCGAGCCGCAGCGTTGAATTTCTTTTCCAGATTTTCGACATTCTCTTCGGGAATCATGTAAGTTTTCGTAATCATAGCTTTTAGCCCCTTTCCTTTTCTGTATATATTATATCACATTTTCTGTCGTTTGTCAAGCCCTTTTTAAAAAAAAGACCCGGAAAATCGGATCTTTTTTTAGTTTTTAATCAATATTTAATTTTATTTTTCGTCTTTTTCGTGATCTTCTGACACTTTCTCTAGCGCTTCGTGCTGTGTCATCAATCTAATAATTGGTAGAATTTCTTCTTGCGTCCCACTTGCCACCATTTTTCCATCAACATAAAGCTCTTTTGTGCCATCAGATAAGGTTTTAATTGAAAAGTCCAACGATGTTCACCCCTTTCTCTTGTATTGTAACGACCGCAGAAACAGCGAAGCTAATAGTCCGATATGTTCCACGGACGGTTTTCACTAAAGTTTCAAGGTCGGAAAACACTCTGCTTGCAGAATAAACGTAGGTCTTTTCAAACTGGTTTTCAAAAACGAAGATTTTCTCGAACTGCGACCCGTAGGCGCTCCTTGTTGTAATCAGACTCTTGATGCGATTGATTTGATTAATTAGCTTTCCATAACCGATTACGCAACTCTCTGAATCGTTAGTTGAAATGTACCAATATTCATCTCCAGTTTTCAGGTTTGGCGCGTCAAGAATTGCTTTATCCGGAATTGCTGATTGAATATTACGTGTTAGATTCATCATTTCCATTTTCTTCAACCTTTTCTTGTCTTTTTCGGAAAGAGGCTTTTCTTGTCTCTCGCCAATTTGGATCGTATAGAATCACTGTTACCAATAGCTTGCACCCAGCAGCTTTGTTTCCGCTAACAAAAACGAAGTATGCGTCCTTGTATAGCCGAATCATCCGAGTCCCGCTCTCGCGCCGGAAGATGCGTTTGTATAACCCGTATTCGTAATGATCCTGATCCATTGTTGTTGTCGTTTGTCCTTTGAGTCTGGCGTTTCTGATAAGGTCCGAAAGCTCGCGGTCGGAGAGATTTCCAAACCGTTCATAAATGCGTTGCCGTGCATGGTTAGTCAATTTGACCTTTGTTGCGAGAGCGTCCAAAAAAATCACCTCAATCCTTGTAATATAGTATATAATGAAGAAAATTTTAGGAAACCGTGAAAAATGTGAATAAAAGAGCCCTTTTATTATCAAATTTTTCGGTATAATATATAGTATACTTTAGTTTGTTAAAATATATATTGTGCAATATATACAAAAATTTTTGATTATTTCAACACTTTTACAGATTATCCGTTGCGCCTCATCAAAAGTCCAAGAACTGCCAGTTCATCGGTATAACACTGGTCGCACAACCGCTCCCCGAAATCGATGAAGCTCTGTTCTGTGGCAAACTCCGAAATCTCTTTACCGCATCTTGAACAGCAGCACGGGCGGCTCTCGTTCTTGCTAACTCTTGCTCCATACGCAACCTCGCTCGAACCAATTCCTTCGCAATAATCGTTGATATATCTACGCATTTTCGTTTTCCTCTTCTTTCGTTTCTTCTTCGTTTTCGTTAATTTTTCCTGCTTTTGACAAATCTACTTTTACGGTATCTTTCTTTGCTGTCTTTGTTTTTCCGGTTGAATTATAGTCGGATGGAACTTCATCTACTCGTTTTCTGAAGCAAGCCCACGAACAAACTTGTCTATATTCGTAAAGCCCTTCTCGAACCCAACAATATGTTTCTTCTGTCGGCTTGAATTCCTTTCCGCAAATCGGACAAGCGAGGAGGTTGGACCGTGCAGAGGATTCTTCTTCAATTTCAGATTTTTTTCTTCGACCCATTTATATTCCAACCTCCATATTTTTTTGAACAATGACAACTTTGGTTGAAAGGTTGTTTTTTGAAAGCTCTGCTTCGATTTCCGGTTTTACCGAAATTCTGCCGTCCATATCTCCGTGAACAAGGAACAGCTTTTCGGCGTTGATCTTTCCATATTCTTTGACAATACTATCTCTTTGAATATGTGAGGAGAAACTTCCGAGATTTGTGATTTGACAACGGTTTGCGTATCTCTTTCCGGAAATTGAAATCGTCTTCTGCTCTCCTTGTTTGATCGTATATGCCATTGAGCCCGGAGGGGCGTAACCAATCGTAACGATTCTGTCGTCCGTATTCGGAAGAAGACTTGCGCACCAAGCAACGGAACGTCCGGCGACCATAAACCCGGAAGAAGCAATTACGATGCAGGGTTTCCCAGAATCGCGAAGTTCTCTGCTTTCGATATAATCTCCAACAAAATGAATATTCTTCCAAGCAAGAACTTCTCGCCACTCCTCTGCCGCTTCTCCTTCGAGAACATCGCAATACGCGCGGCTAATGTTCTGTGCCATCGGAGAGTCGATATACACCGGAATGTCGAAATCTTCTTTCGAAAATAGATCATATAGAACAGTTACGATTTCCTGTGTTCTTGCCAGCGCAAAACTCGGAATTAAAATTCGCCTCTGTTGTTCAACGCAAGTCTGTTCAACAACCATCCGAAGTTTTTCAAGGTCTTTCTTGCGCATCTTTTTGTTAGCAATTTTTTCTTCGTGCGCGTATGTCGATTCGGCAATAACAATATCTGCTCTTTGTCCAAAAACTGACTTGAACGGTTTCGTATACGGTTTTGGCAAATGAATGTTTCCAAGGTCGGAAGTATAAACGATTTTCTTTGTTACATTTCCTTCCGTAATCCACAATTCAAGCTGTCTTGCAAATGGAATGTGTCCGGATGGAACGAATCTAAATTTTACGAATTCGTCCAGCGTAACGACTTCATCATCATACTCCGTCCAATATCCGAGTGCCGTGTCGACATCGGAATCGAGATAAAACGGAACATACTCGCGCCCAAGTTTCTCTGAAAGCGAAGCGGCGTCTCCTGCGATAATCCTTGCGCTATCTCGCATCAATATTTCTGCGATTGATTTAGAGCCGCGAGGAGCGATAATCGGGCAGGTTGCTCCAGAAGAATACAGCCGAGGAACTCCACAAATGTGATCTGCGTGCAAATGTCCGACGAATATATAATCGAGTTTGTTCGGCTTAAAGTCGAATTTTTTTGTGTTGATTTTCCAATTCTCGAGAGTGCTTCCAGTCGATTGCCACAAACCACACTCCAAAAGAATTTTTCGATTTGGTGTTTCGATATATGTCATCGAACCGGTTACATCCCAAGAGTTTCCGCCGCAGAATTTGATGTTAATTTTATTTTTAGACTTTTTGCTCATATAAAGTCCTTTCTAAAGCGGAGGACGAACAGGTTGTTTAAAGAGTCCGTCCTCCGAAACCTTGCGGTTTATGATTGTTTTTTTGGGTTATTTTGAACAAAAGATTAGAGAATTGAATCAATATTTTCGACGATTTCGTCAACAACGCCGTATTTCAGGCACTCCTCATCATCAAGAAACCAATCTTTCGGAGCTTTCGAACGATAGGTCTTCTGGTCAATCTTTGTCTGTTTGAAGAGAATGTCGTTGAATTTCTTGTCTGATTTATCAACGAACTTCTTTGCAGAATCTGCCTGTTCGCGCGTTCCGCCAAGGTAGGTTGAACCACTGTGAATCAGAACAGATGAACCCTTTAGCGCATATCTCTTGTGTCCGCAGGCGAGAATGACTCCCGAGGCACTAAAACACGCACACATATTTACGGTATAGACCGGTGTTTTTGACATCATAATGATGTGACACAACACGAGAGCGCCTGTTACATCGCCTCCAGGGCTGTCGATATAGAGCATAATCGGCTTTCTTTCCTCGAGAGGAAGCCCTTTATCTTCCCGGTTATACCGGAGAATTCTTTTGACAATTCCAATCGAGTTGTCGTTCATAGGATCGTCTTCAGTTCCAATCGCACCCTCGAGATAAATTCTTCTCGCTTCCTCATCTTCGTATTGATGAAGAAGGTCGGGGTCGGGGAGCTGAAGATTCTCCACATTTTTGGGAATAACAATACCTAAATTTTCCATTAAGTCACCTTCCTTAAAATTAATTTAATTTCGGCGCCTTTGTCTCCAGTGCAATATAAATCATTGCCAGAAGAAGCGCTTCAGTCGATGCCGCAAATACAGGATTGATCCCGAACAAAACGGAGTCGAAGAAGAAGCCGCAAATTCCACCAACGATTGCGATAGCAATTGTCGAAATCGGCAGACGAAACCTCTTTGTGAATTTGGAAACCTTCTGAAAGAACTTTTTCATAAAACTTTCTCCTTTCATAAATATATTTGAAGGATTCCTCCTTCTGATATTATTATACCACAAAAGCCCCTGTTTGTCAAGGGCTTTTGGAAAATTTCTTTGGAATTTTACTGATTTTCTTCCGGAATTTCTACGGGGGCATCGGCATCAACGGGCGTCGGAGGCGTATCTACAGGCGCTGCCGGAGCTACTTCTGCAGGAGGGTCGATAGACAGGTTTACAACAATGTCCCCGTTTTCGTTCATTCCAAGACCGCCGAAAAACCCAAGTGCTGTAAAATAATTCGCAAGGTCTCTGCGCAGACGGTCAGCAACCGGACCGGGATTTGTGACAATATATTCAATCTTTCTTGCTCTGTGAAGTGTTGCTTGTGCCTTAAATCTTATCTCAATCTTATCAATTGTCGACGAAAGAAACTTTGGATAATTGGAATAGCTTTCCTCGATAATCTTTTCAATTTGTTCTCTAGTAATCATTTTGTTTTCTCCTTTTACTTATTTTCTTTTTTATTTTTAATTTGACGAACAACCCACATTGCCGAAATAAACAGCCAAATTGTCAACACAACACCACCGACAATTCTTGCACTAATGTTTTCGACGATAAATCCTGCGATAAAAACCATTGTTGCACAGACGAACATAAGTGCGAAAGCAACAAAAACCCAGATTTTTTCAATGAGTTCTTTGTTAATTTTTGACATTTCTCTTTTTTCCCTCCGCAAGCTTGATGGACTTTTCGAGATATCGGTGAATTTTACGAAGTCGGTCAAAAGTCTTCTCGTCAAACTCTGCGTTGTAATATTCGCAATCGCATACGATACGAAGTTCCGACTCAACAACCTTCAGGGCATCTTCAATTGCCCTCTGCGTTACAATCAATTTTGACATTGCTTATTTCTCCTTTTAAATATTAATAAATTTTGAACTACTTTTCGATAATTTCTACAATTGCGTGATAATATACATATCGTTTTCCGTCGAGGTCGAACATAACGGAACCATTGGCGTTGTCGTCAATGTCGATTTTGCCTTCGTATGTTGCAAGCAACTTTCCATCCAACGAATAAACATTTACCGTGCGATACAATCCGCCACTGATGTTTGAGTTACAACTTTTCAAACTTCTATTACACGAAGCACATCCGCCGAAAGCAAAAAGTGATGCAAGAAGCAGGATGCCGGCGATAATTTTGAAAATCTTTCTTTTCACGAAAATCCCTCCTTTCACACAATGAACTGTGCCGTATTCGGAAGCAGATATCGATATTCTTCGGGAATTTTCCCCTGACACCAGAGGTTGTTGGTTTCAATAACTTCTCCGGTATTGAACATTTTAATTTTAAAATGTCTACCGTCAAATCCATAAAACCCGTTGATTGGAGCCGGTGCAATCGCGTAACAGGTTCCGTCTACGATAATATGTTCATCTTTTTCTGAAATAATGTTGTTCCAGAACTTCTTCGTAAAACATTCACTACAACAGCAGTCTGAATACTCCCCATAATATGTCTTGCCGTCAAACTCTTTTCCGCAAACAATACAAATCATTTTGTTTTCTCCTTTTTTAATGCGCCGCCAAATCTGCTTCGTGGAGAATATCTATAGCGTCTTTCATCCACGAATCGAGGTTGCGGTAATACTTTGTGTCCAAAAACGGATCCATATGAGCCCCAACGAGCCAAATCACAAATCCGTTAAAAGTTTCTTCCATACACTGCCACGCCGAAGTACATTGGTGTTGATAATAATGTGCGTGATCGCTCGGATTTCCCTTCGAATCGTGAAAATCTTTTACAATATACTTCCCGCAATCGTGAAGACGGGCCGCAGACACGAGCTCATCTCCCAAACGATCTCCGAAGAAATGATCTTTCACATATTTCTCTGCTTCTTGGCAGTGCTTCCAGACAGGAAGTGAGTGATGCGGATTTTCGTGGAGAATCATCATACGCTCCAAAAGGCTTCCATATTTCTTCACAAATTGTTCATATTCTTTGTCAGAATAGTTTTGATATACATCGATAAAGTCGAAGCCTTCGTCATAAAACGGCGGTTGAAATCTACGAATCATTCTATCAATTACTTCTTTCCCGACAGACCGTTCGCGAGATGCGTCTCTTTCAACACACATCTCATACGGAGCGAAAACCACGGTTGCCTGCTTATAAACATATCTTGGAGTTGCCACCAAAATTCCAGCACGATCTTTTCTGGTCAGATTGGTTGCGTCATAAAACACATCTCTTCCATTTTTTAGTGCTTCAATTGCTCGACTCTGCATTAAGGTAAACACCTCTACGGGATTTCCCTGAACTGATTCATTGCCATACAATTCCTCGCGAATCTTATCAGAAGAAAGATAAATGGAATTGCTATTTGATTCGTGTTCTTCTTTGGCATAGGTTGATTTTCCGCTCCCCGGAAGACCAATCAAGATTTCTAACTTCGGAATTCCACTCGTCGTCTTCCCCATTCCTCCATCCAAAAGCTCTCTGCTTCTGTTACTTCCTGCTCGAACACATCGTTCACTCGGAAACCATCTTCGTCATACAAAACATCTCGCGCAACTCTCTTTGCGTCAGCGTCAGTTTCTGCAACAACCTGAATTGAAATATCTTCTTCAGTTCCATCACCAAAACCGACATGATTTTTCACAACAAACAGCGCAAACTCTGAATAGTGATGTCCGTCGTGTTCGATTGTTTCCAGCCTCTCTAACTTATTTTTCTTCGACATTGAACTGTTCCTTTCTTGCTTCCAAATATTTCACCCACTTGGAAGACGTCATATTTTCTTTTACCCAATCGCCCGCATCTTGGTTGGTTATCTTTGAAAATAGATACGGCTGAATTGATTTTGGATATTTCAAAACATCTGCTGCGTATTTTTTCTTCATTTCTCTTGCGGCGTCGTCCAGATCTTTAACGAAATCTTCCATTTCTTGCTCGACCGATTCGAGCTCTTCGCGATAATCGTTTGCGTAAACAAGAAATTCTTCTTGCTCTCCATCGAGAATCACCTGAATCAACGACTCTTTAGAAATTGAATTGTTTGATCTCGCGTAATGCGCAACCAGCCACGCAGGAGATTTGATTTTAACACGGTTGAAATTACTATCAACAACGACATAACCTTCTTCGTTCCACGGAAGTTCTTTCGCCGCATCGATAACATCCTGCGCGGAATGAAAGTCATATTCTTTCGGAGTTTTTAAAAACGAAGAAATAATAGAATCTTTCGTGTCACGTTCTGTTTTCATTGTCCGACATCCAATGAAATACAAGTCCGGCTTCTCATATGGAATTACGACACGGGTTTGCGGAGAGACAAGTTCGAAAGTATAGCACACAAGCCCGGAAACGGATTGTTCAAATTTTTCTTTCGAAATACCGTTATTGCGGAAGGCTTCTTCGAGCACATCTCCGAAAGTTGGAAGTTTGATGTCTCCAGTCAGAGCCTTATAGGCATCGATGGTTCCGTTGGTTGAATAGTGCCATTTTTTATCATCAAACCACGCACTGATTAAACTCCCGTCGATTTTAGTTTGAACTTTTGCCGTGTTCCAGTCGACCTCTGCCGCGTTCGGCTCTCCGTAGTTGAAAAATTTATCAAAAGCCCGTCTAACGCACTTCCAATTGTCTTCCCGGAAGATTATTCCACGCGCTTCACGCACAATTGGATTGGAAAAATCCGAAGAAAGTTGATTATACTTAAACATCACATACGGACCATCGCGGGAAATTTTCAGGTTATACGGGTCGGACGAAAGTTTTTCTTCCCAATCGTTAGGATGATTTTGAATGAATTCTAACAAATAATTGGTTGCCATAATATATTCACCTCGTTTCTATTATTATTATACCACAAAACCCCTTGGTTGTCAAGGGGTTTCTGGAAAATAATTTAACTTTTTTTCGTGATTACCGATTCTCTGATATGTTTTACAAGGGCTGGTTCTCCGCTATCCTTCCAGTTTTCAACCATAATGTCATACGAAGGTTCTCGAGGGTTATCAATTTCCCACGCACCAAATCTATCGACAATTTCGACGACTCCGTCGAAGGTTTCGACATTTCCATCTCTAAATTTGAACTCAAAAGAAACTCTATCTCCAACGGAATACATCGGCTTGCCGGGAATGTGTGTTTGTTCTGTCATTGTTTACTCCTCCACGTCTATTTGAATTCTCTCATCTTGTGTTGTGTCTGTCGTTCTGATACAACAAATTCTTTCTGGGAACATCAGTAGCTCCGAGAGCCAAGTTGACTTTCTTGTTACTCTGTCTGTTTTAACACACTGATTAATTGATTTATCTGTTCCAACAAGAACACAATACTTCTTTGCTCTCGACAGCGCCGTATATAACCACTGCTTTGTGAGAAGCTGATACGCTCCGGGGTCACACGCCACGATAACATATGGGATTCCGCTGCCCTGACAATTTGAACCAACAAATCCATTTTGTACGAATTGCGGTTCTTTTGGCATTTTAAAACAATAAGCGTCTACTTCTGTTGGTTCAATATTTTTTATTTTAACAAAATAATCATCTTTGGTTCTATATGGTTTGCTACATCTTTTTTCTGATATTAACTCTAATCTTTTATTTTTTTCTTTACCAATGAATCCGATTTTGTTTTTAAATTCAATGGCCATCTCCCCATAGATGTATAGACAATACCCTTTCGCGCGTCTTGTAAATAAAGAAGAATGAATACCATTTTGGATTAGCATAAAATATAAATCGTCTCTAATAGATTTTTCGCAAGAATAAAATTCAATCATATCGAAATGCCCCGACTTTATATGAACAGCGCCATCTTCCATCAATCCTTGCATAAACGCTCTCTGAACAGACTTCGGAGATATTTTAATTGCTTTTGGAATATTCTTTTGATTTGGTAACAATTCATCAAACTGAGACAAAAAGCCACATATATAAGTAGAATGAATTTCTGCCGAATACATGTTTGCCCAATCCCAATAATCAATTTTACAAGAATAACCAAATAAATAATTAACCAATTCGACGAATTTTTCCACCACTTCTTTTTGCTTCTTTCCAAATCTTGCTCCGTGTCCGTTTTTAAATACAGTCCCATCTGCTATCATCATACCCAAGAACAGACCAAATTTTTCATCTATAACTTTCGGAAGATTATATTTTACGCTCCTAACATCACTTTTATAATTGTAAAAAGTTTCTGGAATGTGTACATATTCGCTTTGAAAGTCTGGGATTTCTTTTGTCATCTTTATATAATCACCAACACACAGATCTTCGGCTTCGTACCATTTTTCTTGCATATCCCCATTCTTTTTAGCCAAAAACTTATGATCGGATGTTACCGCTATAGATCTGTTGCCTTCTGTTAAAATTTTATACCCAGAATTTTTTCCAACATTATAAAAGCAGTCTGGTTTTTCCCATGATTCGCCCGTCCATACTGATACATTTCCGGTATATTCGTAGTCGCCAACTTGTTCATATCCATTTTCTTTTGCAAATTGTTTCATAGATTTATATCCATCTGACGTATAAATCATTGTTTCTCCAGATATACATTTATGACAAGTTATAGCATATCCGAGTTGAAGCTCGAGGAGCATATCTCCCTCGATGATGACATCTCCCTGCGGGAGACGAACAATCAATTGTCTTCGGAAATTATCTTTTGCAACCACCGTTCCGATATTTCCGTTAAAAATTTCTGTCAATCCACCATCTGGAGTTTTCACTTCGTAATTGTTTTTTGTCACAATTACTCTATCGCCAACGTGATACAATACATCATATTTGATTCCGTCAGAATATGTGATTTTTAGCGGGTTTTCGTCCTCAAATTTAATCATACTCTGAATTTCACGGTTGATTGACCTTCCAGATAAATCTCCCATTGAACGCTTTGCGGAAAGAATCAAAATATCTTCGATTGGAATATTCTCATCGAAGCGAAGTCGTCTGAACTCTTTTTTGATTGCTTCGAGACATTCTTCCGAAGAAGACTTTGCAATAATTTTTAGGTCCTTCAGCTCTCCGTGAATTTCCTCTCCGCGAAACTTCGGTGGAATGATTGGAATCTGATTATAAACTTTGTGGGAATCCGTGATTATCCCGGAACGCTGTGCTTGACGAAATATTTTTGTCAATTTTACGTTCGTTATTTTCCCGGAATTTTGAATATCCGAAATCAGGTTACACAAACCAATTGATTCCAACTGCCCAGGGTCTCCAAGCATAATCAGTCGACCGCCATCGTGGATCGCAGAAATCAACGAATAAAATAATTCTCCTCCGACCATCGAAACTTCGTCCAAAATAACAACATCGGTTTTTAGAGGATCTTTCTTTGTGAATGTCGGTCCGCCAAACTTTGGATTCCATCCAAGCAACCGATGAATTGTTTTTCCATCTTCTTTTGTGATTTCGTGAAGATTTAACGAGGCTTTTCCAGAAAGGGCGCAAATTTCGAACTCTAATCCGTTTTTTCTGAAGATGCGAGACACGGGATACATCAACGTTGTCTTGCCACTACCGGCGAGAGCCGTCATTAAAATGACGTTTTTATTCACTAAATTTCGTATCGCATCTTTTTGTTCTTCGGTATATTGGAACCCAACAGTTTCCTCGCACTCTTCGATCGTCTCTTCGACGAATTCCATTTTACGACACTCTGCGTCCTGAAGTCTCAAAAGCTCACGACAAATCATCTCTTCGAGCTTTCGATATTTCATCAGTCCAATTCGCTTTGTCTCTTTGTCATAAAACAGCGTTTTGTTCTCGACCATTCGTCGGAGTTCTCTTTTCACCATTTCAGTGGAAATATCTTTAGACAGCCCTTTAATACCAGAACCAAGGGCTTCCAGCGGAACCCAAGTATGACCATCGACCTCCGCAAGGTTTCTCAAATAATACAACGCATATGCGTTGATTCTAAACTGCGAATTTGTCGGAATTCCTTTTCGTAGCGCCATACTGTCCGCCTTCGACCAACCGATTCGAACACCTTCTCCAATCAGCGCGTATGGGTTGTTTTTCACTTTTTCAGCAAGAATATCTGCGGAGCCGTAATGTTCGACCAATCGGTCTATTGTTGCCTTTGACAGCCCAAATTCTGACAGTTCAGTATATGCTTTACTACTATCTTTAGAGGCGTTATATTTGTTTAATAACTTTGTTGCCTTTGCCTCTTTAATTCCTTTAATTTTACATAGCGCTTCGATGTCTCCGCGCTCCAGAATCTCAACGGGGTTCGGATATGCATTGTATAGCGCGTTGATTTGATTTTCCGTAAAAACATAGCCGAGAAACTTTCTTACGTCCGCTTCTGTGTTGAGGTTAACAACGGAGTTAATGCTCACGATATCGTATTGCCATCCATATTTCGCGTCCTGCTTTAGGTCGGCAGTGATTTTATATCGAGTTCCACCATCGAGTTCTGGAACACGCCCTTTAAATGTTATGTCGTCCGTTTTATATTTTGGATTTTTTGTTCTGTTGTCGATTTCTCCGATTACACTTTCCGGAGAGAACGTAAATATAGCGAAATCTCCGCTTTTTACTTTTGTCCGTGGAAAAATTTGCTTGTTCACAAATCCTTCGACGATAATTCTGCTTGTTGACACGGTTCTTCCTCCTTTCCTTCTATCACTATTATACCACAAAAAGCCCTGCTTGTCAAGGGCTTTTTGAAAAATAATTTAATTGTCTTACGAATTTCTCCAGCTCTCCCCAGCCTTCTCATTCAGCGCCGCCGCAATTTCTTTAGCGCGACCCTCGCTTGTCGTCCAAGCATAGATCCAGCCGGTTGTTGTGTTAGTTAATTTGCGCAGGAAATAACAATCGCAGGTCCCGTTTTGATCGTCGTGATCCCATACAAGCGGAATGCCATCTGTCGTACATTTTCCCGCGAACGGAAACGCCCGAACACCATATCCCGCCCAACAGGCGATCATATAAATCTTTGGAAGCGATTCAAGATATTCGCGAGTTTCGGTTGTGTTTTCAAGAATCTTCTTCATCATTTTCTCCTCCCTGCGCAGTTCGAATTACTTCCAGAATTTTACAACACAATTTCGCCGCGCCAGCTTCTTCCTTGTTTTTGGAATCGATATAATAAATCGGTTCTGTTCCCCAATAATCTCCAATCAGACCCTCGATTTCTTCGAGAACATTTTTGGTTATTGAAAGACTCTTCTTTTCCTCTGTCGCTTCTGCTCGAACTCTTTCATAAAAATTGCATTTTGATTTATCTCCACGACAATCGCAGACATCTTTTTCTTTAGTTCCCCAACAACGAGGAACATTAATGTTTTCATAAATCGTAGCACCATACTCATCCACAAAATAATGTTGTTCTGGTTCGAGATGATAAGAATCACATTTACTCATAATAAAATCTCTCTTTCATTCATATTTTATCTAACATTTTAACATTTTCTCTCTAATGTTATTATACCACAAAGTCCCCTTATCGTCAATAGGATTTTGAAAAGTTTTTATTTATTTTTCTTACTCTTTTCGGCAAACCAAAATCTCGACATCTTCATCTTGAAAAACAAATTTAATGATTCTGGAAACCTTATCCCATTCCAATCTGTCTAATCCACACCCAATTATCGGCATTGCGATTTTATGAATATTTTCTGACTGACATAAAACCTTCATTTCACACAAAGCGCCTGTTAGAGTGTTATATGTCGGTTTCTCAAAATATCGTTCTTTCGTAATCAGATTGAAAACTCGACCCTCAAGAATGCAGTCAAACAATCTTTTCTGTCGATGGAACTGATTAACATAATCGGGATATTTTGTCTGGAGAATGTGTTTCATATCAAAGCGCTTGTTGAATTCTACAACAATCCCCTTTCCCATCCCGAAGTCCGCGCTAATACAATGTGCGAGATAATAATCATTCGGGACAGAAAACAGATCCCGTACTTCTTCTCGATAAATCATATTTTACCGCTCCATAACAGTATTATTTTTCATTTTTATCCTCCGTAATATTATTCGCATAATCTTTCCACGGGTCCACACCGCGCTCTTGCAACATTCCCGCGAGAATATCAGTATAACAATCCATGTAATGCTCATACTCGCGCCGTTCTTGAATGTCGCTTTCTTCCCAGCCCGCATCTTCCATACGATCAGCCTGCGAACCGAGGACATCGTGGTAAACAATATCGAAGTACTTGTTAAGAAGGTCCTCGTTGGAAAGCGCAGAATTCTCTTTAATGATTCGGTTGATTTCCGATTTACGAAGTTTTCTCATCGCAATCCTCCAAACTTTTATCTTCGAATACAATTCGAATTGCCGAATATTTACTCGCTGTCGAAAGAAAGTTTAAAATATCGTCAACACACCCACGAGACATAAGCCAGCTTGTGCTGTCAAACAAATCGTATACTCCGTCCTTTTGATGAACGATTCGATAGTCAGGCAGAACCGGGCTAAATTCTGACGTCACCGTCGTTACTTTTTTGCACGCGGTCGACAGGCAGTTTCCATACATATTGGCGTATTCGCAATATTCACCATACTTCTTGCAAGAATAACAATTCGTATTTGATGTCATTCCGTCCTCCTTAAATTTTACAGAAAGTTTCAACGAATTCGATCTTTTCGAGTTCTCCAACATCAAATGGACTGCGAGTAATTCTTTCGCCCTTATCAGTCTCGCCGTTCTTAATCATCTGAAAATATTTTTCATACAATTCTCCGCCTTTCCCGATATACCAACCCGGAAGACGAGTGCAAATAATTAGAGAGTTGCCCTTCTTCGAAATAAGAGTGACATCTTTTTCGATGTGCGCTTCTTCCTTCCAGCGCTTCAGTAGATCCTTGAGAGTAATAGTGGTTTCCATAATCGTTTCTCCTTTTTTGATTTATATTTTATTTTTTTTGTTTCGTGGTTAGATAACATCAATCTGACAAGACCTCATAATGTTCAATGCTTCATTGTGCATTTTTGGAGTTGTTCCAGCACAGCAGGACGAATCGACAACGATTTGAATTTCTGGCATCGCCGCCTTTAACATCAATGCATTAGAAACAACGCAAATGTCCGTACAGAAGCCGACCAACTCGATCTTCTCCGTACACAAAGTTCTCGCGATATCCATCAACTTCATTGAACCGAAGGTGTGTTTCTGAATTCTTCCATTTGTGATAGAACCATCCTCAAAACGGGCATAATTTCCGGCATAATATTCTAACGCAATGTCGTGATTGATCTGCCAACCAAGTGTTTTGTAAATACAGTGCCTAATTGGGAGTTTCTTTCCCTCCGGAGAATCGTCGTAACTGTCCGCATAATGGGTATCCAGCGTAAATAAAATGACACTTTCATCCGGATCCTCCGCAAACCCGTTATTGACAATTCGATATTCTCGCATCTTTTTGATAATGTTCGGAACAGCTTTTTGGGCTTCTGGAGTTCCGAGAGCGCCATCGATAAAATCGTTTTGCGCATCAACAACAACAAGAAGGTTTTTCATAATATTCTTGCCTCACTTATCTTCCTTGTTCTTACTCTCCAACTTTTTAATGTGATCTTCAAGTTTGCTGTACTTCCATGTTGCGTAAGCAGAAGCGAAAAGATTGGCCGCAGCAGCAATTGTGAGAAATGCTAATATGAAACCGCTCGACGCCTCTTTTGTGTAAACAAGAGCGATAGAAAACATCAAGAAAGCGATAGATATATAATTAAGTGCACAATACATTTGTTATACTCCTTTCACCATACAAAATTTGGATGCTCTTCCATGAACGGTTTGACTACTTCTTCAATCGCATGGTTTGCCGAATCTCTGGAACTGAACCATACATCATTGTGCTTAAAAGCCGCCGTAACATCAGCGTAGAATCGATCCTCATTTATGTTATAACCAATATAGTAATGACAATTTACCTTATTCCATACTCGATTATCATCGCACTCATTGTCCCATGCAAACTTTAACAGCTTACGATAGAGTAGTTGATGAAGTGCCACTTGATTAGCAAACTGTTCATCATTAAAATAGTTGATATTGTCGTATAACTCGTTATCGACACTATCACGTACCTCGCAGTAGCTTGATACTTCGCCGCTATTCTTTATATAATAATATTCATTGTAATTGTTAACTCTTTTAAACGGGTTCCTTCTCTTTTTTTCGACCTCAACTCCAAGCATATTTACTTGTTCATCAGTCAATTTGATGTGCTTACCGTTGATTACAGCGTAATTTTCGCTCATTTCTTTTTCTCCTTTTAAGTATATTTTCTGCTTCCACTACTATTATAACAGAAAACCCCTCGATTGTCAAGGGGTTTTCGAAAATTTCTTTGAAATATTTTTAGAGATCCCAATCGTCGTTCAGTTCCGCCGCTTCTTCTTCGATTTCGTCGGCAAATTCATCGTCCAATGCTTCGAGCTGTTCAAGCTTTTTGTGCTGAATTTCATCCATCTCGATTCCCTGCCACGGAAGTCGAACAGCAAATGATCTGTCCTGCGGGGTCCAGAGGCTGTAATATGGACAGAGATTTTTTGCTTCTGTTGGTTGATTCGGGTTGTTGTTGCAAAATGCGCAGTAGAAACACAGCGGAGACGGATGTGCTGTCCAATTTTCATTGAAAATATCGTCCAGTATTTTCCGCATCTTCGTTTCGCAACGCTTCTCCCAGCCTTTTGTGCCTGCCTTCCGCATTTCTTCCGCGACCGGGAACTCGTATTCGCAATCGACTTGAATATCATCCCCGAACCGCTCCTTTAGTGCTCCGACATAAACCCACATCTGTCGTGGACTTGTTAGCTTCTTGTCATCATATGCTTCCGCACTTGTCTTTAGATCGTGGATTACAAAGTGCTTCGGGTCATCGCGGTATTGAAGAACGCGGTCAATTGAACCGGTAAAAAGAACCTTATCGAAATAATACTCGAACGGCATTTCTGCGGCAAAAAGTTTGAGTTCCGGATGTTCCGTAAGATACTCTTCTTGCCGATAAATTCCTCTTTCCAAAAACGCCTGTGCCTTCTCTTCGAAGGTTCTTCCGGTCTTGTCGAGAGCATCCCAATCGTCAGGAAACATCCGCCGAAGAATATTTACACCGAAAATATCTCCATCCTTGTCTTTCGAACTTTTCTTTGGAATGTTCACATTTTGGAAATAATCTTTCAGCATCGGATAATCGATGGGTTTTCCGGCGAGAAATGTGTTTGTTTGGATTTCATTTATGCGATGAATTAGCGTTCCGTAAGAAATTGCAAGACTTGTTGCTGAAATATAATGCCCTTTCACATATTGAAGATAATATCGGTATGGACAGTTCTCATATACTTCTGTGCGAGAATATGAGAATTTTGGCTGTTGATATGTTTTTTTAGTTTGTATCGCCATCATCGGTCTCCAAACTTTCTTTTAGTGTCCTCTCAACAGCCTCATCGACCAGCTCTTCTGTGTGTCGAATTGATTCAGATAACATCACTTCAAGCGGGTATGTGGATTTTGAAAGCATGTTTCCAGTCACTTGAACCAAAAGAACTTCAAGCTTATAAACAACATCTTCATAGTCCTTGAGAAGATTATTATATTTTCTTCCAGATACAAACGGAAGTTTTGTCTTTTCGTATTCCATAATTATTGTTCTCCTTTCTTCCTAATAAAATTATAGTTTTGTTTACTTAACAATCGAATAATATTTTAACCAATCCTCTTTAACACTTTCATCTTTCACCCATTGTCCATCCACAAGCTTTGTCTTCGGACGCTGTTCGATAGTCAGGCGAATTGTATCACCTTTTGTGAGAGGATTCGATTGGAAGTCGCGCTTTGAAACTTTAACAATGCGTTGTTCTCCGCTCCAAATGGCATAAATACTCAACTTCGGAGAATACTTTGTATCGATATCCAGAACGAGCCAGCTTCCCTGCTGTGATTGATCCGTAGAGGCACAATATCCGAGGAACTCCTTTTCCCAAGACAGCCGCATCATCATTGTAATCGGACGCTCTCCAACCAGTTCTGCGAGTTCCCGGAGCATTCCATCATTGTCTGTGATTTTATACTGTGTCTTTGGCTTAACCGTGTATTTTGCGATAACTTCTTGAACGGGCATTGGAAGAGACAAAACATCGGATTCTTTGAGTGTCTTGCGGGTTCCAAACTTGTTATAGAGCTCAACAATGTTCAGAAGTTTTCCGATGGATCCAAATTGTGAGAAATAATTGAGTTTAATGAGGATTTCGAGCTGCCGACTGTCTCCGGGAAAAATTCGCAGAAGGTCGATAAACGAGTCAAACTTTTGAGTGTGAGCAAGATCATAAAGTTTATTTGCAACATCCGCAGACATATATTTGATTGAAGCAATGCCTTTGTAAATTGCTCCATTTTCTTTATCAGGGAAATAAACATCCTTTGCGTGACCAAATTTCGGCGGCAATATTTTAATTCCCTTCGACGTCGCAAGATCGGTTCCCATCCGAATATCTTCTTCATTAGAAGCGTTGTTGAGATATGCGGCAATAAATTCATATGGATGATAATATCGCAACATCGCACACATATAACCCACCATACTATACCCAGTGGAATGATTGAAACCAAACATGTAGGATGATGCGTCTTCAATAATTTGCAAGAATTTTTTTGCCTCTTCTTCAGCAACCTCCCTTGGTTTATCCGACTTGGAACAATACCCCTCAAGAATACTCGGCATTGCCGCATCAAGTCTGTCTTTCTGTTTACGTCCAATCGCGCGACGAATATTGTCTGCCTCGCTTCCAGAAAGACCACAAATTTGTTGCAAAAACGCAATTACCTGTTCCTGATAAACAAGATGTCCATACGTATCGGCAAGCAAATCATCAATGATTTTTGATGGATTGTGATTGAACTCTCTGGCCAAAAGTCTATCTCTATACGATGCCCCACTTGGGCGAAGCGATGCGTTTACTTTTGACATATCGTTTATTTCGCGGGGCCGAAACGCTTTTAACATTTTAAAGGCGTAATCGCCTTCAAACTGAAAGACTCCGGCAGGAGAAGTAATCATGTCGTCCCATACCGCATCATCTTTCCAGTTGATTGTATACGACTTTGGATACGGAATGTTTGCTAATGTACAAGTATCTCTAATAACCTCTATGTTTTTTAACGCAAGAAGGTCGTATTTGTTTAGGTTCACTTCGTGGCAATTCTCCATATCGATTTGAAGAATTCGCTTTCCATCTGAAGACCAAAACATACCGTAATTGTCTTGCAGTGTAATTGGACTAACAATAATTCCAGCTGGATGAACCGATTGAGAAATTGCCGTATTCAATAAGCCGTCGAAATAATAAAACAGGTCTGGATGCTTCTTCTTAGCCCCTTCTGGATCATTTTCGTATTCCACTTTAATTTCCGCAATACGATCCAGTGAGTACGGGTTATTTTCTTTATCCTGATGCGTATTTTCCCACTTAGTCGCAAGAGCTCGACCAATTTCGTCAATAGTACCTTTATCAGAAATTGTGCCAATCGCAAGAATATATCCTGTGTAATCCGCACCGTATGTGTCGATGATGTGTTTATAGACGAGATCTCTCTGGTCTGGAGCAATATCTATGTCAATATCGCCCAGCTCAGTGCGGCTTTCGTTTGCAAAACGAGAAAATACCGTGTGCCAAACGACCGGATCAACATCAATGATGTCAATTAGATATGCGATTTCTGATCCTCCGACACTCCCGCGACAAGGTCCAATCGGAATGCCGTTTTCCCAGCACCAAGTAACAAGGTCAGACATAAAGAGCATAAATCCCATCATACCGATCTTCTTAAATACTCGAAGCTCTTCACGAACGCTGTCAATATATTGCTGAGACGGCTTAATTACCCCACGACGAACCTTGTCGTTATACCTCTCATTGCACCGCCGCTTTAATTCTGCCTCATCATCGTCGTAACACTTCGCATATTTAAAACTTTTATCAAGCTCGAATTCCGATACGGAGTCAGCCATAATGTTGGTATTTTCAATCGCTTTTAGATACACATCCTCTGGAAGGACCCCCTGTTGTTTAAACATCCCGCACAACTCGTCATATGTTTTATATGTCAAATCAAACTCGTCTTCGTTCGAAAACTCGATTTTTTTGGCGACCTGAAGAATTGAGCGACACTCTGCTTTATATGAGTTAATACTATGCGTATCGGTACCGGCAATTAGCGGCTTATTATATTTTTTCGACATTTGATACAGCCACAAATTATATTCCTTCTGTTCCTCGCTGTTGATATGTGGTTGTATTTCCAAATAGTCATAAAACGGAATTAGTGATTCGTCCCGCAACTTATTTAGCGGAGAAGCGAGACAGGCGCTAATTTTAATAACGTGCGAAGAAATTTTCTTAAACTCGTCGAAGGAAATACGACGCTTGTAATAGAGATGATCTTCTTCACTTGAAAGACTAAAGAGAGAGTTTATCTCCTTAACACCATCGTAGTCTTTTGCGATCAAAATGGTATGATAGTTATCTCTTACTTTTGGTTCAAGTTGTTGTGTTAAATAAATTTCAATTCCATGGAGATATTTTATGCCGTTTTTCTCACAATATTCTTTCTTTTCGATCCACTGATAGCAATTTCCGTGCTCTGTAAAGCAAATTGCCGATTGCCCAAGTTCCTTTGCCTTGTCAACATATAGTTGGTATTTTGTACAGGAATCCAAAAGACTCAATTCACTATGAAGATGGTAACAGGTATAATTATCTTTCATTATTTGGAACCTCTATTCCGTATTTTTCAAACAAATGTCTTTGTGGGGCAAACTCTGCGCCAAAATATTCCAATTCGCCTTCAAGTCGTGCTTTAACTGCATCTTCAATATTATCAAAATAACCGAGATTTATCTCTTTTCCATCAGCCATAATTCTTGCGCGCCACGGTTTCCCGTTCCTGCGAGATTTATTTACTCCTATAAACCCAGTCTTATTACTTGTTCTAATAGCACTATTCCTTACATTATCCTTTTGAGATGCTTTTCTTAAATTACATCTTCTATTATTAAGTTCATTATGATCGATATGATCGCAGTACTTAAATCCTAAAAATATATGCATTTTTTGAACACGATAGTTAATATTGGCCATCAATGTCTTAAAGTTTGGTGAATGCTTCGCAGGATGATGCTCATACCAAGCAAAGTCTTTTACTTTATCAAAGTCTTCCACATCAACATAAAACGGTTGATTTGTATTCAAAGTATACCCTATACGATAACTCCCATTTTCATCTGAATAAATATTTTGATCCCAGACGTTTTTCTTTCTATTATTCCATCCCTGTTGCTGTATCCTCTCTATACCAAAACATCCGCAGGACGGAGTGGGGCTATAACGAAAATACGCAACGGTTTTGGTAACGGTGTTCCCGCAGGAGCAAACACACTTCCAACGACGTTTTGGAGAATCTTTGTCCAATGAAACAATTGTCAGGCGGCCAATTGTTTGTCCCGTCAAATCTTCATAATAGTCTATGTCGCGAATTTTTGGACCCTTACTCATATTACCTCCAATTCCTCTCTCATAACCTTATCAAATCTCTCTTTCCCCAAATCGGTCGGACTGTTTTTCCCGCCTCCATCAACAACCGAGCTCTTCGTCCAATTCCACCAACGAATTGGCAGGTCTCTTAATACGCAATACTGACGCAATGTTTCCACATTTTTCATTGTATGTTCCTTTTCCAATCCTTCGTCCAACAAGAACGCAACGGAGGTCGGAGAAAGCGTCATAATCAATCGAGCCTGCTCTTCTGACAAATTGCTCGACCCAAGCGCCACCGCATTTCGATATCCCATTGTTGCCAACTGCTGAACAGCTTTTTCGCTCTCGACAACACAAATCTCGTTTCCAAACAGTCCGCTATAATTCTCCGTGATACCATAAAGAGAATTGCTGACCGCACCCTTGTAAACATACCAATACTTCTGTTGTCCGTCTTCCAACGGGTGATTGACGCGAGCTTTTACTGCGATAATCTCTCCTCCGACCGGCGATCTCCAAGGAAACACAATTAAGTCTTCTATCGGGTCAAATCTAACTCCAAACTCGTGCTGAACCGCAAGTGAAATGTTATCATCGAGCCAGCGCCGATTTCCCTTGTCAACATACTGGTCCATAATTGATTCGGGATATGTCGCAATCTCGACCTGTCTATCCTCTCCAATTCGGTCATAAAATCCACCGAACAACATATCGCGCTTTGGAGGTTCCCAATCATCTCCAAGTCCGAGAATGCTCTTGATCTCCGACAAGACTTCGATAAACTTTACCGAACGACTTTTCATTATATACGCGATAATGTCGCCGTTCTCATTTGTTACGAAATCTTTAACATAAATTGAAGGATTATCTTCGAGTCGAATTGAGATATTCTGACCACCCTCTTCGTTGCGAGCAAACCGGATTTCGGTTCGTTTGAGATGGATGTGGCAGAACTCAAACCTTTCGAGCAATTCCACGATATGCTCTGGGTTTTCTATTAACATTTGTTTGATGTCAGTGAGCATCGTGGCTTCCGTTACTGAAAACTTATAAAAAGTTATAAACTTTTATGTTCCATTCCTATTTCATCGTATATGCTTTTGTAATCATTTCTGATATACTACTCGCAAGTTCTTGTACACTCCATAGGCGTAAATTCCTGACTAACGTGTCAGTACATGCCTGCATTAACTTGAAAGTGTTATGATGCAGATTGTTCTAAAAACATTTTTCCATATCTTTTCAGATTCAAACTTGCTTGATAATCTCTATCAATTACATTTCCGCACTCACATTTATAGATTCTATCTGACAGTTTCAAATCCTTTTTGATATTTCCACAACAACTACATAACTTAGAACTCGGAAAGAATCTATCTGCTATAATTACTGGAATGTTATTCCACTCAGACTTATATTCAATCTGTCTCCTAAATTCATAAAACCCTTGTTGCTGAACTGCTTTAGACAAATGTTTATTCTTCATCATTCCACTCACATTCAAATCTTCCATACAGATAAAACTTGGTTTTCGTTTTACAATTTCAGATGTTGTTTGATGTAGGTAGTTCTGACGAATATTCGTTAGTCTGTGATTCAATTTTAAAAGTTCTTTTTCACTTTTTATAATATTGCTTGTTTTGCAGTAACGCTCTCCTTTCTTATTATTCTCATATTTTCTTGATATGGAACGCTGTAACCTACGTTTTCTTTTTTCTAACTTCTTAACTCTTTGAGTTTTGTTTATATTCTGATACTTGTTCTTGTCAGAACATATTGCCAAATCTTTAATGCCTAAATCGATTCCAACACCTTCGTTGGTTGGAGGAGCGGTAGAATTTTCGTATTCAATTCCAACTGTGATATACCAATTAAGTCCATCATATTTAATGCGTGGATTCATATACTTTGTATTTCCAATAGGTGTTCTTCCGCGTTCGGCAAGTCTTATCCAGTTAAGTCTTTGCTTATTCTTTTTCTTAGACGTAGCAAAACCCTCAATCTTTACATGCGTGTCTGTAAACTGAATTCTTACATTATCTTGGTAGAATTTCGGCATTGAATATTTCTTACTCTTAAATCGTGGGGACTTTGTAATTCCCTTAAAGAAATTTCTGTATGCCTCACAAGCATCTTTGATTGCTTGCTTTGTTACATTGTTAGAAACATTGTTTAGCCACGTATATTCAGAGGTTTTCTTTAATTGTGTAAATTCTTTTCGTAACTCTCCATCAGATATAAATTTTCCACCATTCTTATAATTTTCTTGTTCTCTTCCTATCGCCCAATTATAAGCAAAACGAGCAGTGTTGGCATATTGAAATAATTTAGTTTGTTGTTTGTTGTTTGGAAGCAACATTACTCGGATTGTTTTTATCATCGCTTTCACCTTTCTTATAAAAGTCAACAATAGTCATTTTTTCGCTCTCCTCCGCCAATCATTTCGCCAAACGAATTCGGGATGTTCTTTCACGAATGGCATAACGACCTCGTTTAACGCTGCTGTCGCCATCGTCGGTGTTTTGAAATATACCGTACCCGGTTCCTTTTCGTTACGTGTCCAACGAATGTCGTAATCCTTCCGCGTAAAATTATATATAATGTAGGCGTGCATCTTAGTTCCATCCCACTCTTCGTCTTCGCACTCATTATCATACGCAAACTTCAACAACTTACGGTAGAGCAATTGATGAAGAGTTATTTGTTTGGCAAATGTTTCGTCAGTGAATACATTTGCCGCATTGCGCAGTTTTCCGTAGTCATAATCATTTTTGTCGTAATAAAAATATTTACCAATACCGCATTCATTTGTAAAATAATAATCCTGAGAGAACCTTGGCTCCTCAAAAGGACTCTTCCTCTTTTTCTCGGGCTCAATTCCCAACATTTTTAACTGTTCGTCCGTCAGTTGAACCTCTTTACCATCAATCGTTAACTTGATTTCTTTCATTTCTTCGTTCTCCTTTGTAAATAAAATCGGTGTTTTATTTCTACTATTATTATAGCACAAAACCTCCTGTTTGTCAAGAGGTTTTGCGAAAATTTAATTTATAAAATTATGTTTCTAATTACTCAGAACGACGCTCATCCCAATAATCCGCCATCGCTTTCTTCAAATCGTTCATATTTTCTTTGGTGATTCGGACCTTGTGAATAATTGCATCGTGTTCCATTTCATCGACTGCGGTATCGAAATTGTTTCGCATATAATTGAGAGCTCTTTCGTTTTTATCAGTTTTACACTTCATATAACGAGATTCGAGCCTGTTCAGCCACATACCGCATAATTCCTTTGAAGGAAACACTTCAACAATGTCTGGAAAAATGTCTTGTTTCTCTGCTAAATATTCTCTTACTGCTTTGTGAGACGAAACAAAAACATTATATCCTTGTAAATCAAGGTCAATGGCAAGACCGCAGTATTCCTTCACCCAGTTGTCGTCCTTAACAAAATTGCTACTTTCAAGGTCGATATAACCAGTTGTGTTGGTATCGCCCTCATATGCGCGAGTTACACTACTTTTACCAATCCCGGGAAATCCAATAATAATCATTTTATTTTCTCCTTACTCATTTTTTTATCTTGCATTTATATCCTGTCCGATACGTTTTCTTACGGGCCTCACTTTACAAGTTTCTCCCCATTTGCAGAAATCTCCAGTATATTTATAGAGATACGCAACGCCGTTGTCTCCAGTGTCTACTCCGTATCTGTTTTTGTCTACTGAAAGAACACGAAACACACATTTTTTTTCCTCATCTTTCAGTTCGTAAGGCTCATCTTTGTACGATCCATCTGGCTGTTGAATCGAACGAAATGGTTTAAAGTCATACGGTCCGCCTGCCTCAAGTTCTTGACCGGCTACCTTACGCATGAACCAAAGTTCGCTCAAACACTCCTTCAGACTTTTTGATCCAGAAAGTGCCGACGCATCCAAAAACAAATTACCAATGCTATTTGCTACAAGCTGGATTGTATAAAGACCAATTAAATTATATTTCTTTGCAAGAGAGTCCATATCACGAGAATCTTTAATAAGATCAATCCAGAATCCAGAATTGTTCCCATCTTCAAGAGTCATCTTAAATGTATCAACTACGAAGAAATCGATCCCATTACGAAGCGCCTCTTTCTTAATAATATCGTGCGTTAACGCAGAATCGGCATCGCTCATTGTAACAATTTTCAAATTCTTACCGATGCCTTCGTCCCACCACTTTAATGCTAATTGAACTTCTTCTTTGTCTTCATCTGTTAAATCGGCATTTCTCAGTTTCTTTTTTGTGATCTTCCAATAATTTCTATATTGTGTCAAAACAATCATCATAATAATAATTTTTAACTCTTTAGAAGACATTTCGTTGCTGATAAACACACCTTTCAGCCCCTGCGCGAGAAGAGTAAAAACAATGTTCATTATCAAGTTTGTTTTCCCACAACCGGAGTGGGAGGCAAGAGCATTGGTCGTGCCTCTGTGAAGTCCAGAAATTTGCCGAGTCAGAAAGGGAAACATCTTAATTTCCTTTCCTTCAAAATTCAACCCTGCCTTTGCAAGAGAAACCCCGTCATCCCCGTCTTCCTTCAAGTTCTTCAAAAAGTCTCCGCCAAACAGCGCCTCACCTTCATCGATAATCTTCATCGACGAAGCACTATTATTAATCGAAATATTAGCGATTCTCTCTTCATACCATTCAGTAACATTATTGGCACTAAACTTTTCAAACAGTTTCAGCGGTTTAATCTTCTTCCCATTATCAAGTGTCACCTCTTCGAGAAGATTGAACCCATTTTTGTAAAGTTTCAAAATAATGTTGCTTTTGTTGAATTCATCAAGAATTGCGTCCCAGTTCTTCAGATCAACGGTGGAAGCAAGTTTCTGAATCGCCTTCCAGCCGCCGATACTTTGCAAACGATCAAGGACCTCTTCTGGGCAATTGGAAAGAACTGTAACTTCATCAATTACATTAAAGCGCTTTTCGCGAAGATATTTGACAACTCCAAAAAGAAGTCTTCCGTGCCGAGAGAGAAATGTTTCCGAAGAAACAGTGGATTTTATATCGTCATACATCGTAATGTCTGCGTAAAGACACGCAATCAAATTTCCTTCAATTGTCAGTCTATTTTCAAGAAGCTCTTCCGGGTATTGCTCCGTTACCCCTGTTACAAACTGTTCAATCTGACACATATTTACGCTTCATCCTCCAATTCTGCCAATGACTTTCTTCGTTTACTGTTCGGAATTACCGCCGTGTTTTCTTTCACCTGTGATTCAGATTCCTTCAGCGGCAAACTCATATACTCATTCGACCGATACTGCGCCACGTTGCTTTTAACAATTGCGCTCAAATATTTGATCATACCAAAGTCGCTCTCAAAATGCTTTTTCTTCAACGTCTCCGACAGCGAGCGTTTATTCTCTGTCAAATACCACTTAACCTTATTGCCATTTCCATCGACGACTTCTTTCCAAGTTAAATATTCCTTCCAAACGATGGTTCGCCCGGTGAACTTTCCTCCACAAATATCAAGCACAACATCGTAAATCGGGGTGAACTCCTTTTCGTCAATCTTGTTGGACTTTGCCGAGTTTTTGTCCTGCCAGCGGAGATAATGTTGTTCGTTCAAAAAGTAAACTTTACGAGTTCCGCCAAGAACAATCTTATACGCACAAGACTGCTCAATTTTATTTCGGCAACCGCAAAAACATTCGACCATCATTCGCTTGTTTCCTCCTCTATCAACGGTCTATCATATTTGTCCAGCTTTTCCACGATCAAATCTCTCAACAAGAAATCTCGGCAGAAATACGCAGAAGCGAACGGGCTGCCCTCAAGGGGCGTCTTCATACTTTTTGGAGTATGAAATCCAATACGTTGATCAAAACTCAATAATTGAATTCCATTTTTGAAAACATCAAATCGCGACTTCCCCTGTAAACTATTTAACGGAAGGAGAATCGCGAACGGTTTTCCGAGTTCATCAAGCCGACGAAGAACCTCATCTTTTTTCGAAAACGGCGGATTACTAATAATAACATCATACGGCTCGTTGGGCTCATATTGAAAGAAGTCTTTTCCATCAGATAACGAGCTCCGAATAACATTAAACCCATCTTCTTTGAACATTCTGACATACGCGCTCCACTCCTCGTCAAACGGACACCAAATGGTTTTGTACCCGCTATTCTTCAAGTGCTTGACAAGAGGCGCAACCGCATAAAACGGGGTATACATCTCGTCCCCGGAAGCGGTTGTGTCGGAAGTTAAATAACCAACATTCAGCATAAATCAACTCTCCTTTCGATTTCTACTATTATTATACCGCAAAACCCTCCTGTTGTCAAGAGGGTTTTGAAAAGTTTTTTAGATTTTTGAAATGCGAATTTTATTCATTTAATCCAAAATTGCAAGAATCTTGTTCAGCGTTTCAGCCGTCGCATCCGCCAACTTAATCTTCTCCGGGTCTGTCGCTTCGGTAATCAGAATTTCCTTTGCCTTCTTCTTCACTTCTGCGCTTGCTGTGCGAAGTTTTCCCTGAATTTCTGCACGAAGGTCTTCGATGGTCGGAGAGGAGTCTTCATCATCCATATCGATACCAACATCGGAAGTATCCGGGTCGAGATCGTCTGCGTCTGGAATGTTAGCCGTCGCATCAAGATCCTCATCTTCGGAGACCGGCTTCGGAGTTTCTGCTTTTGTTATTGTAGGCATCTCCGTTTTCGGTCCATTTGCCTTCTCTGCCTCAATCGCATCCTTAATGGCTTTAATAAACTCTCCGGTATCAAGGTCGATTTCTTCAACGATATGGGAGAAGCGGCTCTTTGCATCGGCAATCAGAGCATCGTCTCTAAATTTAAGCTTTCTGCTCTCTCCGATTACAGCCTTACGTTCCTTCTTTTTCTTGGTAATAGGATTGGCGTCACCAACTTCCTGTTTCTCGATGCTCCTATCAAAATATCCGAAAGCCACGATATGACTAGAATTCTTAATACTATTAAAATACTTTGTTGTCATATTAGCCGTTAACGTAGTGTATGTTGCTCCCGTGAACAAGTCAGACTGATCCTTCTCTTTTACGTGCGCGGTCCACCACACACCAACTCCAACACGATTGAGACGAGTGATTTCCTTCTTTACAGTCTCAATGACTTTATCCAAGCCCTTGCCATAGCCCCCCTCGACGCTGTTTATGCTCGAAGCCATTGTAAAATTTGGTTTGCCCATATTGGTCTTATTCCACATTTTAACACAATAGTCTTCGGCAGATTCAAAAGCTGAATCAAGAGTATCGAGAATAACGACCTTTAGATTCTTGTAGTCCGTCTCTTTATTTTTAACAATATCGTCAACAACCTCTTTCATCTTTTGCCAATTTGGAATAGTCTCTGCAGTAGCGCCCTGCAATGCCGCCGTTCCGTTTTCCATAGACATATCAAGAATAATATATCCATCGGGGCCAAACTCTCTTTCACAGGTCGCATACATAAGAGTTGTCTTGCCAAATCCACTAGGGGCCATTACGCCGATCATATAAGAACTCAAATCGGTTTTTACTTCTACCTTATGTCCAAACTTTGCCATAATCATTTATCTCCTTTTTTATTTTGTTTTTTATTTTCTGCTCTACAACAAGGACACCCTACTCGTTTTTGAACTTTATCTTTTATATTATAACGATACGAATGCCCTTTTTGACACTTCCACCAAACTATTTTATGACTTCCATATGTTACTTTATCTGGTGTCAAACTGCCGTTTTTATCAAAATCCCACCATTGTGCAATTTCTGGAAACAAATTTGAAATTGATTTTTCTTGCGCCTTCAAATGTACAAGATTTTCTATTTCAATAGAATCATCGTCTATTAAAACGGTTGGATTGTCGATTCCAATATCGACCAACATTTCAATAATTGCATCTTTTAAACTATTGTGAGACAAGTCTTTTAAGTAAATAAACTTTGATGTGGACTCATAGTTTTCGCACTCGGGTTCTCGCACTCGAATCAGCCGAATATGATTCTTTAAACATATTTCATCTTTTTTAATATCTCTTTTTATATCTTCGTGCCATTTTTGTCCATCATATTCTATGCCAACACGAATGGACGGAATAAAAATATCAATCTCAAATCTGCCAAGTTCTTTGTTTTCATATCCCCAAATCGAGTCTTTGAAAAATTGACTTACATAATAATAAATCGCTCTTTCCGAAAAAGAAGAATGTCTTTCGCGGAAACACATTTTGCAACCCGCCCCATTAACACGATTTTTAACAGTCGCAAACCAACTGTGCCCATTCGAACATTTCCACCATACATTTTTGTGACTGCCAGATGTTATCTGAGTTGGCAAAATGTCATTCTTTTCAAAGTCCCATTCTTCAACCAAATCGGGGTTTGTTGTTGCAAGATCGTTGAATCCGGCAAGAACTTTGTTGCCACTACAATAATTGCAACCACATCCCAAAACTCTATTTTGCACACTCATATAATACGAATGACCCATTTTACAACGCCACCAATATTTTCTATGAGTTTTTGGTGCAATGTTCTGTGGCAATACTTCTCCGTTTAATTCATAATCCCAATCTTTTGCAATATTTGGATAGATGGTTTTAAAATCGTTAAAACCCGGAAGAATTCTTGCACCAGAACAATATGGACAATTGCAATTTTCATATGTCCGAGAGGCGAGCATTGAGTCGTAACTGTTTTTGCATTTTGAGCATATCCACCATACTCGAATGTTGCTGGTCGTTTTTAGTTTATTTGGAAATATTCCTGCGGAAGAATTTTTGTCCCAGTCCCATTCCTTCATTAAATCTGGACGAAGAGTCTCCAAGTCATTTTCACCAGTAATTGCAAGCCTTCCAGAGCAATACGGGCAACCAGTACCTCTTGCTCTATGATATGCAACGGCTGCCCATTCATGCCCATTTTCACAAACCCACCATATCTTCTTACGCGAATTTAATGGTTCTTTTTCTGGAAATATTCCACACGAATTATTTTTGCCCCAGTCCCATTGAGACATTAATTTCCCATCATCAATTATCCACTTAGTATCTTTCAATCATATATACACCCCAATTTTTGTGTGGGCAGACAGACCCTCGTCCATCTATCTTTAATCCATCTGCCCACACATCCTTATTACTTAAAGATCTCCAAACAGGTCGAAGTCTTCATCTTCAGCCTTCTTCTCCGTCGAAAGGCCGCTACTTGTGTCATCAGCCTCGTCTGCACCATCATGTCTCGGAGGAAGCAGGTCCTCTGCCTCATATGCCGTTCCCTGAACGTTTCTCGTTCCTCTGAAACGAAGCTCCGTTACGCGGTTTCCATACACCGTTCCGCCAGCCGCGCGAACTTCCTCTTCGAGCGTCGTAAATCCAAAGTCGATGTTTTCTCTTGCGTCCTCAGAAAGGTCCTCATATCTTATCGGAACCATTTCAGTCCCATTGATAACGTCCAGTGTCGCATCGAGTTTCGCAAAAGTGCATTCGTCGGGGAAATTAGAAAATCTACGACGAACAGAATCGAAACACTGCTGATCTCTTACAACAAACTGAATCGGGCAGGTCGCCTGACCCTTGCAAGAATCCTTGCGATAATTTGCATCATAATATCTGTGATAGCAGTTTACGTGCAGAATATCGCCGTCCTCATCGACAGCTCCCGGACCATAAATCAAATCGATAGAGAGCTTCATCATATCGGACTCGTCATCGTTAGCGAACCAAACGCGAGAAGGAACGAAGGTCTGATAGAAAATCCCAGTCGACTCACCATACTGAATGTCCATAGTTCCCTTAATATGAACTCTGCGGCTGGTGAAATTCGGATTGTCCATCAGCTTACGAAGCGCGGTCATAAAATCACCCTCGAAAAGATATTCGTGATCGTTCGAGGCAACCTTCTCTTCTCCGGGCTTATTCAGGTTAATCCCGAACTTGCGGAAATGCGCGACCTTGGAAAGAATTTCCGGATTTGCTCTATCCGCAAAATTCACTTCCAACTGCTGACTCTTCGCTCCGCCTTCTGCCTTCGACTGCGTATAAATTTTCATTTTGCCCACATCAACAGAACCATCCGCCTTGCTCCAGAATCCGGCACGAATCTGCATAATGTGAGAGTTGTTTCCGTTAACCGCGTTGAACTTGAAAGTCTGATTGGTCCATCCAGAATCATAACGCTTTTCGTCAAACGCCTTAAACTTCTCGGTCTCCTTTTCGATTTTCTTCAGCTTTCCTACGAAATCAAATGTTGCTGCCATTTTTGTTTTTCTCCATTTCGTTTAATAAAAATATTTTCGTTTATTCGTGACTTTCTTTGTCACGATTATATTATAACACACTTTTTCCCTTTTGTCAAGGGGTTTTCCAAAATTTTTACTCAAAATCTTTGAACTTGATTTTACAAATCAGTCTCTTGCCGACTCTGTCTCGAAGCTCAATCTTCGGTCTTCCGACCAAACCCTCAATCAGCGCACCGTTTTTCGCAATCAAACTCTTGCGGTTGTGAAGCACATAATCTACTCCTTCTGCAATTGTTCCTTCCAAAACGATTGGAACAATGTCAATTCCGAAATACTGCGCAATGTCTTCGACCGACGAACGGGGCTGATAATTGCCTGCAATCATCGCATCGAAAATAATAAAATCGACATCGTTTCGATATCCCCCACCATTCTGAATCTTCGGACCATATCCCTCTCCAAAAAGAATTACTTCGGTTTCACCAAACTTCTGTTCGAACAGCTGTGCGTTTGCCTCACCACCAAAAAGTTCGTTCAGTCGGTTAATGAGCGGAACGGGCATTTGTGCCTTGTCGGTGCGACCACCGAAAGTTACGGTGTGTCCATCCCAAAAAATTCTACAGCTTGTTCCGTCAACTTTCTCCGTAAAAGTCCACGGGAGGTCCTTGCAAAACTCCAACGTCGGATTATTGAACTCTCCGACAACGAGCTTCTTCGTCTTTTCGTCTCGGCGATAAACCGTCTCAATCTTGTTATACTCAATCATCGACATTTTAATTTTCTCCTTTCTTCACGCATCCAGAAGCGAAAATTCGGAAATAAACAAATCTAAATAATCATCATCTGACTGCATAATCTTTTCAATATACTTTTCGGCGTTGTGTTTGTATAAAAATACTCCTTTGATCTCATTTCCGTAATAACTGAGATCCATCACGGCATAAACTTTCATACCGACTCCTCACCCGTTTCAGCCATACCTTCTTTTTCTGCTTCTGCCGACCGTTCTCTTTCTCTTTCGGCGAGAACCTCGTTGGCAACACTCGAATCTACGAAGTCCTCTGTGCTGTCCGGGATCTCCCACGGAGACACGAATTCTCCTTCGTCGTTCTTAACAAGCAGGTCTGCGAACAGGTCAAATTCCCATCTCGGAATCCGAACCTTTTCTCCGTCCATCTCGCGATATCTTTCATCTTCCGCAAGGCAAACAAGCGAGCTTGCGTTTTCCTCACGATCAAGGTGAAACACATCATCTTTATGCTCTTCGACCCACTGCCAATACTCCTCTCGGAAGTCCTCCCGTTTTCTCTGCGAAATCTCCTCGTAATTCAACTTAACCTCGATTCCGTTCGGGAACTTATCAGGATTATCGTAATGCGCGACATTATTCGCTGCCATCTTACGAATATCTCCATCTCTGACATCTCCGTGACGAAGTCTCTGAACCATCAAAAACTGCTCGAACTCATCTTTAGTCAGCGGACGCTTCGCCTTTCGATTCAACGTCTGGAGCATATTTCTCCTCTGCTTTCGATTTGGGTTGAACCCTGTGTTCTTGTTTTCAGGTAAAATTGCCTTCAATTTTTCCAACTCCTTTATAATAATGTGATTTTGGCAGTCCTCTGCCTCGAGTATAGTATATCACAAAAGACCGTTTTTGTCAAGAGGTTTTGAGAATAAAAACCCACTTTTATTTATTTTGTCAAAACGCACAAAAAAAGAGGGGTGTGATCCCCTCTTTTTGTTATGTTTTGTCCTGATTTTCCGCATCTTCGACCGTTTTTAAAAGGTCTGGAAGCGCTTTTTCAGTTCTCCTTGCAGGAATTTCAGATCTTCATAAAATCCTTCCTGCTGTGCTTCTCGCTTATCATCATCTGATTGGATGTCATATAGTGCTGACTTCATCTCAACAGCAGCTTCTGCATATCTTCCCATCCACATCAATGCGTCCGCCTTAATCTGACCGACCTTCCAGTTTCTCCACATATAGTCCAGATTTCTCCAGTCCTGAACCTTTACGGACTTTTCATCCATCTCTTTCAGAACTTCGAAACATTCCGCAGGACGGTTGGAATATGCGAGCTTCTGCGCCAGTCGAACATATGCATCGCGGTATGTCGGATGCAACTTGATTGATTCTCGATAACAGAATTCACAATCATCGTTTGCACCAATTTTATCATAACTTTCTCCAAGTAGAACATACAACGCCGGTTCCATCAGCATATCATCATTCCCCGTTGACTTGATTCGAGCAAGCAGATACGAACCCCACTGAATTGCCTTATCCCACATCCCACGGAAAGTATATTCGCGAGCGAGATAATACAGCCCGTACATATCTTCCGGAGATTCCTGCGCACGAAGTTCAAGAAGTCCAAGATAACTTCCGCGACTCTTCGTCTGATCTGGGTAATGCCACAGCCAGATTGTCTTGTCAGTCATTCTCGCGCTATTCGGGAACATTTCGTTATACTTGTTTGTATATGTTAACGTTTCATGAACAGGGTATTTCCATTCGACTCCGAACTTCGGGTGACGGTGACATTTGTTATACCAAAAATACCGTTTCGCATCTCCTGTCGCTTCATCACTGCTCCAAGCATAATAGTAATAAATCTGACCTGCTGTCGGATTCTCTTCCGCAACCCGTCGAAGTTCTGTTCCCCAGCCGGGTTTCAGAATTTCGTCCAAGTCCGTACAAATACAAATATCAGCATCATCCGAAATCAACTTCATACTGTCATTTCGAGGAGTGTCAAATCTCCAAGGAGAATATCTCTTCTGATCAAGAATCAACTTGTCTGCCGGCATTCCAAACTTACGAGCAGACTCATATAGCAGTTCTTTCCAGCCCTCTTTTGACCCGGTGTCAAGAACGCAGATTTCGTCCGCTCCATCACCATTGTCCCACATCGATTCAATCCAACGATCGAAGAACTGTTCTTCGTCCTTCATAATCGCATAGACTGAAATCTTTAACCTTTTCTCATCCACTTTCTTGTCACCTTCCAATCACCACCACAGATAACCCAAATTTTCTGTCAAGAACTCAAATCCAAGGCGAAGCTCATTCTTCGCTTCTTCATACATTTTTTGATTTTCGGTGTTGAACTTATCTCGAATATTTTTTCTGTCTGCATTCTTATCTTCAATTGCCTGAATATATCCAAGATAATACACATTGTTACCGTCGTCCAACAAATATTTATATTTCTTGAAATGTCCAATTCCTTCGTCGATTGCGTTCATCCAATCCTCAAATGTTGGGTATTTGCTGTCAGGGTATCCGTTCGCATGTTCTTTATATTCCTCAAGGGCTCGAATAATTAGATCAACGAAGAAAACATCAAGGTCAAAAAGGTCGTAATCGCAAAACCCCTTACGGGCACGATCTCTTGCGTATTTTACCTTGTTGAAAAATCCACCGATTCTCCGGAAAATATTTCCGTCGTTCGGAAACCTCCAAACGTTCAGTTGGTAATCGCCTTCAGAAGCCTTTTGCTTCTTGTCGAAAAATTTCTTTCTCAATTTCTCTTCTTTACCTCTCATACATCCAAGCCTCCTTGAGCTCATAATCATCTTCCAGTTCGTCAAAATCCTCGCAATTTTCACAACAGCCACGGGCTTGTTCGAGGCCAGACTCAAATCCATCTTTTCGACCCTCCTCGTATGCGCCTTCGAAGATATCCTTCAGCGCCGAAAGAATGTCATCAAAACTTGCTCCCTGCAGGTCATACGGTGACCAAGTTTTGGTCTTTCCCTCAACTACTCTTACATCATAATTGGATTCTTTCATCTTAAATTCTTTCTCCTTTTAAAATATAGTTTTTGATTTTTTCGGTAAATTCTACAATTGTTGAACATCCAAAGATTTGTACAATCCGACGTCTAACATAACGCTCGTGAAAGAGAGTTGCGTCTTTGGTAAACTTTCCATCATCTTCTCCTCGAATCCACCAAAAGAATAATTCCGGATTGTTGAACGCCCATAGACAATCGCCAACAGAAACGTAGCCGTAACTGTCCTTTAGTTTGTCAAAAATCTCACAGGCTCGTAAATATTGCTCGATTGTCTTCTTCTCTTCGCGTTTTGCTTTGATGTTTTCGATAATTCTTTTGATAGGTGAAATCATCTTTTCTTGACTCCTTTTGAACCGTTTCTCGAAGAAAAGCGGTTTTGAAATGCCTGTTTTATTGCCATTTTGCAGCCACCTTTCTTCGAGAAATTTACTTTTTGGATTGGAACGGAGGTTAGGTTGAAAGTTGGATTGATTCTTGCTAATTATATTATAGCATAAAAAGGTCTATTTGTCAAGTGGGATTTGGGAAAAATATTAACCATTAACCCGTCGTATATTTCTGACTTATTAATCGAACGCTAATTTCAAAATTGTGCAAAATATTTGCAGTGTTAGAAACCGAATCGACAACCTCCAAAACCGCTTTTCCTAAGTAGTCATGTGGTTTTGCTTTTATAAAAGCCTGCATAGTATCATCTTTGGCATTATAGTAATTGAACGGAAGGGAGTAAGTAGTATTATAAGCATTAAATTCAAATAAAAAGCTACATAGTGTTCCCCCGTTGGGACTTTGAACTCTAATTATATATATTCCGCCATTTATAGGAACCTGAATATATATGTCGCTGTCATATGTAACAGCATTAAATCCTTCTTCGCTTGTAGGAACATATAACCCCCCTCTTATATATCCATCCACAACGCCATTTCCAGCTCCAATTTTCAAATCATAGAATACATTTGGATCACCAAGTTGAATCTGATTAGCATCAGCACTTCCTCCAATACCGATTCCTCCACCTGCAGATGTAACATTATATCCAATAGCAATTCCATTTTCGTTTCCAGGAACATTTTTTACATTTGCTCCATATCCAATTGCCATACTTCCATAAGCAGCCGCTTCGGAATTATATCCAATAGATATATTGTTGACTGCGTAACTTCCTGCTCCAATAGAAATTGCCCCAATTCCGCCAGTCATGGCTCCTCTTTTAACTGAATTATTAGCATAGCTTCCAATTGAAATTGAATAATCGTAAGAAGAAATAGCTCTGTCTCCAATTGAAATAGCTCCATTGACATTACTTCCATCAATTCCTGATTGCGCCGATTTTCCATAGGAAGTATTTGAAACAGCTGAATTATTATATTCAATATTGTTAAGACTTTCACTTTTAACCCCAGCAGAATTATACCACACAGGAGGCGTTAAAAATTTTGACATAATTTATCTCCTTTATTTTAATAAATAACTTTAATTTTAATTAATGAAATCATCATTTTATTAAACAGTAACATTAACGGTTATTTTACTATAACCATAAAATTATTGTCTCGTTCCATTAGCTTCCAACCACGCAAGAAGCGTTTCATCCGTAACTGGATTATCAAAAACAATTGTGCGATAAGATTCATTCGTCCATTGATGTTGACTATAAACTTCATATTCGTTGGGAGCCGTAGTGCTTTGATTTTCTATATATTTCAAGCTATTTTCATCCTCGGACACATATGTCCGAACGATCTGCTTCATTCTAATATCATTCGAAACAAAGTAAATAGTAGAATTAAGTTCTGTTTCATCAATAGTTTCATTTAATAGCCACGTCTCTGGTTCATATTTTATCAAATTTCCACCCATAATCGCCCAATCATAAAAATTGGCCGGAACTTCAATATCTTCTTCAAAGGTGATTATCTGATATGCGGGTTCAACCACCATAGAAGACCAAATTCCGTTATTTAACGAATGAATACCCCATCCATGCCCATCATAATATCCAACAATTAAATTTTCGTTATCAGTATAATTAATACAATTATAATTACCTTCCACTAAAACACGGGTTCGAACCATCGTATAAGGCTCGTTGTTGGAAGTAAATGTAAAATCAACTCTTTCATCAATAGAAATGGTCGGAGTATCAATCCATTTATATGAGCCACGCTCAATAATTTTCGATGTTTTAGGAACTGTATAGTTTACAGTTCCAGACATGTTGGAATCTTTAAATCCCGTTGCCATTGCCTTGCAAGATATTTTATAAGTTCTGCCTTCTTGTAATCTAGTATAGCCAGGAAGAGTGGTTAAATCAACAGACACCGCCATTGAATTTACCTCCTTGTATAAACTTTACTTTTTATCGGGAGCTTCCACTATTTGGTAGAGTCCGCAGTGGCAGGTCTCTCCGACCCGCCCTTCTTTTAGCATCTGACGGAAATTGGCGCATGGACATTTTACTTCTGGGCACCTCTCGATAGCACAACAACAATATCCATCATTCTCCTTGATTGCTGCTCTAATTTCCGTTACGAGTTCCTCATCGTCATTAACTTTCGCTTTTACCATAATTTGCTCTCCTCGACTATGAAATTTTTTCGGCGTATTGATTTGTTGACGCCAATTCCACGCCGAGAATTGGATCTATATGATGCGGTTCATTTGGTTTAAACCGTCCAAATTTAACAATAATGTTTGGAAATTTTTGAAGTTGTTCAATTTTGTCTTCGATTTCTGATTTGTAATAGCCGGTATAAAGAATGACAGGATCGTTAGAATATTTTCTCAAAATGGAGACAAATTCAATAACATCTTCAAAAGAATCCAGAGGTTCCATTCCGCCCATAACAATGGATTCGGAGATTGGGTTCTCCAAATACCGTTGAACGAGCTTTTCTGTTGAAATTTCAATAATCGGCTGTCTAGCAAGGGAACTATTTTGACAACACTGGATTCCGCACTCTTTTTCACATTTAAATGTGCAGAAAGGGAAAATTAGAAAAGTACTACATTTTTTATAATTTGCCCAATCGTTATCCACCAAACCTTTTAGTTTCAAATCAAAATACCATCCTTGCTTGCGATATCATACCACTTTCGATTATTAAATTCTCTTTTTCTGATTTTCTGATATCCACTGACCGGAACATAGAATCCGACCACGCGAGCATATTGATCTGCCACTGGCTCTCCGCACTTCGGACAAATTTTTGTTCCAATAAATGCGTGCTTACTCTTACACACATTGATTTTTGTTGTAAACGCAAAATAAATTACTCCAGAAACAGCAACATAGTTCAAAGCGTCCCACGCAGTTTCTTCGTTTGGAAATCTATTTTCGACATCAATGTGAGCAATACAGCCACCACCACATTTTTCATCAAAAATACTTCCAAGTCTGCACTTTTCTTTAATCGTACACTTTTCTGTTAACGGGATCCACTGGTTGGAATAAATATAATATTTGTCTTGTTCATAGAGAAGATTGTCGGCCTGACACATAACTCCGGCGCAATTTTCTGCGGGGATCATTTCTACATTCAGAGAAAAATCGCACTCAAAATTATCTTTTACTTCGTTAATCGTATCGAGAATTTCTGTCGCAAACTTGATTCCATCTTCTGAATAACTTCTGTTTCCAAACTCATCCGTCTCTATAAATCCGAACAGATCCATCACTTCAAACATTCCGATTCCGCCGATTGTACAGAACTGTTTATCCAACTCGAGCGCTCCATCCTGATAATTGGGAAGAAGTCCTTTCTCGATGTTTCTTTTAATAATATGTCTCATGGACGCAAGTGCCTTACAATCAAGAAGAACCTTATCTTTCAGAATTTCGATATATTTCTTTTTATTTAATTTAGATTCATATGCAATTCTAACAAGGTTGATTGTGCTTACTCGACAAGAACCAACAGAAAGAGCTGTGCCGCCAATAGAGTTGATAAATGCATTTAATTTTTTAACATTGCTCAAGAGTCTACAACAGTTACTCAAAACTCCCACATTGTCACTAACAAAGAAGTTCGAATCGGACCATTTGATATTGTGGCAAGAACACCAATATGCGAAATCCTTGTCAACAAAGACATCCCACTTTTTGGTTTTAATCATTTCGTCCGCTTCTTCTTTTGTAATATTGCTTCTCTTCAAAAGAGAGTATGTCAAAACCGGATATGTGAACATATTTTCTTCTCGAATTTCGCTCACAACTTCCATAAATACCTTTTGGCACTCTATAATATCCTCAATCTGATCAATCACAAAACTTCCGTCGGGGAATTCAATTCCTCCAAACAACGATTCAAGATATGGACGGTCAAATATTGAAACATTAGTAAAAGAGGTTTGATCTATACGTAGGAAAGGCTGATTTAATCTATAAATAAATTTTTGGAAATTCTGTCTCAAATAAACATCTGGAGACTTCAAATAATATCCATCTTCAACATCCTTTTTCCAAAAATAATAGGCCCAAATAAGAACATTCGGAAGACCGACCGCGCCACTTTGTCTATTACTAAGATACGAAGTTAACTCAATGACATCATCAAAATATGTCGTCAGATGCTTCGGAGGTTTGTTGTTATAGTCTTTTAAGAAAAACAGGCCTTCTGTTGCGAGTTTCGTAAGATCGTTTGCCCAACAATATGGATAATAACTTGCCGTCGCGGAATCATTCAGATAAAAACCCTTGCTGAACTCTTGCTCAAACCACTGTTTTGCAGTACGCAAACCCCACATTTTTTTGATTTCATAAAAAATTTTACTCAAACCAAAAAGTTTATCTTCGCTTTTCCCTTTTTCTGTCATAAAACTTCTAATGTCTTTGTGTCTTGCGTTTGCGTTTGGATCGATTGTGGCATCTGCCATAGTGTCTTTTTCTACAAATTTATCCAAGAAATCTGAAAAATCGAGCTGGCTAGAATGTAACCCATTAATATATTCAAAATCTTCACCATACTTTTTCTTTAATTCTTCAAGAAATCTCTCAAAATCTTTATTCAGCTTCAGTGTTACATCCATATATATTACGCCTCCAAATTATTAATCCATTTTACTGCTTCTCCGAAACTCATCGTAGTTCCGTCTACTTCAAGCATTGGGGCGTTCTCAAACCCCTTCTTCTGCATAATTTCAATGTCGCGGCACTCCTCAAAAACGACCTTCTTTGCCTTCAACTTGCTTTCAAGCACGCGGCATTTTGGACAATCAATTGTATAAAATACGACTTTCATTCCCATTACCTCTTTTCTTTAATCTTTTCTTGAAATTTAATCCAATCTTTCATATAAATATAATCAATATCTATATTATTTTGAATCATATAATTAATCTTTTCCTCAATTTCTTCAATCGAAGGAATAAAATGTCCACCCCTAATCCTTAATATCTTGTACTCCTTCTTTATGATATTGTCTCTATGCGCGTCTCTTTGTTGATTTTGATGATAGAAAGCTCCATCATATTCTATATCAAACATAATACCGTTAACGACCACTACAACATCCAGAAAATACCATCTAAAATTTTTATTCAAAGCAACATTTTCTTTCCCATATTTTTCAGACAACAAATCATATATTTGTATTTGTGGTTTAGAGGTATATATATTGCCCATCTTTAAAAATCCTTGAGTTATCTTTTCTTTAACTTCATCGGAAGTAACGACATATTCGACGCCATATTTTTCCATACAGGTCGTTTTAATTTTTTCTTTAATCTGGGGACTTTGAAAAACATTATCAACTCCATATTTTTCCAACACGGATTGTTTGGCCCTTTCTCGTATTTCTTTATGACAAAGTGGATTTTCACACCCGTATTTTTCAAGAAATGTTTTTCTTATCTTTGCTCTCACAACTTCGCTTTGAATAGGATATGGAACGCCATATTTTTCCATACTTCTTTGTATTCTTAGTTGTTCTTTTTCTTCTGGAGTGATTTTTTTAACAAACTTTTTTCTCTCTTCTGCGACGTCTTTTCTATATTTTTTATATTTTTCTGTTTGGGTAAAATATTCGACTCCATATTTCTCCATCATCGACTCTCTTTTATGTTGTTTAACAATTTCGGAAGAGTTTGGACTTTCGCATCCGTATTTTAATAAACTTTTTTGTTTTGCTTTTTCTTTTACCGAGTCGGATTGCCCAACATAATCCACACCATACTTTTCTCTAACGGTCATTTTAATTTTTTCTTTTATGCCATCATTTTGTAAAACGCAATTCGTTCCAAATTTTTCTATTGATTTATTGCGTTTCTTTTCTTTGACTTCTGGCAATTGCGATATGTTTTCAACCCCATATTTTGATAATGTTGTAGTTTTGGCCCGCATTCCCTTACAACTACAACAAACATCCATATCAAAATCTTTTCTTTTTAACAAATAGTCTCTATATGCTCTTTTTAATTTTTTTCCGCATAAATCACAAATTACATCAACTTCAACATGGGATCCCGGCATCAACTCACGAACAAAAACAGAAATTGTGTCCCCTCTTTTTACATTAGGAAATTTTTGTTTATAATATTCAATATTGGAGCTAACGATAGTAGTCGTATACTCTTTTTCAACTAGCATATATCATCTTCCTGTACTTCCAAATCCACCAACTCGTCCTGGATCTTTTTCCTTTTGAGAAATAAATCGATCGTTGTCGGTTATTAAATAGCGTAAAAATACACCTTGAGCAATTCGGTCACCAATTTTCACTTCAAAAGGTGAATCTCCATTGTTTATCAGGCAAATGGCCAAATTCCCCCCGTCCCCCGGATTGCCGTAATATGATGCATCAATTACGGCCGTGCAGTTTCTCGGAACTACGCCTTTCTTGCAACCAAGCCCGGATCTCGCATAAATCATCAGAACATTGTCAAAAAACATTGTCGCACACACATCTGTCCAAAACGTATGTGATTCTCCCGGTTGAAGCACATAATCTTCTTTTGAGTGAAGATCATATCCCGCACTTCGCGAATCACTTCTCTCTGGGAGTTTTGTTTCCACGTCAGGAAACTTTCTAAATTCCTTACTTACTTCTTCAAATCTTCTCATATTTTCCTCTACTTTCTGCCGGGGAAAATTTTCACTTCCCCAGCAATTATATTATATCACAAGTTCGCTCTTTTGTCAAGAGCTTTTACAAAATTTTAGAATAAAATCACTTCAAAGAGCAGCTTTCAGCCATCCTTCTTTTGCAAGACGAGATTTGTAATTCTTCAGCAAATCCTGCGGCGTTTCGTTCCGACTTACGTTCTTGCGCATTTCAGAATCCTCCTTATTTCTTTTTATCTTTTTATTTTTTTAATTGTTTTGAGAATCCAAAATAGAATGAGTAACAATATATTCCGTCAAAATAGCAGAATCTGCCCCGTTAAACTGCGTAGAAATGGGTTGTTTTTCAACATAATATCGATAAATATTAGAACTATATCCCGGAAGAAAGGCATATGTAAAGTTTCCGCTGTCTTTTGTATCGCATATCAACACACTATCTGTTTGATTTGTTGTAAACGAAGAGAATTCATATACTTCGAGTCCGGAGGCTCCCATAAACATATTTTCAAAAGAGTTGACAGAAGATTCAATAATCAACATCTCCGGGACTCTATTCAAATTGCCGTCTCCATTAAACATTTCAAAACAAGACCTACTGTTAAAAGACCTCCCATTAATTTTCGGAGGTGTTGTTAATTGCTCACAGCCCATAAACATTTGCTCATAAGCCGAATCTGGCACTTTTCTTGCAGGAAGATCTGGAGAAGATATTAATGACGTACATCCTTCGAACATTTTATAATAACAATAGTCACTTATTTCTATCGATGGAAGTCTTGGAGCTGAAACAAGACTTGTTTGGTTTGAAAACATATTCGCAAAACAATATGGCTCGGTTATAGTGTCTGGAGGATATTGATAATCCAATAATGTGGTTATATCACCAGCACAAAATACAGCTGTAGCATCAGTAATTGTCCACGGTGTTGAATTGTCTCCTGTAATAACGGAATTTCCAAGCCCTCGGAACAAAATATAATTAATAATGTTATTTGTTTCAGATTCTGGCAACACCGTAGAAGAAGCTATAGACGTTCCAGAAGCCTCAATATCGGTCCACGTTTTTCCCAAATCAATAGAATAAGAAAGACTGCTAACGTTTCCATTATAATTTGGAGTAACCGAAAATGCGCCATCATAAGAATAAAAAGAGATACATCCGACCGGATTTAAGACATCCGATATTCCACCGCCACTACTACTTCCACTAGCGCCAGCAGGACCTCTTTCTCCGGTTGGTCCCATTTCTCCTCTTTCTCCAGTGGGTCCAACAGCACCTCTTGGACCTGTTGGACCAACAGATCCATCTGCTCCATTTGCTCCAGTGGGTCCAACAGCACCGGTATCACCTTTTACTCCAGCAACAAGTCCATCAGCCACGAGAATTTGTAAATCGACTTTGGTATCGGAAATAATTGTAACATCGCCGTTGTTTGCGACTTTATACTGCGTATGAATCCCTTCGTAAGGTGAATTATCGTCGAGACGAATTTGCACCAACAAATCCTGTGTGGCTACCCATCCGCCAGCAGTCGCAGATTTTGTATGCGTGTAAGGAGCTTGTGTCCCGCTCCAATCAGCTTGTGCGATTTTGTAGGAGTGAATGTTATATCCTGCAATTGAACTTCCTTCGATCTGCGCAAATTGTAAAACCACTGTCTGCCCGTTATCTTTAGTAAATACGACAGTTCCAGTCGGATTTACGACCGCATCCACGAAAGCGTCTTTATTTAACGGACCAGTTGGTCCAAGAGAACCAGTCGGACCAGTTGGTCCAAGAGAACCTTCTTTACCAGTCGGTCCGATTGCTCCAGTTTGTCCCTTCTCGCCAGTGGGGCCAACTGCTCCCGTTTGTCCGGTAGGACCGACAGAACCGGTATCACCTTTAACTCCCTTTTCACCAGTAGGACCGACAGGACCAGTATCGCCTGTTGCGCCTGTTGCACCCGTGGGACCGACAGAACCAGTAGGTCCAAGAGCCCCGGTTGCTCCAGTAGGTCCAACAAGTCCTTGCGGGCCAGTAGCACCAACTTCTCCTTTGGGTCCAGCAACGAGACCATCTGCAACGAGAACTTGCAGTTTTAGCTTCGAATCGGCAGAAACAGTAACAGAACCATCCGCTGAAACAGTATACTTTGCGTGGACTCCCTCAAACGGAGTTTCATCAAGGAGACGCATTTGGACGAGGAGATTTTGCGTCGCAACCCAGTTTCCATCTGCTGCTGTTTTTGTATGCGTATACGGCGCCGCAGTTCCTGTCCAATCATTTTCAGATATCGTGTAGGAATGAATGTTATAACCGGCAACCGCAGTTTCGTCGAAATAAGCAAGATTAAGGTTAACCTGCTGTCCGTTCTGCTTTGTGAATGTTACGACACCAGTTGAACCAATCGTCGCTTCGACAAAAGCATCTTCATCCATTGGACCGGTGGGACCAACGGAACCAGTTTGTCCTGTCGGACCGACTGCGCCCGTCTGACCGGTTGGGCCAACACTTCCCGTAAGTCCCGTAGGACCGACAGGACCAGTATCTCCAGTTGGGCCAACGGCTCCGTCTTTCCCAGTAGGGCCAGTTGCACCGGTATCGCCTTTGTCTCCCTTTTCGCCCTTTTCTCCAGTGGGTCCAACAGGTCCAACGTCGCCCTTCGTTCCGGCAACTAAACCGTCTGCCACCAACACTTGAAGCGGGATTTTCGCATCGCTAATAACTGTTATGTCACCATTGTTCGAAACTTTGTATTGAGTATGGACGCCTTCGTATGGAGAACCTTCATCAACACGTAACTGAACCAACAGATCCTGCGTAGGAACCCAGTCTCCAGAAACAGCCGATTTAATATGCGTATATGGGGCATTTTCTCCAATCCAGTCGGTTTCCGCAATTTTATATGAATGAATATTGTAGTTTGCAATACTCGAACCCTCGATTTGAGCAAACTGTAAGACGACGGTTTCTCCATTCTGTTTTGTAAATACGACAGTTCCAGTCGGATTTACGACCGCATCCACGAAAGCGTCTTTATTTAACGGACCAGTTGGTCCAAGAGAACCAGTCGGACCAGTTGGTCCAAGAGAACCTTCTTTACCAGTCGGTCCGATTGCTCCAGTTTGTCCCTTCTCGCCAGTGGGGCCAACTGCTCCCGTTTGTCCGGTAGGACCGACAGAACCGGTATCACCTTTAACTCCCTTTTCACCAGTAGGACCGACAGGACCAGTATCGCCTGTTGCGCCTGTTGCACCCGTGGGACCGACAGAACCAGTAGGTCCAAGAGCCCCGGTTGCTCCAGTAGGTCCAACAAGTCCTTGCGGGCCAGTAGCACCAACTTCTCCTTTGGGTCCAGCAACGAGACCATCTGCAACGAGAACTTGCAGTTTTAGCTTCGAATCGGCAGAAACAGTAACAGAACCATCCGCTGAAACAGTATACTTTGCGTGGACTCCCTCAAACGGAGTTTCATCAAGGAGACGCATTTGGACGAGGAGATTTTGCGTCGCAACCCAGTTTCCATCTGCTGCTGTTTTTGTATGCGTATACGGCGCCGCAGTTCCTGTCCAATCATTTTCAGATATCGTGTAGGAATGAATGTTATAACCGGCAACCGCAGTTTCGTCGAAATAAGCAAGATTAAGGTTAACCTGCTGTCCGTTCTGCTTTGTGAATGTTACGACACCAGTTGAACCAATCGTCGCTTCGACAAAAGCATCTTCATCCATTGGACCGGTGGGACCAACGGAACCAGTTTGTCCTGTCGGACCGACTGCGCCCGTCTGACCGGTTGGGCCAACACTTCCCGTAAGTCCCGTAGGACCGACAGGACCAGTATCTCCAGTTGGGCCAACGGCTCCGTCTTTCCCAGTAGGGCCAGTTGCACCGGTATCGCCTTTGTCTCCCTTTTCGCCCTTTTCTCCAGTGGGTCCAACAGGTCCAACGTCGCCCTTCGTTCCGGCAACTAAACCGTCTGCCACCAACACTTGAAGCGGGATTTTCGCATCGCTAATAACTGTTATGTCACCATTGTTCGAAACTTTGTATTGAGTATGGACGCCTTCGTATGGAGAACCTTCATCAACACGTAACTGAACCAACAGATCCTGCGTAGGAACCCAGTCTCCAGAAACAGCCGATTTAATATGCGTATATGGGGCATTTTCTCCAATCCAGTCGGTTTCCGCAATTTTATATGAATGAATATTGTAGTTTGCAATACTCGAACCCTCGATTTGAGCAAACTGTAAGACGACGGTTTCTCCATTCTGTTTTGTAAATACGACAGTTCCAGTCGGTCCAGTTTTTGCTTGAACGAAAGAATTTTCATCAAGGGGCCCGGTTGGACCAATCGCGCCAGTTTCTCCAGTTGGACCGGTTGCTCCGGTTGGACCAGTAGGACCGGTATTTCCCATATGATCAATTTGTTCTTGAAGATTCGCGTCTAAATCCTCATATCCGATCAAATCGGTAATCGCGTATTCATATGTTTCGTCTGGGTTTGTTGGAATATCCGCTTCTGCAAGATATTCAATTTTTGACAATACTTGATTTGTCTCGATTGTTCCAATTTTCGCATAATCAGGAAGAGAAATGTTGCCACTAACTTGCGTATAGGTTATTCCATTAACAGTTACTTTCGTTGTTAGGCCGGGATCTCCCTTTTCTCCTTTTTCTCCTGTTGGTCCAACAGCACCGGTTGCTCCGATTTCTCCTTGAACTCCTTGCGGACCGGGAGGGCCTTGAATTCCACCGGAAACTCCACCACCAGAACCACCTTGATAATTTTGTAGAGCATTATCTATGAGGTTTTGAACTGACTTTTCGGAAATTCCAGCATCTTCTTGCTTTGGGCGAAATTTTGCGACAACAAATGAATCCGACAATCTGTTATGGATTTTATATAACAGCGCGTTATCTCCGCGCTTAAAATTGTAACGAGACTCATTAATTATGTTTTTGAGTATTGTTTGTTTATCCGGCAAAACGAAAACATTGAGAGTCCCGTCTTCGTTGACGCTCTCAATCTCGCAAACAGCATCCGTAGAACGATCTCTAATTTGCTGTTCAATTATATCTCTTGTTACACTTAAAAAATCTTTTGCGTCGATCATATGATTCGCAAGTGTCCCTCCTTTCTTTTTCTTGAATTTTCTAAATGGAAAAATAGGGTGGTTGGACAAACGGAATAGATATGAAATATGTCTATAATAATATAGATCTCTATATTATAAGAGTAATTATAATAAATATTATTATATATCAATTATCTTATATATATTATATATTATTAATTACTTAATTATCTATTCCCGCCCAACCACCCCTATTATACACCAAAATTATTGGTTTGTCAAGTAGTTTTGGAAAAGTTTTTTGTAAATATACTGTGAAATTTAAATTATAATGTTATGCCTGTACATCTCCTAAAACAAATACATCTCCCGTATTGTTGGTAGCAAAAATTCGATATTCCTCTGCACTTGGAACTTCATCCCAACTTAATTCAGAACCTGTAATAGAAATATTTTGAGGAGTATTTAGTTGTGGTAATTCTTTTATATAACATCTACTACGAAGTAGATCGACACTGTAATTACTCGTATTTATAAAAATCCTAAATGAGAAGCTATAATTTGAAATTGATTTTCTTTCAACTATTCTTTGACTAAATCGATTTTGCTTTGTTAAACCAGAGTTACTATATTGAACATCAGACGTTTTTTCAAGATAATCAGATTTAGCAACTGCTCCATTAACAAAAACCCGTCCAATTAGAGTCTTTTCAAGTCCTTTTGTAACATAAATTCCGTCTTTCCAAATAGTGTTGTCGTCCCATTTCAGCGGAGTTTCAACGCATACGCTTTGCTTATCAACTACAGGAATTCCATTTTCGTCCGTGTCTTGAATCACTTCCATTTGCGTTTCACACGGCTTATAATCAAGCCAAATTAAACGATCTGGTTGGTTAATATGAAATGGTCCATTCGAACACATTCCTGAAATATCTTTGCCGTCACTGCTTATAAACGAAAACTTTTGTTCCTTCGGACTCATCGGATTTTTAAGAGGCCCTGCTTCGTCATAAGAATTGTAAGGACCGGCAATATTCAAATATGTATCCTTATTATAAGTTCCATTATTATTTTTTACTTCCGCATATTTAAAATTAGCAACATTAATCCTATCTCCGGTTGGCGCAACTATACTCTTTTTCCAAACAGAAGTGTTGTGATATTTCCCTGAATCCTGCCAAGTATTAGATAAAATTCCGTTTTCATCAATAACCTTCAAATAAGAACCATTTTTAATTTTAAGCTTGTTAGCATCGTTTGAAAGATTCACAAATCCGTCGTTTCCAACTTCTTCAAGCACCTTCGGAATCGAGATTGAAACCGTAGCGTTTGAATTGTCGTCTCTGGAAATTGAAAAAATATCTCCATTATAGTCTTCGGAAAACATAAATTCGCCTTCGATAATAATTTCATTTGCATTTGTTTGAATTGTTCCAGTCCTCATATTTGAGTTGATTGCATAACTCTCGAACGATTTGCTATAATCAATCGAATTTTGCCCATTTATCTTTAGCGTCCCGTTATTAATTGTTGCTACGGTTTCATAAGCCCCATCTCCATTATTCTTTTGATAAAATCCGCTTTCTTTATCGTAATAATATGCCGTATTTTCTTTCGGTGGTTCGTCTCCGGAAAGATATTCATCTGCATTTGGAGCAAGAATCGTATTGATAAGTCTCGATCTCACCTTCATTGAAAGTGTGTCACAGTCAAATTCGGCCTCAATTAAATCTCTCTGCTCGGCAACTTCTGTAAAATCAGAATAAATAACATAATCAATTTCAACAATTTTGCCCATATTTGTCTGTAAAACAAGAGACAGAATATAGTATTTCTGAGGATCAAGCCCGTAAAATGTCGCGGTTATTTCTCCGTCATATTGCTCATCTGTTTTTTCAAGAACAGTTCTTTTAGCAGAATCATATAAGATCCATTGATAACTCTTCCACTGAATATAACTGTCTTGGTTGTACGTCGAAGTAACTGTAAAATTTCGAGTTACTATCATATTAACAGATCCATCTGATTCAATTACGTTTCCAGAAATTGTTGATACGATCTCCGGGTTTTTGTAAATTGAAAACGGATTATAGTCGCTATCTTTGTAAAAGCTTTTAATCTGATAACGAGTTTTGTCAATTTCTGGATTAAATTCTTTATCTTTTAAGCTTGGATGAAGACTTTCTCCAGCATAAGTAATATAATTATAATCTTTGTTGAAATAATTAATGTTAAACCAAGTCGGGTTAGTTGTGGTCGTTACTTCTTTAAAGATCATATTTTTATTAATGTTAATAGAAGGTCTGATATAAATAATTCCAGTATCTGAATTAGTGGTCGCCTGTTTATTATAAAAGATTATTCCGGTGTAATCCTGAATATTAAACGGAATGTATTTCACAGAAATTGTTAAGTCTGATGGAATAGCGGAACTTGACGTATATATAATATAATTCTTTCCAACTTCAAACACACAATCTTTTGTTATATCGACACCGTTATTGTTTGTAACAGAAAGTATCGAAGAAATTGCATTTTTTGTATAGAATATACGTGAATTGTTTCCTATATCTTTGATATCTTGGCCGCCAAAAGTGTTTGTCGTTTCTTTCGCTGTATTGAAAATCCTAACTGGTTTTTCTTCAACGAATTTAAATGGAGTTTTATTAATTTCTCCAACCTGCGTTGTAGTGTTTATCTCATAATTTTTACCGTCTCGACGACAATAAATAATTTTGTTAGAAAGAGTTCCCCAGTTTGAAGCATCGCTCGTTCTATTCCAAACAACGGTTACCTGATAAAAAGACACATCAACATTTTGAGAAAACCACATCAAAAAATCAGCCGATACTTCTTGATCTGTTTTTAACGTAATTGTTTCTGTGTTGTCTATAAATTTGCCACCAACTAAATATACCAAGCTTCCCGATGAACTCGATCTTGGTGTATAAAGTATACCATCCGTTGTTGTTCTAATTTTTACCCATTCTGAAACGACATCGTTGTTTTTGGTCGTAAAAAAATTCAAATTTTGTTCTCCGGTAAATCCCTCCACGGAAGTATCTTGTTTAAACGTATACGTTCCGGCCGGAAGCATATATGTTCCAGAAGGAGCCTTGTTGCTATTTGAAATTTCTTTAGTAAAAAAATGCGGCTCAAAAATTCCGTTGTATGGAGAGCCATAATAGATTCCACCATATTGAACTTTCGGATCTTGAATATTATTAAAAACAATTCTCTCCGACCCAGTTAGCGCAAACGAACTATATCCATCTCCTTTTAGAGGGTAGAATATTCCGCCCGGATCACTATCCACTAAATAAACCTGTTCCCAATATGATTGTTCGGATTTTGCTGCAGATGTCTTCCATGTCATCTTCCCGTTGAATTCTCCACTGTCGTAAATAAATTCAACCATATCCGTTGCGCCGAGGTTCGAAGGATTGTTCCCGTTTTTAAAAATCTGAAAACCATTTGCGTTTTCCGGAACAATTTGTCCGTCCGCAAAAGCATTTCCTTCTGCCGTAGACGGGTAAATGTATCCATACGTTGAATCATAACCCGTAATCAACGAACGTGTCATCGCAAATGTTGTTGGAACAGCTCCGGTCCAGCTTTTTACAGGGTTGGTTGGATCATATCCGCCCAATTCGCTAATTTGAATTGGTTGAACAAATTTGTCAATTAAAACCAAATTGTCGACAACTTTATCATCATTATCGATTAGTGCGGTTTGGATTCTTTTTTCATTAGACCCAATTACCGTTCCACTGGTAACGGTCATATCGTAAACTTTTTCGTTAACCGGGGGAAAGTCGTTGTCGTTTTTAACTCCCTGATATAACGTGATTTTCCACGTATATGTTTGGCCTTCAACCAGTCCGGGAATTGAATTTGCAGACATTTGATTTCGAGAAACTGTTGAATTTTCCGTAGTGTCGATTGCTTCAACATAAAACGGAATTTCAAGATAACTTCCGTTTAATCCGGAGTTGATGTTTTTCAAATTCGGGAGCAGGGATTGGAAGTTAGTTATAACATACGGTCTCAAATCTGAAAGATATGTTACATTATTTTTAACAGGACCTTGTTCTCTACTGGTTGGCGGAAAAATTAAGCTATTGTTGCTATCATATATTTCAATCGAATACCCCGTTACAATCGTATTGGATGTATCGACCTTGCATTCAAAAATTATTGGCAAATCTGCCGAGTTTTTACTAATATCAAAAGTCCCATTAAAAGGACTACAATCTGTCGGTTTATAAATTGCCATACTTTATTAAAACCCCCTTTAGTAATATTTTTGAAGTATACGGGCGGGCGGAGGCTTTCTCTAACCCGCCCGCACACCTATTTTTAAATCAAAATAGAATTATCCTCCGGCTTCGTCTCTTCTTTTATATCTTCGACGACCGGTTCTTCTTCTTTAATTTTCTCTGCAGCATCCGCAACCGGCTCTTCGACCACCTCAACAACAGCCTCAACCGGTTCATAAACTTTCTTTTTACGAGCACGCTTCGCAGATTCCTCTGCCTCACGACGAGCTTTTTCCTCTGCTTCTTTTAGTTCACGTTCTGCCGCTTCTGCGAGGGCTTTAGCCTCTTCTGCCTCACGGCGCTTTTTCTCTTCGAAGAGACGATAAATTCTCTTCAAATCACAACTTCTGCAAGCCATAATTATTTTTTCTCCTTTTATTGTTATTGTTATTGTTATTATTATTCAGAAATTTCCAAACCAATTGTTCCGTCTGTAGAAATAGCACCATCATTTTGACCAGTAATAAACGGAAGCAATTTATAGTAACCAAATCTCTTACTATTAAACATTTCAATAAAACTGCTCGGAACGGATGGATCACTAAAGCTCAAACTCAAAATAGCATTTTTGTTTCTTGTCCCAAGGTACACTATGCTTGTGTCGCTTCCAACATTAAATGTTGCGGTATTCGATGCAGTAGCCGTCAACATATCAGAACTTCCAAAATTACTGCAACAATACAAATACCCGCTTGCAGAACTAATGCTTGTTTCAAAAGTACCGGTAACAAGATTGTCTGTCGGAAGAGGTTTGACATTAGTATCAACATTGAAGAACTGTTCCGCACAAGTAAAAATATCGGTCGTCAATATTGAACTACTTTCTAATTCTCCCCAAAGTTCTCCCATCGTATCATGTGAATTAGTACTTTGTTGAGAATATGGAATAATCATAGTTATCGTTCCTTGAGGACTTGTGAAGTTTTTATTTAATACATCTGCGAGAGTTGTATTTTGTAACGAGATAATATCAGAAAACATCTGTGTATCATCGTGATCAAAAATCCATCCATCCGAGAACACGGGGTTGCTAATAAACGAAGCGCTTCCACCAAGGCTGCTAACATCAAGATCATAAACTCCCCAGTGCCACGTATCGTCGTAACTCAGTGTTGAATTTTCAATAAAAGTATCAAGGAACATTTGACTAATTGTACCAGCTCCGGCCGAAAAGATCTCGCGTAGTTCATTGTCTGACCAAAACCACTGTTCGTTATCCGCCCAGCAGCCCCAACCATAATAATCTGTTGCTTCTTTTGGCTCTCCGTTTGGGTTTTCTTCTGCAGTAAAACCCATTGCCTCGGCTGTATCTTTTGGTAAATATCCAAAATGAACGAGAGATTGAGAGCCTGAAAAAGAAATTTCAGGAGGGTTTATAAGATTTAATGATACATACGCAAAAGTTTCGTGATTTGGGGCGGGAAAGATCACTAATCCAGCAACGTAACACAAATTATAATTATTAGAGCCTCTTACATACACTACAGCCTGTTTAAAACTGCAATCCTTATGAATAGCTGAAGTGGGAATCGACGTAAAACTATAATCATCAAATATTATCGAATAAGAACCAGTGTCAACCCAATCTGAAGATTCCGGAGCTTTCAAAAGATAAACATTTGCACTTGATTTCGTTCCAATAACAGTTGGATCAAGCTTGAATGTTGGTTTTTTCCCTTTAGTTCCAGAAAAATCGGTTACCCCAGAAGCACTTGGGTTTGAAACTTCTAAATTATACTGAAAAGTGCTTTGCACTGTAATTGTCGTAGAACTTAATTCAGATCTTTTTATAAACTGCGGACTTGTTAAAAGGCGTTCGCCTTCATAATAAACATGAACGTCAACGAGCGGACTTTCATAAGCGGTGTCTTTGCTATAAAACTTTCTATTGTTGCTCAAATATCCATAAAGAGTTCTGTGCAAAAAGCCATCGCTACCTTTCATTAACATTTCTTTCACTTGTTTTCCATTAACATAATACATTTACAAGTACCTCGATTATTCAAGAATCAGATAAGCTGTATTCGCATCAGTTCCAATTTGGGACGTTGATGTTATAATTTGGTATTTAAGCAAATTGGACGGAAATTCGGATTTTTTTACATAATCTGGAAGAGTAATATTCCCGCCAGATTGTGTATAGGTTGTTCCGTTGACAGTTATTTTGGTCGTTAAGCCGTCTGCTCCTTTTGGCCCATACATAAACGTATGATTATGACCATATATCGTTTGTTCGGCAGAATCGTAAGAAGAAACCTCAAACAACATATATCCATAAGTATTTTCTCTATCTGTTATTTGACATTGAAGCAAACCAACATCGCCAGCTTGCCCAGAAAAACTTGTTATACCACCCCAGTAATCATCTTTGTTTTGTAATTCCAAAAAATATTGTAGTGTCCCAGATCTAATTCCGCCCTGTAAAATACTATAACTTTTTCCGTCTGCACCTTTAGGACCTGTCGGACCAACCGGGCCAGTATCGCCCTTTGGACCCTGAGAACCCGCCGCGCCTGAAGCTCCAGTTTCCCCCTTTTCTCCTTTAGGACCTGTCGGTCCAACCGGGCCAGTATCGCCCTTTGGACCCTGAGAACCCGCAGCTCCTGCGGCTCCAGTTTCTCCTTTATCTCCTTTCGGTCCAGTTGGTCCAACCGGGCCAGTATCGCCCTTTGGACCCTGAGAACCCGCAGCTCCTGCGGCTCCAGTTTCTCCTTTATCTCCTTTCGGTCCAGTTGGTCCAACCGGGCCAGTATCGCCCTTTGGACCCTGAGAACCCGCAGCTCCTGCGGCTCCAGTTTCTCCTTTATCTCCTTTCGGTCCAGTTGGTCC